CCCGACCTGCCGAGCGTGCTCGACGCGGAGGAGGGCGACGGGCGCCCCGGCATCGAGATCGTCACCGCCTGCAGGGCGTGGCTCGACGTGGTCGCGGCGGCCGAGCACCGGACGCCGATCGTCTACACGGGTAGCGGATTCTGGGACCAGCTCCCCTCTTCTGACGTCCCCTCGACGTCGTCCTTGTGGACCGCCAACTGGACGCAGGGTTGCCCCCTCATGCCGGCCGGCTGGGACGCGTGGGAGTTCTGGCAGTACAGCAGCAAGGGCAGCGTGCCGGGCATCGGCACCGCGGTGGATCTCGACCGCTTCAACGGCTCGCTCGAGGAGCTGCGCGCGTTCGCCGGCACCACGTTCACCGGCGCGCCGACCTCGCCCACCATCGCTGCGGCCTCCGCGTGGCCCGTCGCACTAGCGGGGCTCGGCGCCCTCGGGACCCTCGGCGCCGTCCTCTGGAGCCGGCGTCGCGCGCGGTGAGGCACATTTCATCGACGGCAGATCTCGAGTGGATGCACACGCATCATCTCTGCGGGAATGATGTGATCAATGAGCCCGCTATCCGGTGAGATTTCTGTAAACCAACTCAACGGAATGTTGTTGATTTCTAGCAACACGAGAGGCGCTTTGGCTAGAAAGTGTGGATAGCAAGCAATGGTAATAGCGTCTTCGTAGGAAAAGATGATGCCGGTACCCCTAACGTATGTTCGCTTATACCCACCACTGTTTGTGTGAACAACTGATGGATGGATTGATCTGTTCGGATCCAGACCGAATCGTAGGATGGATCTTAGTGAGGCCCGACTGGTTACGTGATATCCCGCATCGATTTTATGTGACAGTAGCGTCGGGTTGATCTCGTTCCTAAACACGGGATAGATCGCGTTCCATCCAAGCTTCTTGGTAGGAAACTTACGTCGTGTCTGGCGCACTATTGGGAGCAGCACACGACGATGCAACTCCGCGTAGTTCATCAGACCTCGAGAACCTCTGGGTTCTGCGGCACGAACGACGGCTGCTGCTGCTGCTGTGGCGGCACCGGCGGCAACGCGCTCGGCGCCGGAGCCGGCGACGCCGCGGGTGCGGTGAGGGTCTTGTAGAGCAGGCACGCACCGAAGCCGATGAGGACGCCGGCGCCGAGCGTGATCAGGTTGACGTTCTTCATCGTTTCTTTCCCTTCAGCCACATCACGAGGAACCCCGCAGCGAAGCCGCCGACGACGATGAGGGCGTACTTGATGCCGGAGGCGGCCGCCGGCGAGACGACCCGCTGCACGAGCGTCGGCGCCCAGCGCACGACGGCGGCCTCCTGCAGCAGGGGGTAGGGGTTCACCGCGTCGCCGCCGTCCGGGTGGACCTCGAAGTGCAGGTGGTTGATGCCGGTCTGCGCGGCGTTGCCGGTCATCCCCACGTAGCCGATCACGTCGCCGGCCTTCACCGCACGAGCCTTGCCCTCGAACCCGTTCAGGTGCGCGTAGTAGTAGCGCGTGCGGTCGGGAGCGTTGAGGGTGGCGACGTTGCCGCCGAGCGGGTCGGTGCCGAACTTCACCGCCCCGTCGTCGACGGCGACGACCGGGGTCCCCTCGTCGGCCAAGATGTCGGTCCCCTTGTGCGTGCGTCCGCCGCTGCGCGGGGCGCCCCACGTGTCCGAGTAGCTCGGGGAGCCCTTGGGCGTCGAGACGACGGGGAAGACCTGCATCGGCATGGGTCTACTCTACCCGATCCGTGCGGCGCGGGCGCGCGCCGTCACGCGCGGAGCCGCGCGACCAGCTTGTCGAACTCGGTCTTGTCCTTCTCCACGACGACGAACCGTCGTCCGAGCTTGCGCGCCGCCGCCGCCGTGGTCCCCGAGCCCGCGAACGGGTCGAGCACCCACTCCCCGGGCTCCATGTGCACCTCGATCGGGATCTCGCAGACCCGCTCGGGCTTCTGCGCCTCGTGGATCTTGCCCTTCAAGATCTCGGTGACGTCGGTCCAGACGTTGGACCTGCGGAGGTACTTGCTCTTGGCCGGGTACTTCGCGTTGAACCCGGCGTAGCCGCGCTCCTCCTCGAGCAGCGGCACGACGAACCGACGCGGCTCCTTCGGATCGCCGAGGACGAAGTACGCCAGCTCCTCGCGCGTGAAGAGGTAGCCCCACTGGATGCCGTACCCGCGGCGCTTCTTCCAGGTGATGAGCGTCGAGAGCTGGAAGGGCGTGAGGCGCTCCACCACCGATAGGTAGCGAAAGAACGGCCGAAAGGTTGGCCTGCCGATGCCGCCCCAGACGTAGAGCGCGCCGCCCGGCAACGTCAGCTTGCTCAGGCAGATCGTCCAGTCGACCATCCACCCGATCGTCGACGTCGATGTCGTCCCAAGCCGCGGACACGATGTTGCCGTAGGGAGGGTCGGCGATGACGAGGGGGAAGCTTGGTTGCCTCGCGCAGATCGCCAGCACTCCCGGGCTCGGGAAGGTCCCGCGGATGGCAATGCCGTCGGGGAAGGTGACGGTCTTCACTTCGGCACGCAGATGTTGGCCGCCTCGTAGCAGCAACGCGCCGCCGGACACGGGCACCAGATCAGGACGTCACCGGCGAGTTCGACCTGCACCTTCTGGTAGTACTCGAGCGTCGCCGGACAGACGGCCCCGCCGGCGTCGCGGGCGTCGGGCACGTCGACGTCGCGAGCGTCGGGGGCGCCGGCATCGGTAGGGGGCGGCGGCACCGAACCGTCGGCGCCGTCCGGTGACACGCCCGCGTCCTCGCCGCCGGCGTCGCGCCCGAGGCCGGCGCCGCCCTCCGGCCCGTCGAAGAGACCCTCGGTGAACGGGGACCCACTGCACCCCGCGAGGCCCAGGAGCCCGACGACCAACACCCAGTGCACCCCGACGTTCATCTCGAAGTCCCTTCCGTTCGAACCTTGATCAGCATCTCGATCGCTTCCGGCGTCATCGTTCGGGCGCACCGAAGACACTCCGAGTACGACCAGCCGGTTCGCTCTTGAAGCGCTCGCGTCTGCTTCTTCTCTTTGCTCTTCATCGTCATGATGAGTCTACCTCGGTACTCTTGTGAGAAGTTCGACGAACTCGCTACAGTCGGGTGGTTTCGTACTGTGATGGTCTTCACGAAGATGACCGCAACGCGAACAAAGTTCGGTGGCGAAGACCTCCATGCGTGTTCGATACTCTTGGTCACCTCGCGAACCGTATCCGCCTTCGTCGGCCTCCCATGATCTTCCGCGTGCTTTGCAGCGCGAACCGCATCGAGGACATGCGACCTCGTTCAGCTCACATTGTGTCGGCACACGAACGTCAAAGACCAGCCCACCGAGATCGGCCGATGACTTCGGAGGATGGAAGCAAGAGTGACATTCGAACGAGTACCAGTGATCACTCATGAACGTCGAGGCCCCACAGGGTGTTTACGCGAACGGCTCAAGGAAGGTGAGATCCTTGCCGAGTTCGGCGGCGCGGGCGATGCCGCGGCGGGTGGTCTCGCCGATGTAGCCGTTGTAGTTGACGACGAAGACCTCGCCGGCGAGCGCGACCTTCGCGAGCATCAGCTCGTCGAGCATCTCCTTCTGCACGCTGGTGATCGGCACCATGTCGACGTGGTGGAAGAAGCCCGCGACCAGCACGATCTTGCCCTTGAGGGTCTCGCGCTGCGCGATGCCAAGGTGGAACTGCTTGAACCTGGTGGAGCCGATGATCGCGACGATCGTGGGCCTGGGCATCAGGCACCTCCTTCGAGTCGCGCTTGCACGTGCGTGATCGTGGCGGACCGCACCTCGAGCCCCGCGAGCATGCGGGTGATCGTCGAGTGGGAGATGCCGAGCTTCTTCGAGCTGTTCCTCAGCCCTTCCCTGTCGACGAGGGCTCGGAGCTTGATCTGCAGGGCCTTGGGTGTGATCGCGTCGCTCATGTCGATCGGAGCTTGACACCGTTCGTTCTAGGAGTCAACATCCGAACCGTTGACAGTCGCCGCGAACAAAAATCGTCTGTTGGAGGAGCCATGTCTCTGCGTACCGGGTCGACTCCACGACCTGTAGGCGAATCAGTCGAAGGACACAGCGGAGGATCTGCCGCGGAAGAGAGCCCCTCGACGCTCGCCAATCGCCCCTCTGGGGCCACTCCAACTGCCTCCCCGCAAGGGGAGTGCGGAGACGTGGCTCCTTCAGCAGACGATGAAGTCATCTGCGCCAAGTGCGGCAAGCCGCAGGTCCACAAGGACGACGGCAAGAAGCAGGAGGTCTGCTCCTGCATCAAGATCGTCCGGGCTACGACGCGGTTCCAGATCGACCTGACGTCGCTCAGCCCCAAGGCCCCGCCGGGGGCCAAGCGGCCGCTGTCGCCGGCGGAGAAGGCGCTGCGCGACGCGCTGCAGGACGTCGCCGTGCTCGCGACGACGGCGCGCAACGTCGCGATGCGCGCGAACTACGGCGCCGACTCCAAGAGCCTCGACGACTACCTCCTCGAGCACGGCGAGATGCCGCGGAAGTCTGCGGACTGGTGCACGACGAAGCTCTACTCGTACCCGAAGATCCGCGCGGCGGTCCCTCGGCTCTCGAGCAACATCGCCGCCACGCTGCAGCGCGAGATCGATCGGAAGTGGTCGCAGGTCCGCTTCGACGTCCTCATCCGCCAGATCGACTCGTGCCCGCACTTCCGCGTCGGCCAGCCGGTGCCGGTCCCCGCATCCTCGCTCAGGATGCGCAAGCGCGAGGACGGCGCGCTCGTCCTGTCCTTCTCGCTCTACTCCGGGGCCCACGACGGCGTGAAGAGCGTCGAGGTCCCGATGATCGCGCGCGACGACCACCAGCGGGAGCTGCTGGAGAAGATCGCGACGGGCGAGTACAAGTACGGGCAGGCGATGATCGAGCGCGATCGGCTGCGGCCGTCGCGGTGGTACCTGCGCCTGGCGTACACGCGCAAGGTCCCCAAGCGCACCGAGGGGATCGTGGCCGGCGTGCATCGCGGCATCAAGACGTTCCTCTGCGCCGTCACCGCCGACGGCGAGCAGTGGCTCTACGACGGCTACGACATCGAGGCGTACCTGAAGCAGGTGCAGCGCCGCCGGCGTCGGATCCAGAACAGCGTCGTCGCGAGCGCACGCGTCGGCCACGGGCGACGCCGCGTGCTCACGCCGATCTCGCATCTGCAGGACAAGGCGGCGCGGTGGCGCGCGACGCGGTGCCAGGTGATCGCGCGGCGCCTGGCGCAGTGGCTCTCGGACCGCAACGTGCGGCGCGTCTACCTCGACGACTTCGTCGGCATCCGCAACGGGCTGCCCGAGCAGCTCGAGGGGGGCCAGACGACCTGGCAGCGGATCCAGGAGTGGCCCTTCTACGAGATGCAGATGCGCTTGATCGCGTGCCTGCAGGAGTACGGCATCGAGACCGTCGTCCGGCCCGCGGCGTACATCTCGCAGCGGTGCCCCCGCTGCGGTCACGTCGCGCAGGAGAACGTCGACCTGAAGTTCTGGTGCGTGCGCTGCACGAAGTGCCGGTTCAAGAAGCACCTCGACATCAGCGCCGGCATGAACCTCATCGCGAGCGGCGAGGCGGCGTCGAAGGGCGAGCCTAGTGATTTCCTGCGGATGCAGGAGAAGATAGAGGAGGTCCGGAGGGGCGCTCGCAGAGCGAGTCGCAAGAGCACGAAATCAAAGGAGGCCGACGCGCGGGGGCGGAAGGCGTGAGCGGGTGGTTGGAGTTTGGAGGCGCTGCGTGGTGGACCTCACGATCGATCCAAGGACCGGCGGAAGGCGTGAGCGGGTGGTTGGAGTTTGGAGGCCGGCGAGCGTCCAGCGGCGCGCGCTCGCGGCACGACCCCAGGCGGAAGGCGTGAGCGGGTGGTTGGAGTTTGGAGGCGTCACGAGGCGCCGCAACGTCTCATCACTGGCGCGGGGGCGGAAGGCGTGAGCGGGTGGTTGGAGTTTGGAGGGGAAACTAGGAGGTCCCCCCCGAACGGAGGCGGAAGGCGTGAGCGGGTGGTTGGAGTTTGGGAGGTGGTGCGCGAGCCGAAAGAACGCTTCGCTGACGTGCGGCGGAAGGCGTGAGCGGGTGGTTGGAGTTTGGAGGCACTTGCTCGTGAGCGCGTCGACGAGCCCTTCCGGGCGGAAGGCGTGAGCGGGTGGTTGGAGTTTGGAGGCAGGCGTCTTGGCCGCACTGGGACTCTTGGCGGAAGGCGTGAGCGGGGTGGTTGGAGTTTGGAGGATGGCGTACACCGACGAGGAACTGAGCGAGATCTAGGCGGAAGGCGTGAGCGGGTGGTTGGAGCTTGGAGGATCGCCCGCGTCCGCGCGCGGCGGAAGGCGTGAGCGGGTGGTTGGAGTTTGGAGGGACTGACGCCGCATCACCGCTCTGGGGTTGTGGCGCAGACGGAAAGCGGGAAGGCGTGAGCGGGTGGTTGGAGTTTGGAGGGTCGAGAAGCTCCCTGCGTTCTATGTGAACCCGACGAGACGGAAGGCGTTGGAGTTTGGAGGATGGCCAAGGGAAAGAACCAGCACGTCGTCCCCCAGACGGAAGGCGTGAGCGGGTGGTTGGAGTTTGGAGGTCTTTGCGCGTCCGCCCGAGCACATGTCGATGGCCGAGACGGAAGGCGTGAGCGGGTGGTTGGAGTTTGGAGGAACTCCTCGCGGCGCCGTGCAAGCTCGGCCGGCGTGAACGGGTGGTTGGAGGTTTGGAGGGCCGCCGGGCGCTATGCGTCGCGCTCGCGACGTCCGAGCCGGCGAAGGGCGTGAGCGGGTGGTTGGAGTTGGGAGGATGTGGATCCTCCGACGACGGCGGGGTGGCGTTCATCCGCGCCCGCGCCGGGCGGAAGTCGTGGTTGGAGTTTGGAGTGGAGTGGAGGATCGCCTTCGTGCGATGGCGTAAGTGGGGGAGTTTGCTTGGCGGAGGGAGGGAACGTTGGAGCTGGAGGAGCGTGACGGCGTCGACGCCGCAGTGGAGGGCGGGTGGTTGGAGTTTGAAGGCACGGTGGCGTTCATCCGCGCCCGCGCCGGGCGGAAGGCGTGAGTGGGTGGTTGGAGTTGGAGGCTCGACGACGGATGGCTGCCGAAGCACCCGCGGCGGAAGGCGTGAGCGGGTGGTTGGAGTTTGGAGGTACGTCCGGAGACGCATCAAGCGGACTCTCGGCTCTCGCAAGAAGAAGCCGTCGCCCCACGTCGAATGAGCGAGAACATGCGTACTACATGGGTCGCCAGAGACGTGCAGGCCGGTTGCTTCGCCTGCTACGGCTTCGAGGCGCACTGGTTTGGTGGAAACGCACAAGGTGTCGCAGCTCGCCACCATGATGCAACCGGCCATGAGACTTGGTGCGATGTCGCAATGTCGATCCGATATGGTGGCGACGGCTCAACCGCCTCACACCAAGAAGCGCCCCCGGGATCGCGCCCCACGTTGAACAAGGTGAACCGCAGATCGACCGGCCGGAGCGGAAGTAAGAGAACGACGCGTGTATAATACACGTCGCCGCAGTTGGAGGGAGGCGGAGGTTCCGCGTGCCCCAGGAGGTGGGGCTAATGTATATTAGAGGTCGAAAGGAAGTGCTCGCACGATGAAGCCCGCCGATCTCGCCCTCGCCGCCCTCTCCGGACCCGAGGCTCCGCTCGCGCCGCTCGAGGCGACGCGCGCGGACCAGAACCCGGTCTTGGTCTACCTGGCCGGCCGCAAGAGCGAGCGCACGCGCCAGACCATGCGCCAGGGCCTCGAGCGGCTCGCGCGCGCCGGCGGTTGGGCGAAGTACCCCGTCGAGGCCATCCCCTGGCACCAGATGACGTTCGCGCACACCGACGCGCTGCGAGCGGCGCTCACCCGGCAGGTCTCGCAGTCGACCGTGGCGCTGTCGCTCGCGGCGCTGCGCGGCGTGTCCAAGACCGCCTGGAAGCTCGGCCTCGTGACCTACGAGCAGCACGCGCGCGCGACGGCGTGGGACCTCGGTGGGACCCCAGACCGCCTCCCTGCCGGACGCGAGATCTCGCCGCCGGAGATCGTCAAGCTCCAGGCCTACTGCACGGCACAGCCGACGCCGTACGGCGAATTTCTCAGCGGGATCTTCGCGGTGCTCTTCGGCGCCGGCATGCGCGCGCACGAGCCCGGAGGGCTCACGATCGACGCCTACGATCCGGATGAGCACTCGGTGCGCTTCGTGCGCAAGGGGCGCAAGCAGGCCGAGATCCCGCTGGGCGGCGCCGAGGCGGCCGCGCTCGAGGCCTGGATCGCGGTCCGCCGCACGCTCGACGTGCCCGCGACGTGGCTCTTCCCGCGCGTGCAGCGCAACGGCATCGTGCGCGCCCAGCCGATCACGAACAAGGGGCTCTGGCACCTCTGCAAGGCGATCGGCGAGGCGGCGAGCATCCGCGAGTTCAGCCCGCACGACACGCGCCGAACGTACTGCACGCGCCTGCTCAGCTCGGGGCTCGACCTGGCGACGGCGCAGCGCCTCATGAGCCACTCGAGCCCGGCGACCACGGTCCGCTACGACAAGCGGCAGGCGCGCGCCGACGCCGAAGCGCGGCAGCGCGTGACGATCTGGGGAGGTGAAGGATGAACTGTCCGATCTGGAAACGGACGGCGGATGGTGCGACCGTCAGTCGATGCTGCCTACGCCTGCCCGACGGCAAGACGTGCCCTCGACATGGCGACGTTTCCGCCGCCGTCGAGACGTTCAGCCAGACAGGTCAGTTGACCGAGGAGGGGACGCTCAACAAGAGCGTCGAGGCGGCGATCCACCTCGTCATGGGCTACGGTGGTCCGTTCGAAAAGACTGCAATCGCCGGGCTTCGCAGCCTCATCGGCTCCAACAACTCCAGCTTCGTCGCCCGGCTCAAAGAACAACTTCGACCCCACGGCATCGAAATCATCACAGCCACACTGGGGCGCGTTGAAGGGCGACAGGCGTGGGTGCTCTCGATGAAGCTCCCGAACGGTCACGTCACGACGATCGACGCCGTACTCGAGCCGGCCAAGGACCCGTTTTCTTGCGACGCCGAGATCGCCGATCGCGTCGTGATGCACGTGCTCGGCCGCAGGCGTTCCGCGCCAACGCACGGTGTCCCGTCGGACGCGATCCACCTCGAGCTGTCGCCCGTCGAAGCCGCCACGCTCCGCGCGGCGCTCGACATGATGCAGCGCCACCCATTTTCACGGGATTTCAGAGTTCTGGTCGACGATCACGGCCCCAACATCCTGGCGCGGATCGCCGGGCGCCTCCGAAGCCGGTCATGACCGCACTCGCGTTCTACGTCGCCGGCGTGGGCCTCTCGCTGGCGTTTCTCCTCGCACGCTACCGCGAGGCGCCGTGGGTCGGCGCGCTCCTGGCACTGGTCTGGCCGCTGACGCTGGCGTTAGGCTTGATCGTCGTGATGGGCAACGACCGGCGGAACGACGAGGGGCACTGATGGCGGGGACCGCGGGCCCCACGATTCCGTGGGGGCTGCATTTGGAATGGGGGGCGACGGTCCAGCCGTTCGGGACGACGGCGGGAACGGCGACGATCTACGTCTATCAGGCCTCGCGGCAACGGCTCGGCGACGAATTCGATCGGCTCCTCAGCGACTTCGACCGGGCCGTCGAGCGATCACTGCCGGCGCGCCGGCGCCGCGATCCGCTGACGCACCAGGCGGTTTCGGAGCCGACGTGCGGGCCGCCGATCGTGCCGCACTCCGTGGTCCCCGTCGCACTCTGCGACGCCCGGCTCGATCCGCGGCCCGCGGCGCCGCGGGAGCGGCCCGCAGACCGCTTCGCCAGGCTCGCTCGCCCCCACGGGCGCGAGCGTCGACCCGAGCGCGGGACGCGGCGCCTTCGCGCCGTCGCCCGCTAGCCTCGCGGCCCGCGGCCGGCGCTCGCCTCGCGGCCCGCGGCCGGCGCTCGCCTCGCGACCCGCCGGCGCCCGGCACTACCAGTGGACCCCCGACGTTCGTCGGTCCACATTGGTGCGCGTTCGTGCGTTTCGCTCACGACCGTCGACAGTGGCTTTTTGAGGCCTTTCCTAGATAGTTCTGAGCGTGATCTGACATGCATCTAAGCCCCCTTTCGTGCGACGCCTACCGCGATTACCCGCGAACGCCTTCCGGTATGGGGCGCGTCGAAAGGGTCCGGGTCACCTGATCGGGCACATCCAAACCCTTCCAGTAGAATCCGCACCAAGCGGCCTCATCAATAGATTGCGCTACGGTAGAGCTTGGCGCCCGGCCGCGCGGGCGCGCCGGGGGGCGCCCGGACGCCCCCACGGCGGCGCTAGGACGCCCCAGGATGCGCCCGGGGCGCCGAGTACAGGCGCCCGGGCGTCCGGGCGCCCCCTCGCCCGTCCTAGCCCGTCCAGCCGCTAACTACGCGGAATCATTGAGCTTTTTTGGTGCGTACTTGGGTGCGCTAGGGCGCGTAAGGACCTACGCGGTCGTGATCTAATGATTTCGCGTACTTAGCGGATCGCGCCCGCGTAGACCCTTGCGCACCCTAGCGTAACCCCGCGAAACTACACGCGCCCCACGTTGGCGCGCCGCCTGCAACGGCGGGGGTTGCGCTGGCAAATAGCCGGCGCTTCCAGGGCCCCGCGGTCGCACGCGGGCGCGCCACCCTGGCGACCGGCGGGAACCGCGCACAAGCGCGCGGACGGGCCCGCACTAGACCGGCCCACCTGAGAGGGCGACGAGAGAAGTAGCGCTCGCACGCACAAGGAATCGGACGATCTCCGACGGAAATTAGACGCGCGAAACCGGCGCGTCGAAAGTACGGGATCCCAAGGGATAGACGTACACCGCGGAGTGAGCGGCACCGAAACTGAGGACAAGGATCGTGCTCCGCACGATCGAAGTCTAAGCGACTAGGTCAAGCACGTTGAACGCGTGCGGATCGATCGCGAGGCGAGTAGAGCGCGAAATCATCTCGGAATGTCGCTGAGCCTTCATAGGGCGATGAAGCTTGAACGCGCTGGGTAGGGTGCGAGGCCGGAGAGATCGATCGTCAACGTTTACGCCAGGATCGATCCAAAGCTAGGGGAGTTCTCCCTGAAAGCTTCACGAAGCGAGATATGAAACGTTCGTGTCACCTTGGCAAGGGCTGCGACCGTTACAAGTCGTATAGAACGAACGCGGAGTATCTCAGCGCTGTTGAGCGGCAAGCCTACGACCTAAACTCTAGGCTTGTTCGTGGCGAAGGAAGGGATTGTAAACTCTGCGAATCCGTGCGAGTAGTCGTTCATCTAGATCGTCCCTGGTAGGGTCCGATAGAGTTTGGACGGCGAAACCGCGGCGAGAAGCAACGCAAGACACTTGAGCCGAATCGTCCGTGTATGCGCGACGGTTCGGCTCGTGTCGAGCGATGCGAGAAGCGGCCGATGCTATCGACCGCTTCTCGCATCGTTCAGTCGGTGTGAAAGGGGAACCTAGTCACGCATCGTTCTAGAGCGGCTCGTATGCCGCGAGAACGATCGATAGGTAACAGTCGGATACGGGAAAGCAAATCATCCGGAAAATGCACGGGATGACGCCCGAAACGCGGTCGACGCCTCGGCACTGGAGACGTCCTTCGACGTCGCGGCGACGATCGCGGCGCTCGAAGCGTCGATCGACGCCATCCGCAGGGGCGACGGCTCGAAGGCGGCCGATCGCGCGGGCGAGGCGTTCGCGCGCCTCGCGTTCTTTCACCGCTAGCCCTCCGGGCGAGCCGTGAGGCTCGCCCGTCGAAAAGGGCCCTCGACTTGAGCATCCACACCTCGCGCGGCTCACGCGGGGATTCATTGTGGAAGGGTCGAGGGCCCTTTTCGACGAAAGGGGAACACACATGGATATCAAGTGCGTTCGCTGTGGCGAGCCGTGGGACGCCTACGGCGTCGCCCACGGCGACATGCTGCCGTGGGAGGCTGCGCTGTTCAAGCGAGGGGCGGGCTGCCCCTCGTGCGAGGGCAAGTCGAACGGTTGGGAGCCCCAGACGATCGACGACGTCGAGAACGGCGACGGCGATCCCATGGAGCGTATCGCCGCACACGAGAATGGCGCCGCCATCGCGTGGAAGCGCCCGGCGGATCCCGTGCACTGGACGTGCGACGGGTGTGGCGTCGAGGTAGTCACGGACCTCGACACGAACGAGCTAGAGTACCGCGTGCCGTTCGGTGCGAAGTGCCGCCAGTGGTACGCGTCACACCGATTCGACCGCGGCGCTCCGGAGAAAGAGCCGGCGCACGTATTCGGCGAGTGGAAGGTGTGCGAGTTCTGCCTGGATCGGTGTGCCGATTGCGGGACCGAGATCTCGACTCACCTGGAGTTCGGCGATCCGTACGCCGACGGGTATGCTTTTCCGCAGCCCGGCTCCTACACCGACTCGGTGTGCACCGACTGCTTCGAGCAGTATTGCTCGGAATGCGAATCGCGCGAGTGCTCGTGCGGCTCGTGCCTTGCGGCCGACGACGACGACGCAGACTGATCACTTGGGCGAGGCGAGTCACGAGGCTCGCCCGTCGAAGGCGGGACACGAGAGATGACGTTCGTCGATCCGAGCTACGACGCGAGACGTTCTAGCTCCGCACGAAGCGAACCTCTCACATTCTCTCGTGTCTCGCCTTCGGCGAAAGGGGAATGAACCATGCTCAAGTTCAAGCGCAAGCTGGCGTTCAAGCTGGTGTGCAAGTGCGGCACGTGTGGCCACAAGGTCGGCCGCAAGCGCGGTCAGTGCCGCGACCCGTTCGACTGCTTGGGGGCGTCGTCGTGAGACGGAACAACCACGTCGAGCGCGACAACGAGACCTTCAGCGCGGAGGCGTACACCGTCCGCCGTCACGGCGGCGTCGCGTGGCGCGTGCTCGGTTGGGAAACCGAGCCCGACGAGGACACCGAATGGTCGGGCGTCGAGAATCGAACCGGCCGCGTCGTCGCGCACATGGTCGGCGATGACGCGCGCTTCACGTTCGATCCGGAGGACCTCACGCCGATCAAGCGCGAGGACTACTGCGGCGAGTGTGGCCAGATCGGGTGCACGCACGACGGCCTCGATCGCGACGACGACGACGAGACCTAGACCGACGGCGAGGGCCCCCAAGCCCTCGCCCGTCGAAAGAGTCTCGCGAGCTAGACCAAACGCCTCGGGGCGGGCTCGCGGGTCTCTTTCGACGAAAGGGGAACATCATGTCGAAAGAAGAGAGGCACGAGGTCTCGCCGGAAAACGCCGCGAAGTTTCGCGATTGGATCGCGAGGCGCGGAGGCGTCGCCGTCTGGCATAGTATCAACCTGTCCAACATCGGCGCGTCGTGGAGCACCCCCGCCCTCCGAGAGGACGGGACCCCCACGCCCAAGCCGACGTGGGAGGCCGACGACAAGCCGGCGAATCCTGGCGCAGCCGAACGGCGGGATCTCCGACGTCGGGCGCGCGTCGTTCGACGAAGTCCTCGCGGCGACTGAGGAGCTACACGCGGAGCCCGGCTCGGGGCGTCTGATCGCCGCGGTGCTCGACGCGTACGAGAACGCGCCGGGCGCGCGCGCGGGGACGGCCTACGGGCTGATCCAAGGCGTCACCTATTACGAGACGCACCTCCGCGGCCGCTCGGCGGCTGATCGCTACGTCAACCGCCTGACCGCCGTCAAGGACGACGCGCTCTTGATCGAGACGGTGCTCGACGAGCTGAAGATCAGCCGCGCCGCGTGACGTTCCGCCGGGCGAGCCGCGAGGGCTCGCCCGTCGAAACAGGCTTCCGAGCGTGACGCGAGTCACGTTCCACCCTCTAGCGCCGCTCGGGGGCCTATTTCGACGAAAGGGGAACGAGCATGATGGCTCTTTTGCGAGAATTGCGAGAACTCTACTCGGTGGTGTACAGCAACACCGAGTCGTTCGAGGTCGACGACATCGGAGCCGACCTAGCGTATCTGATGGGCGCCATCGTCTCCGACGACGTCTGCACCTGGCCGGCCGATCGGCCGTTGGTCTTGATTCTCAAGGCGCATTTCCAGCCGAGCCACGAGGTGTGGCGGTACGTGCGCCTCGAAGGAGGAGAACCAAAATGAAGGTCACGATCGAAAGCACGGTCGATCCGACTTGGATCGACTACCTCCTCAAGAGGCCCGATATCTTCGGGGCCCCCTACCACGCCGGCTACTGGCTCGGCGCGATCCTCTACCACCCCGACAGGGGGTGGCTGGTGTGAGAGCACGAGGACCGGCGCGTCGACCGCACCGATCGGCGCCACCGAGCCGCGATCAAGGCCTGGGAGGCGGGCGAGCCCCTTCCGAAGGGCTACTACCGCCTCGACGAAGCTGCGGCCGCCCGCGCGTGGGTGGAGGGCGTCAAGCGGTGGGGGGAGTCGTGGTACGTCGACGGCGACGGGCCGCGCTACGACGTCGCCGTCCAGCTCGCCCTGCTCGGCGAGGAGCGCTACGGGTGAACCGCCGGGCGAGCCGAGAGGGCTCGCCCGTCGAAGGCGGGACACGAGAGCTGAACGTCGAGGCTTCACTGTTGGTGCTCCGAGCCAGCGGGCTCGGGGGCCCTAGCGACCCTCGGGGCGGCGGCCGTCCGGCCCTCGTTCCCTCCTCCCCGCCGCCGCGGGGGTCGCTAGGGCTCTTCAAACCAAAGGGGACGACAATGAAACGAGAGCGAATCAAGAACCTGTCGTGTGCCTCGATCGACGTGAAGCCGATCGACTACGACTGGTCCGACGAGAACCACCCGTACGGCGAGGCGTGGGACTTCTGGGAGGCCGGGGACTGCACGAAGTGCGGCAAGTACGCCGTGGTCTCCTCGTCCGACGAGACGCACTCCGACGTCGATGACGAGTCGGAGTGCGACGGGACCATCCAGGCGAACGTCGACGGCCCCATGAATAGCTACTACTACCCGCTCCCCGGCCTCGTCCGCGACGACGCGCTCAAGATCGCGCACCTCCCGCTCTGCATCGTCGAGGTCGACGGCGAGACGGGTCTCGCCCTCACCGGCGGCGGGATGGACCTCTCGTGGGAGATCTGCGAGGCGTTCATGCTCCTCGGCGAACTCCCGCCGCTGCACTTCGCGGACCTGCCCGGGATGGCGGGGCGCGGGACGTCCGAGCGCGATCGATGGATCATCGCCGGGTGCCTCCAGTCGTGCGCCGTCGCGGTGGGGTGGGCGCGGTCGCGGGCGAAGCGACTGCGCGAGACGGCCAAGCACGCGCGCGAGGCTCTCCAGAAGAAAGGGAAGGCTTGAGATGAGAACCATCCTCGTCAGCATCACCAAGACCGTCGCCGTCGAAGTGCCCGACGAGTCGTGGGTCACCGCCAGCTTGATCGCGCGCATCGCGCGGTGGAAGCTCGACGACACGACGGACGGCCGTCGGCCGTTCTCGACGGAGTTGATCGAGGATGGGGTGTCGCGTGGCGTGGACTACGCCGTCGACGAGACGGTGTTCCACCTGATAGCGAACCTGCCGAGGTACCGTCGAGGTCGAGGTGAGAACCTCGACGAGCGCAACGCCCTGGTCGAGAAGGAATGCGCTGCGATCAAGCGGCGGCCGATCTACGGCCTGGAGATCCGCGCCTTCGACGGCGTCGGCGACGAAGGGATCTGCCGCGCGTGCGGCATGCTGTCGCGCACCGAGCCGGCGGACGACGGTCTGGTACGCTGCAATCAGTGCGGGATGCACTGAGGGGGACCTCATGGGCAAGGAGACCAAGGAAATGGAAACGGTCAAGGATCGGTTCAACGTCATCCAAATTACGAACGGCGGGCTCGTCGACCACGGGTCGCGCCCCGGACGCGAGCAGCCGGACTGGTCGATCCACACGTAGCCCTCGTCAGGCGAGCCGCGAGGCTCGCCCGTCGAAGAGGCCCCGTGAACGCTTGCGAGCCGCGCGGTCGTTCCCCCCGCGCGCGGCCCGCTTGCCCGAGCGCTCACGAGGCCTCTTCGACGAAGGAGGTAGGGCATGGACAACGAGAAGGACATTCAAGCCGCCAAAACCCGGCTGGAGGACGCCGTGAGCGCCGTCGCCACGGCGGCGCAGTGTCTCCAACAGATCGAGGGGGTGCGCATCAAAGAGGGCGCGCTCGTCGACCTGGAGGACTGGAAGGAGCTTCAGGAGGCGCTGGCCGAGTGGCGCGCCGCTACGCAGCACTTCCTCGCGACCGCGTTGGAGGCCGGCCGCGGGCCCGAGATCGGAGACATCATCGCCGTACGTCGTCGAGCTGGTCTCGTCGCCGCCCATGGTGGGCAGAAGTTCTACGTCTCCTGCGGCGGCGACCCGAGTGTGGGCATCCCCGGTCAACAGGCCGAGGTGCTCCTCTGGGTCGACCCTCACGACTCGGAGGCGATTCCCTTCGTGAAGGAGCAGCTCGCCTCGGCGTTCACGGCGATCTGGGACGAACGCGTGATGGTGCTGACCGAAGAGGAATTCAAGGCCGACATCGCGTAGCGACGTCGCGGGCCGCCCCCGTCCCACGAAAGGGACGGGGGCGGCACGGGATGCCGGTGCATCTCGGAGGAGCGACACGGAGTCGCACCTCGAAAGGATCACGATGGAACAACTGAAGATCGTCTGCGACGTCCCCAAGGACGTCGCGGCGCGAGCCGGTAGCTCGCGATACGGGACGGTGACCTTCGCCGTCGAGGACGCACACCTGGCCGAGCTGTCGGCCGACGAGCGCGCCGCCTTGTGCAGGTTCACCAGCTACTCGCCGCTGGCGATCCCCCAGTGCAAGGGGTCCCCCCTCGACTGGGAGACGGTGCGCGACGCGCTGCGGGCGACCCTCGCGACGGACGAGGAGCGCCGCTCGCGCGAGAAGCGCGAGAACGAGGAGCGCCGCGAGCGCGCGGTGACCAAGGCGCTCGCCAAGCCCCTCGGGGACTGGATCGGGCGCGGAAGTCGGGACTTCGTCCTCCACAACGGACAGTACGCCGAGACCGGCGTCCGGGAGTGGGAGCCCGAACTCAAAGACTTCCCCGGTTGGGAAGGCGACGACGCCGTCAAAAGCGACCCGCGCATCAAGGCGCGGCGCGCCGAGCTGGAGCCCGCGTTCCGCGAGCTTCACTCCGCGTGGGAGAAGCGGTACGCCGCGTGGGAGGCGGCGGTCGCGGAGGCCCGCGCCGAGGTCCAGGCCAGGACCGAGCGCTACGCGCGGCTCTGCCGCGAGTACGTCATCGGGCACGTTGACGAGTACAAGCGCGCGGCGTGCCTCGGCAAGAAGGTCAACGCCGTGGCCGAGCGGCACGCGACCAAGGCGCTCAACGAGCGCCTGCTGGTCGTGCAGCAGAGGCGCCTGCCGGACGTCGACCGGCTGCCGCTCCACGGCTCGGAGGAGGAGCAGCCCGCGCCACACCAGACGGCGTACGAGGTCTACGACGAGGTGTCGCAGGCGCTCAGGCACTTCGAGTGCCCCCTCATCGCAGGCTGGTCGGCGAGCATCATCCGGCGTCGCAACAGGTCCCGCACGCGGACGTGCGTGCAGGTCGAGATCCGGTGGGTCGACGACGAGGTGTCACACTTGTGGGTCTACGCCGACGCGGCGCCGCCGCCCGATCGGTTCTTCGACGAACCGGCCGACGTCGACGACGACGAGTAGCGACCTCGCGGTCCGCCCCCTCCCGGAGCAGGGAGGGGGCGGGACGAGTGGCCGGTACAAAGGAGGATGACAAGATGCGGAAGACCATGACCTGGGGCGTGATGCCCTCACGCGAGGAGTTCGACGAGGCGTGGGATGCCCAGTGCGACGAGCGGTTCGCCTTCGGTAACGATCCGCGACTCGGAACGTGCGCCCTGTCGCAGGACGAACTCTGGGAGGAGCTTTTGAAGGCCCATGCCGAGAGCCAAGCCGTCGACGGTTCCTCTGACGACGGAGGGGCACCGGAGCGCGCGGGCGACTGGTGTTCGGCCGTTCTGTACTGCCTCGGCTTCGAGTGGGTCTGACGCCAAAGGAGGAGAGGATGAAAAAGATCGAGGTGCTCAAGGTGGACTTGAGTGGTGTCACGCTGCTCGGGGGACACGAGGCCCGCGTGACGTGGCCCGCGCTTCGCGCGGCGGCCTACCAGGCCGACGACGACCTGGCCGTTCCGTACGCCGTCGCGCTGCTCGACGCGCTCGAGCGCGTCTACCGCGGGCCCGAGGAGGCCCTGCGTGCCGGTCAGGACTGGCTGGAGTGGCACCACATGAGGGTGCAGCCCTATTGTGGACCAGAGATGGCCGACGCCGGGTACGGACCCGCGGCGCGTGCCGCCGAGCGCAGGCGGGTCGAGACCGACATCCACGCCGAGCTAGTCGCGGTGGCTCCGGTGATCCGTCGGGTGAGGGAGCTGGCGGCGGCTGTCCGCCGCGCGGCGGAGGTGCGATCGTGATCATGAACTACTACACCAAGGGCTGCACGCCGTACGGCGCCGACATGGGTCGGCGAAGCGACCTGCCGCGCGACACGAAGGGCCCGCTGCGCGTGTGCCGCGTGCCCCTCGACGAGGGCGGCTACGATCCCGGCGGCGCGTACGCGGCGCCGTGGAGGTCTGGACCAAGAGGGAGACGTCATGAACAAGTCCATGTCGAATGACGAGTATACGGCCCTGATCCGAGCCACGCGCGACGACACTCGCGCCGGATGCGTCGCCGCGCTCCGCAAGCTCGGAATCACGAGCGAGGCGGCAACGCTGCTCGCTAACGTCTCCGGTCTGCATCGGCACGAGCGCAGGGTGTTGCGGGTGCTCGACCTCGCCGCCGATCTCGATGGCGGTGAAACGGAGCTGTTCTGGCTCTGCCTCTTCGAGGGCGGCGGCAGCGGCGGGCGTGCCGGCCTGGGCGGCCCCCTCGGCCGCTCGACGACGCGCCTTGCGATCTTCGGGTCACTCGGTACGGGGCGCCAACACGCGTCCGATGGCGGAGCGTGGGACGCCGCGATCCGCGATGCCGCACGCGAGCTGATGCCGCGCGTCCTGGGTGACGGGCGGTGCGGCGGTCAACTGATCCCGACGCACGCTGAGGGCGCGCCGGACGACGGAGTCGTGGACTCCGTCGTCACCGATCCATACGACGGGAGCCGGCGCCGGACCGGCTCGTACGGCGTCGACGCGCTCGTGCGCTGGGGCGGGCGCGCTGCGGTAGCGTGGTGCGGCCGCGTGCTGTGTCGTGCTGCGGGCACGGCAGGGGCGCCCGCGCCACACAATCAGTGGTTCGGCGACTGGACGACCGAGATGTGCGATCTCGACGTGCACGGGTGGACGCGCGTCTATGAGACGGCCGTTGCAGTCCTCGGGGAGTGCGACCTGACATGAACCACACACCGTCTCACGACATCTTCGTCGCCGGCGCCGCCGACAGAGGTGAGTGGCGAGAGCGCCACCGCGGTGGCGTCGACTCGCGGCGGATGCGCAGCCAGTGGCGTCGCGCGAAGAGCATGACGGCCCGGCTTCACGGTGCCGTGCGCGCCTCGCGCCAACGCTTTAGCCTGATCGAGAGGCCGACGCAGTCGAGCATCGCCGAGTACCTCCGGTACACCCGCGCACTGTACGGCGGCCGCGAGACGCCGATCTTCCACGTGTCCCTCTTCCGCGACCGGCTCCCTCTGGCCGTCGTCGACCGCCCACCCGAGAACGACACGGCCGAGCCGCGCGCCGAGATCATCCAGTTCCCGCGCACGGAGCAGCGCCGCAAGAGCGCGTACGATCTCTACGTGCAGGCGAGCGCCCTCGACGAGGACAGCACGGCTTTCAACAAGACCGAGGCGCTCTACCGACGCGCGATTGCGCTCGATCCCAACCTCGCCATCGCCTACACCAACCTGGGCAACATCCGCTTCCGCCGCGGCGACGAGCTGGGCGCCCTCGCGCTCTACAAGCAGGCGCTGCAGCTCGACGAGACGCAGCCCGAGGCGCACTACAACATCGGCTACGTGATGCTAGAGCGCGGCGAGTTCAAGACGGCGAGGAGCTGCTTCGAGCGCGCGCTGCGGTACGATCCGCGCTTTGCCGACGCGCACTTCAACCTCGCGACGACCCTCGAGCAGCTCGGGGAGGCGCGCAAGGCGCGCCCGCACTGGAAACGCTACCTAGAGTTCAATCCGCGCGGCGTCTGGGCCGACGACGCGCGCCAACACCTCGGAAAGGCCGACCGATGAAGATCACCATCCTCTCCGCTCTCCTCCTCTGCGCCTGCGGCGCCCCGTTCGAGGCCTCGCCCGGCGACGGCTCGCCCAGTGAGCCCCCGAGCCACGAGGCCTCGACTCGCGAGGCGCGCGACGAGGCGCCGAGCGCCGTCGCACCGACGCTCGACGCCGGCGCGAACCCCACGGCGCCCGACGCCGGCGGCGAGGCCTGCCCCGCGACGCCGGAGTACTATCAGCGCGCCCAGAGCGAGCTGACCAAGTCGTCGGGCCCGACGTGGTGCCCGTGCCCGAGCACGTCGTGCTGCTACGACGGGCTCGTCTGCGTCGCGAAGTAGGAGGAGACATGGACCGAGCAAGCTTCGAGAAGCTGTCGCTCTTTGACCAGGCAGAGCACCTCCTCGGTAGCCTCGGCAGCGGATTGAAACTGCCACTCAGCGTGGCGGCGGTCAGCGCCGACAGGCTGACGTGGTGCGAGGACGGCGTTCTGAGGTGCGCGGACGGCGTCCTGATCGACGACTCCATCCGAGTCGTCAAGGACGACAGCCTCCCCGGCTACGTGGTGACGTACGAGAGCCGTTCCGGCGTGGTCGAGATCGCGGCGGAGCACTGCGCCGCCTCCGCCTTGGTGGAGGCGTTCACCGCCGCCTTCCGAGAGCGGCTCCGCAAGGCGGTCGAGGACCTCGTCGAGCCCCCTCCGCCCCCCAGTGAGCCCTCGACGTAAGGAGGATCGACGTTCGAAAGCAGCACACGAGCGGACCTTGTGCGAGTCCAGGACGGGCAAGCGGTTCGGGGTCATGCCCGCACACGTGTCGCGCCGCACGCTCGTGCGCTGCTTCCGAACGTCGACGAGGAGGAGAAGATGACGATCAACATCCGGGAGTGCGAGCCCGATTGGGTCGAGGTGCAGTGATCATGAAAGAGAAGCTCGATCGCATCGTTGCTGTGGGTCCTCTCGTCAGCGAAAAGCGACGTCTCGTTCTTCGCGAGACCGAGACCGGCTTGAGCACCGGGACGCTCGGTCCGGTCCAACAAGGCAAACCGATGGTCGAGGGCGCCGAGCTTCTCGACATCGACTACAAGACCGGCTGCGTGACGGTGCTCTACCGCCACGGGCCCGCGCAGGTCGCCACCAAGGCGTACCGCAACGGTTGGGATGCCGTCTTCGGCAAGGAGAAGGAATGACGACCTCCAAGTGCCCGCACGGCCGCACCGTCGGTAAGACCGACGGCGGCACGTTCGTGTGTCTCAAGTGCCTCGGTGTCGACGAGGAGCGTCGCCGCGTCGCCGGCGTGCTCGACGCCGCGAAGCGCCTCCTCCTCGCCGCGAAGGTCCGCGGCAACCGCGTGGAGGTGCCCGGCGAGAACCTCAACGCGCTCGTGACCGCGATCAAGACGTACGAGGCCCCGCCCGAACGTCGGGGTCCCACCGAGGGTGGCGGGTGAGGCTCGCGGGCCTGGTCGCGGCCGACTTCTCGATCAAGATCAAGTTCAAGCCGGCGGCGGGTCTCTCCGTCGCCGACATCAGGGCTTTGATCCGAGTACGTGCGGCACAAGAAAGCAAGGGCCGGCCGATGCCGTTCGAGCTGGTCGTGCTATGCACGTCGGCTCGAGAGACGCCTGTCAAGACCTGGGAGAGTCTCGTCCGTCGAAAGTTGTTGACGGGAAGCCGATCCGTTCGGCTCACCAGGAAGGGCCGCAAAAAGCTCGACGAAGTTCTCGGGGTGCTCGTCAGTGGTTGAACCATGCACCCCTTGACAAGTGATAGACACATGTCTATCATCGACACGCCATCGCACCGAAAAAGGGAGAAGACCATGACGACCAAGAGGAAGAAGACCAGCAGCGGCGGCAACAAGAAGGCCGCCCCGCGGCGCCCGGCGCGCGCGAAGGCCGCCCACGAGGCCCCCGTCGCCGCCAACCCGTACTGCAAGAAGATCCAGCACCACGTCGACGCCGTGTACCGGCGCCTCGGGCGGCAGATCGCCAAGCTGCGCGCCTTCGGCCTGACCGACGAGGAGGGCGGCGTCGTCGCCACGGCGGCCGCGGCCTGCGCCGGCGTGCTCAAGACCAGCCAGCTCCTGGCCGGCGTGCCGGAGGACTGGAAGCCCGCCCGCGGCTCGATCACGACGGCCCCCATCGACGTCGGTGCGGTCGTCACCTTCAAGGAGAAGGTGGCCGCGAAGTACGCGAAGCTCATCGACAACGGCGCCACCGTCATCGTCTCGAGCATCGTCGACGGCCAGCTCCACTGCCGGACCATGTCGGCCGGCACGACGACCTCGATCCTGATCCCGCGCTCCCACGTCGTCCGGGCCTCCGCCGCGTAGTCGGAGTGGTACACTCCGGCCATGCTCTTCCTACACGCGAACACCCGAGCGCTCACCTGGCACCGCGAGGGCGGTGGCGGGTCCTTCGTCCCCTCCGGCAAGCGCACCTACTTCGGTGACCGCGCGGTCCTCGACTACAGGCGCAACCCCGTCCGCTGGGACTCCACCGAGACCCACGCGGCACGGCTCATCGTCGGCTTCAACGTCGGCGGCGAGCCGCGCTGGTCGGTCGAGGACGTGATCCCGATCGTGGCCGCGGTCCGCAAGGATCAAGGTGACAAGCAGGGCGCGACCTTCCTCTACCAGAAGGGTCTCTACCGTCACCACGTGAGCGGCCAGCTCGTCGAGGAGAACGGCGCCCAGGTCGTCATCATCGACGTCTGGGGAACGCCGCGCGAGGCGTTCCACACCGAGATGATGACGCTCGCGGAGACGCTCGCCGCGCGCCTCGAACAGGAGGAGGTCATCCTCGAGTTCCAGGTCAACGGCGTGACCACGAGCACGCTCGGCGTCTACGCATGATCGGCACGACCGACACCGCGAAGCGCCTCTTGCCCTTCTTCGAGGGGCTCGCGCGCCACGCGAACATCGGTTCGAGTCGGGTCAAGCTCCACGTCTCGAAGAAGCAGGTCGCGCCCGAGGCGGTGGGCGACACCATTCGCCTGCCGGACCTCTCGGACGAGCCCCGGCTCTTCGTCCGCAGCTTCCTTCACGAGCTTCGTCACGTGCGCGACGTGCTCGACGGGTTCGCCCTCCAGCTCTCGGAAGAGGAGATGGAGGCGCGCGCGCGTCGAGCAGAACGAACCATCTCACCGGCCGCCGTGGACATGCTGCTCAAGCGCCACGCCGCCCTCTTCCAGAAGGACGCGTCATGAGCGAGGACAAGGATCAGGACCAGGCCGAGGCAGCCGAGGAGACGCAGACCATGCCGCTCGGGCTGCCGAAGGGGTTCAACCCCAAGGCCCAGGCCCTGGCCGAGAGCAACTGGGCGATGCACCTGGCGCAGCAGTCGATCGACATCGACCGGCGCAAGTCGTGGTTCTTCGTCGCCGAGGAGACCCTCGTGGAGTGGGTCGAGGGCCTCGGTGACAAGGCACCGGATGCGACGCTGTCGATGGAGGCGCTCGCCCGCCGGCGCGCCGGGGTTCCCGCCGAGACGCCCGTCAGGCGCGGCGTCAACATGACCGGGCGGGTCATGTACGCCGTGTGGACGGGGCCGACGGCGGAGCCCACGTTCGACCCGGAGTTCTGAGCATGGCCTACTCGACCTTCGGGGCGCTCTACACCCTCGACAAGACCAGAGCGATCGAGCTGGCGGTCGACACGATCAACAAGCACGAGGGCGACCTGACCGCATCGGCGCGCGCGCTCCGCATCGGGCGCAACACGCTCCTGCGGTTCATCGCCAAGAGCGAGACGCTGCGGTCGGCGGTGAAAGCCGTCCGCGAGGCGCATGGCTGGCGGCAGGTCAACGGCCGGTGGTACATGCCAGGAGCAGTGGGATGAGCGGCCGACTACTGGACCTCGTCAAGCAGGAGAAGTTCCTCGCGCTCGAGCAGTACATCAAGACGAAGCTCGCGGCGACGTGGATGGAGATCCTCGCGTACCGCAAGGTCGCCGGCGTCGACATCGACGAGAGCGAGCAGTTCGCGCTCTTGCTCCTCATCGACTTCGTGATCGAGACCATGCACGACATGGACATGTCGCGCGAGGAGATGCTCGCCGCCGTCACCACGGCGTTCGACGACCTGAAGAAGAAGGAGGAGGAAGAAGACACCGTCGAGTAAGAGTGAGGGGGCGAACAGGTTTCGACGGCGGATGGATTTCTGATCTGCGTGCCGGCGGGGGCTTCGTACCGCCGCGACCAACACGAGCACCGATGTAGTCGCCAACGACAACATCACCCCCCAGAAGGCCGCGGCCTGATGGGCGTTCGACCGACGACGCCCCGTAGTCGGTCGGGCGCAAACCCACGGGGCTCAGCCGCCGGCGAGGCGCCCGACGTAGTCGGCGGCGAAATGAATGTCGAGCTGGGGCCGCCGCGAGATCCGGCGGCGACTGACCGGGAAGTTCCCGGGGACGCACGTGAGCAAAGAGGGTCAGGAGGAAGTCTGTCGGACCCGGGTTCGATTCCCGGCGCCTCCACCAACGAAAGGGGAAAGTACATGGAGTGGTTCACCGTCGACAAGGAGGGGCTCGCCCAGCTCCTCGCTCGCAGGGGGAAGGTCTTCGCCCTCTACGAGCTGATCCAGAACGCGTGGGACACGAACGCCAAGCACGTCTGCGTGGATCTTCATCCGAGCGCGGGCCGCCCCCTGGTGGAGGTAGAGGCATGATCCTCAAGTTCACCACCAAAGACACCGCGCAGCACTGCGTCGCCTGCACCGAAGAGACACCGTGCGGCTGGTGCGCCGACCGGCGCAGCAAGGCCGGCCAGGAGATCGTGATCGTCGCCGGAGTCGGCGTGAACGCACACCGCGCGTTCGAGCACGCCTGCGCGCACTTCGGCATGTCGCAACGATCCGACTTCGACGTCGTTCAGTTGCCGTCGCTCGAGGGGGTCACGTGCGAGGTGATCGACCTCACCAGACACGGCAACGATTTCTTGCACGGCGGAACCATGCGCGGCGTGCACTACAAGGCGAAGAAGCGATGAACGTCGAGGCTCCCACTGGTTGGGCGGACGTCTCGCGGCACCTGCGGGTCTGGCCGGGTACCAAGGTGGTGGTGGACAACCACGCGGGGCTCTCGCTCGTCAAGAACTTCCTGGTGACGCTGGACACGGACGTCACCATCCTCATCGCGCTCGGGCGAGGAACCCTGCGAGGGGGCTTCTCCAAGCCGAAGCCCAGATCCACTTGCCCGCGGCATCTCCCGATCCCGCCCGACGTCTGGGTCGAGTACATCGATCGCGAGGCAAAATGGGCGACCCCGAAACCGCAGCTCGCCATCCACTGGCACGTCCCGATGCACGCGCCGACCCGCGACGAGGCCGACACCTATCGTAAGGCGTTCCTCAACGCCGCGTTCAAGCAGGTCGCGAAGGACGGCCAGATCTTGATGCGTGCGCCGTTGTCGTGGCTCGCCGATCGAGAGCTGCACACCGCGCGCCCCGCCGAGCTTTTCATCTGCCGGGATCTCGAGCACGCGTGGTTCCTCTGGGACCGCTCGCGCGCCCCGACCTGGCACCTACTGTGACCCCCAACGTTCAGAAGGAGCCGTGAAAGCACATGCCGCTCGTGGAATACATCGCCTCTCTCGTCCTCGACCTGCGTCGCAACAAGAACAAGCCGGACAAGCTGCGCCTGGTGCAGGACGAGGTCATTCGTCAGGCGCTCAGGCGCACCGAGGGCAACAAGAGCGCCGCGGCGCGCCTCCTCGGCATGGAGCGCAAGGCGTTCTGCCGCAAGGCGGACAAGATCCGCTAGTGCGCCATGCACACCCTCGTCCGCTACCAGTGCGAGATCTGCCTGGGTACCTACGACGATCCCGCCGCCGCCCGCGCGTGCGAGGCGCAGGGGCTGCCCGCGCCGGTTCCGTGGCTCCCGCTGGCGGACCCGCCGCCGAGGTGGCGCTACGTGTACGCCGTGTTGGCGCCGGGGCCCGCGTTCAAACGGGAACTCGCGCGCAACGAGCAGCCGCCAAGCTCGCCGAGGCGGCGCTCGTCGACGAGCCGCTGCCGAAGTCGGCGCGGACCACCAAGCCGCGCCGCGCGATCAGGGGGGAAGAAGTGATGGCGGCGAAGAAGTCGACCAGGCCCTCCGAGATGGAGGTGGGCCTCGCTCAGAACCGCATCGAGCCGTTCCTCGGAGCTGAAGCGATGCCTAGCGTAGAGTTGGATCCGTTTGTGATCCGTGTGGTCCGTGCCATCGGCGAAGGGCTGGCCCGCGTGGGCGTTCGGTCTGCCAACGTGGACTACAAGAAGGTGCGCGGAACGAAGCTCTATCGCTTCATCGTGGTGTCCAAGAAATTCAAGTCGATGGACTTCTCCGAACGGCAGCACGTTGTATGGCGAATCGTCGAGCGGGACCTGCCGCCACGGGATACGCAGCGGATCAGCATGATCCTCACGCTAACGCCGGACGAGGCGCTTTAGCGCTGCGTGCGTGGTCACGTCGGCACTTGACGACTACCCGCGTTTGCTGCGCGCACCACACTCCGCGACGAGACGCGACAAGATCGGTAGGGGCTTCGTTGGGCGCCCCGCCCGGCGCTTCTCAACACGCTCCGGAGAGACGAACAACTCGTGCACGTCCGTCTCGAACGCGTTCGCGAGCGCAACGAGCGTTCTGACCGTCACGTTGCGGTGCCCTCCTTCGATCGCCTGGTAGTCACGAAGGAGCACGCCGAGTCGCTCCGCCGCGTCGGCCTGCGTCCAAGAGCGGGCGCGTCGTAGCTCGCGGAGGCGCATGCCGAGAGCGTCTAGGACACGTGCGAGCGTCTGGCGCACCGACCCGACGATGGGCGTTGCACCCCCTTTGATAAAACGCGACGATGATCACGTTATTTGGAGGTTCGCGATGACGCGATCATGCTCTCGCGCGGCCGGCGCCGCCGCCCTGGTGGCCGCGGTGGCTCTCATTGCCGTCGACCTTCCCTCGCTCGGTTGCGGCGGCGAGTTCACCGGGCTCGTCGATGTAGCTAACGAAGGTGGCGCTAGCATCGACGGCCGGCGGTCCTGGCGGGCGCCCAGTGCGCGTCGTCGTCTCCACCGGGATGCCTCGTCGCGCAGTGCCGAGCGAAGCCACACTCCCTCACCCTGTGGAAGCCTCGTCGTTCCGCTCGAACGACGAGGCTTCCACGGGTGTGAGGACCGCTCGGGACCGCGCCGGCTGAGAAACGCCGTCTGACGCCACCAGCCCATCGATCGCTCGTCCTGGCGGCGGCCAGGCCCGTTAGACGAGCCCACGAGCGCGTCGTAGAGTCGAAGGGCACAAACACGAACGGCCGAGCGGTGGGCGCCCGGCCGTCGTGCCTCCCGGCAAGGAGTTCGTTCTGGTGACAAGAAACGTAATCCCGTTCCCGCGGGCGGTCCAGCGCGCGTCGAGAAAACGCGCGCTGGACCGCGCGACGCCGGGCGAGGCTCACCCCGCAGGGCTCGACCCTCTCACGGCGCTGGAGGCCATCACGGCGCGACCCGAGCGCGTCCACGAGGTGTTCGCGGCCCTCGATACCGCCAGTCCCGAGGAGGAGGACGGCGCGGGCGTCACCAGCGGTGGAGCGGCGATGGTGGACTGGCCCTACCCGCCGGGCCGGGGCAAGGTCGGGTGGTCGTGGCGGCGAAACGCCTCGACGGGCGCGATGCAGTGGCACGCCACCGTCACGCCGCCGGACGAGGCGCGCTCCAACTGGCAGCCTCTCGATCCCGCCATCCCCGAACGTGACGCCGCACGCGCCGAGGCGGACGCGCGCGCGCTGGTTGACGAGTCGGCGGGCGCGGCGCTCGTCGCAGCGGCGCGGGCGCCACGGCAGTCGACCGAAACCGTCGATGCGCGGACGCCGGTCGCAAGTGGCGCGAGGGCACGTGGGGTGGCCGCTGGGGCAAGTGGATCTCGCCAGTGCTCGGCACCAAGCCCGTCACGAGCATCACGCGCGACGACATCGAGGACGTGCGCGAGACCGTGGCGCCGCGGCTCATGAAGTGCGCGCACTTCGCACACTTCAAGCCGGTCCTGCGCTGGGAGGGCCCGGGCGGCGAGGTCAAGACCACCGAGGAGCTGCTGGCTTCTCTCCCCTAGTAGACCTCGACCACGAGGTCTGCTAGACAGGTGTCTAACAACATGACGACCATCAACGACGTGGCCGAGGCCATGCAGGGCGCGAACGTGTCGATCGACGAGCTGATCGAGGTCTTGCGCGCGGCGCCCTACAACACCCCCGCGTTCTTCGGGCCGCACGACCCCACCGCCCGCGGGCTGCAGAAGCTCGGACTGCTCGAGGAGTGCCCGAGCACCCCCGGTCTCTTCCGCCAGACCTGGGCCGGGCAGGAGCTGGCGGCCAAGGCCGGCGAGCCTCACGCCGCGGCGGCGGCGCCGAAGCCGAACCTGTCCCTCCAGGACGTCGCCCACGGTATCCTGGCGCTCCCCGTCAAGGGCTCCAGGCTCGACGCGGCGGCGGGCGCGGTCAAGGAGGCCGTGGCGCGGGCCGCGGGCAACAAGTCGAAGGCGGCCGCGCTCCTCGGCGTCGACCGCAAGGCGTTCGCCCGCCGCCTCAAGAAGGCCCGCTGATGTTCGCCGAGCCCTTCCTCCGCTGGGCGGGCGGCAAGCGCAAGCTGGTCCCGCAGATCCAGGCGCTCCTGCCGAAGCGGTACGGCACCTACCACGAGCCCTTCCTCGGCGGCGGGGCTCTGTTCTTCGCGCTGCAGCCGCAGCGAGCGCGCCTGAACGACATCAACGCGCCGCTCATGACCACGTACCGCACCGTCCGCGACGACGTCGAGGGGCTCATCAAGCTCCTCCGGCGGTACTCGCGCAACGAGGAGGAGTTCCTCCGCGTCCGGAAGTTCAACTTCGGTCGCGGCTCCGCCGCGCGGAAGGCCGCCGACTTCATCTACGTCAACAAGTGCTGCTTCAACGGACTCTATCGTGTCAACCAGAGTGGGCGATTCAACGTCCCCTTCGATGGCACCAAGACCGATCGGAACGTCATCTGCGACGCAGAGCTGCTTCGTGCGGTGAGCGCGGCGCTGCAGAATGCGCGCTTCTCGCGCGCGCCATTCGACTCGACGACGGTCACCGCGCGGATCTCCAAGGGGGACCTCGTCTACTTCGATCCGCCGTACCACCCGCTCACCAAGACGAGCAACTTCACCGCGTTCCACCAGAACGGCTTCGACGGGGAGGATCAGAGGCGTCTGCGCGACGTCGCACTCGAGCTGAAGAAGCGTGGTGCCTTCGTCGTCATCAGCAACAGCAACGCCCAACTGATCAGGGAGCTGTACGCCCACTTCAAGATCGAGGAGGTGATGGCCGCACGGTCGATCAACTCCGACGCGGAGGGGCGCGGCAAGATCAAGGAGCTGCTGATCACATGAACTGCAGAACGTGCGACAAGCCTTGTGGCGATCTGTTCACGTGCACCGACTGCTGGGAGGTCGAGCGCCGCCTCGACGACTACGTCCGCTCTCCGAAGGGTAGGGCGCGCGTGGCGGAGGCCCTGCGCAACGCCACGCAGGATCAGGTCCTCCGCTTCATCTGTCCCGTGTGCCAGGCGCAGCACGATCGCGGGTTCGTCAACGGCGTCGACGTGTATCGGTGCCTGCGGTGCGGGTATACCGGCACCGACAACGAGGCAAGACGTGAGTAAACGGAATCGAGGGCGCAAATGCAGGTCGCCGCGCTGGACGACGAATTCCAGCCCCGTTCGCGCTATCGCCAGCGTCGATGCGCACGGGACGAAGTGGCTGACTTGCGGCCATCCGGCGGAGGGGCGACCGCTGGGGCAGGACAAGAAGAGCTACTTCTGCTCCCGGTGCGCCAATGCCGCACGGACCGAGCGGCTCCGTCGACAGGTGACACATGAGCGATGACTTCTACACGTCAAAGTGACACGACGGAGGCGACGATGAACAAGAGCGTGGTGGTCAGCGCGGGACGGGATGAGATCGAGCTGCGGTGGGCGCGCGACGGCGTGTACGTCCACCGGTGCCGACCCGATCAGCCTGCCTTCCTCGACATCACGGCGGCGGCATGGCTGCACCACGAACTCGGCGAGTGGCTGCTCGAGCGGGCGCGGAGCGACGAGCGCTGGCGTGACGCGATCGGCTCGACGATGACGGCGATGTGCCGGCGGATGCCGCTCTTCAAATTCGTCGGAAGCCCGAGCCGGGAGCATATCTCCGGCGCGCGCGCCGCGATCTTGTCCTTCAGCAACGCGCTGATTCACGCCGGGGAGGGACGGCGCCTCGAAGTGTGGCTGCAGTTCCTGCTCAAGGAGCTTCGGACGTACGGTAACAGCAGCGAACATGCAGCGGCGACCGCCAGTGCGGAGATCGAGCAGGCGAAGCAGGCCTGGGAGGCCGAGGCCGTCGTGCACGACGCCACGGCGAAGACGCCACCGCCGACCGAGGCGGTGCCCGCCGCGCCAGTGGAAAAACTCGAGGAGATTCGGGAGATCGAGCAAATTCGAGCGCTCGTCGACCTGGAAGAGGAGTTCGGCCCCATCGTCCCCGGCGGCGCGCAGGGGGGCGTCGTCGCCAAGCACCGCCGCGCCGCTGCCGCAGCGGAGGCGGCGAAGAAGACACCGCTCCAGGACCTGTTCGCACACGTCGAAGCAGCAGAACAAGCCCTGGCGCGCGTTGGTCGAGCGCGAGAAGCCCTCGAGAAGGCGTGGGACATCGTCACGTGGGTGGCCAATCACGTTCCCGCGCCAAGCGACTGGGCTTGTGCCGAGTGCAACCTGAAGCCGGGCTTCAAATGCGCCGTACACCAGGCACGCGCGCTCACGGCGAAAGAGAAATGAGCACGCAGATCTGCACCGAGTGCGGCGTCACCCTGGACTACGAAGGGGAGGTGCCCGACGACGAGGACGACATCCTCTGCCAGGGGTGCTTCGAGGATCGGACGGACAAGATCATCAAGGCCCTCATCGCCCGCGCCGAGGCGGCGGAGCGAGAGCGGGACGAGATCCGGAAGCGGCTGGAGGAGATGACGGGATGAACGCCGATGAGATCCGCTGGACGATCCTAGAACGCCGCCCGTGCAGCGAGGGACGCGAGTGGCTCGCCACACAGCCCGCCGACGCGGCACCCGAGACGCTCTGGCTTACGTGTCCGCGGGGCGACTGGTTGATGTGGGCTCTCGTGCCGTACGCGTCGAAACACCGTCCGCTGCTCGTGGCGATGATCCTCGCGTCCGCGAGGATTGCGAGGACAAGGCTGCATCTCATTCCGGAGCACCACCGCACGCCCTGCGAGCGCGCGCTCGACCTGACCGAGCGCTGGTGCGCGGGAGAGGACATGCCGGCGAGCGCGTTGCGAGCCGCCGCCAACGCCGCCGCCAACGCCGCCGCCAACGCCGCCGCCAACGCCGCCGCCAACGCCGCCGCCAACGCCGCCGCCAACGCCGCCAACGCCGCCGCCAACGCCGCCGCCAACGCCGCCGACTACGCCGCCGCCGTCCACGCCGCCTACGCCGCCAACAACGCCGCCTACGCCGCCGCCGCCTACGCCGCCGACGCCGCCAACGCCGCCGCCAACGCCGCCGGCTACCTCACCGCCGATCTCGCGATCGTCCACGAGGCGACCCCGTGGCAGCTCGTCGCGTACGCCATCGAAACCGCGGAGAACCAATGAACGACGGGGCTCCCACTGGGTGGCGGGCGCTGCGCCTCGACAGGGTCTACCGGGGCCACCTGCTGAAGGTCTACCTGGCGCCGGAGGGGCGGCGCTGGCGGTGGTCGACTGAGAAGCTGGCCCGGCGCACGCGACTCCTGAACGTTCGCTGGGAGCGGGCGGGCGGGTACCGCGCGACGAGCAAGCAGGCCATGGAGTCGGCGGAGAGGGCGACCGACGAGATCGTAGACGGAAAGGGCGGTGAGTGATGAACCGACGGGCCCGCAAGAAACTCCACTACGCCGAGAAGGCGTACCTGCACGCGAACGGCTGGACGTTGGGGGCGGACGGGAGATGGTCCAACAAGGTCCTCCGCCGGGACAGCCTCGACGAAGGGCATGCCGTGAACGTTCAGAAGCAGCGCGACCGATGGAGCGAAGCGGATCGGCGCCGGCGTGTCAACGAAGGCCCCCTGCTCGTGCACGCGCTCCGGCACCCGGTGAAGCTCCTTCGACGCTTCGCCGCGCGGCTCTGGGCGGCGCCGCGGAGCACGAGCGTCGCGGACTTCATGGAGGACATCGACCGGGCCGCGCTCGGCGACGACTGGGGGGACCAATGAATGGCACCAACAAGTGCTTCGCCTGCGATTCCACTCTCGGCTGCGCGGTGAACTGGCTCCGCGAGACAGGCTACTCGCTGCCGCTGCCCTTTCACTCTTCACTGGATGTGAGCTTGAAGTAGACTCACCCCATGAGCCTCGACGCAGACACCTTCCCCACCCTGATCCGACTCGGCCAGGAGACCGGCATCGAGCCTGAGTACCTCCTGCTCGTCGCCTACCTCGAGTCCCGCTTCACCCCCGAGATCCACCGCTCGGGGACCGGCTACTACGGCCTGACGCAGATCAGCGGTACGTGGCTCAAGGCCCACGGCATCGACCCCACCGACTTCCTCACCTGGCCGGCCAGCCACCAGTTCGCTCGAGCGACGGTGCCCTACTTCCTCGAGCAGATGAAGGCGTACAAGATCCCCGGCGTCCGCTCCGCGGGGGTCCTGCAGGCCATCAACCTCGCGCCGGCGCGCGTGCGTGACGGCGCCCCGGGCAACGTCCTGTACCCCCCGCCGCAGAACTACTACGACGCCAACAAGGGCGTCGACGTCAACAAGGACGGCCAGATCACGATCGGCGACCTCGACGCCCTCGCCGACGCCCTCGCGAGGCAGCAGACCTTCCAGGTGGAGCTGGCGAAGCTGCGCGCGCTCAGGGGCGCGAAGGCGGTGGGTGCGGCGGCTAAGGCGGCCGAGCCGTCCCTGCTCGGCGCGTCACTCGGCGGGCTCGCCGTCGGGGCGGTGGGGTACGCCGCGTACGAGTGGTGGAAGAAGATGAGAGGAGTGTCCCGATGACCGACGCCCACGAAGAGATCGAGAAGCTCGTCGAGAAGGTCGGCGAGGTCCAAGAATCCCTCGACGACTTGCTAGGCGCGCAGGTCGGCTTCTACATGCGCGCCGACAAGCTCGTTCGGCTGCTCACGAGGGAAACGGTGGGCGAGATCATGGAGCGCCGGCGTCGTTCCGCGACGAGTTCGTGCGGTTCGCCCGTGAGGTCTACGCGCCGGTCGGACCGCGCCTCACGGTCGCCGGACCGCCGCTGCCGGAGGCGTGCTTGGAGGCTCTCAGGACGTGGCTCGCCGCGCATGACGACGCGTGAACGGAGGACAGGATGAGCGATCGGTCGAAAACGGTGGTGGGGGCGATGTTCGACATGTTGGACTTGGAGGCTTTGCGGACGCAAGCTCAGCATGCATCGCAAGAGGCGGAACGAAGTCGCCTCGCGCGCGAGATCTTCTTGCACTGCGCGCTCATGGCCGACAACGGAGGCGAGCGATTCGAACAGCTCGCGCAACGCGCCTTCGAGGCGGCCGACGCCTTCTTGAGCGTCGAGGCGGGGAACGCACAGACGCAGCCCGAGGTGAGTGCGCTGCAAACTGCCGCCGACGTGCTCGAGCAGCTCGAATGGTCGCCATTCACCTCCGTCCACTTGTTGAACGACGAAACGAGCGAGGGATGGTGTCCCATCTGTAGGAACCCGATGATGAAGGTGCACGCCGCAGACTGCAAGCTCGAGGCGGTCTTGAAGGCTGCGGGGAGGCGATGATGGGTGACAACGACGTGGTGGTCAGCGTTGGGAAGGGTGAGATCGAGCTGCGGTGGTCGTACGACGGCGTGTTCGTCCACCTCGTTCAGCGATCCGATCAGCCCGCCTTCCTCGACATCGCGGCGGCGTCGACGCTGCATCGCGAACTCGGCGAGTGGCTGCTCGAGCGGGCGCGGAGCGACGAGCGCTGGCGTGACGCGATCGGCTCGACGATGGCAGCGATGTTCGGGATGGTACCACTCGTCTTCCATCTCGTCGGGGGCCAGACCCCCAGCAAAGAGAGCGTCTCCGGCGCGCGCGCCACGATCATGTCGTTCGGGCGCGCGTTGATCCGTGCGGGGGAGGGGGCACGCTTGCGGCGCCTCTTGTGGACCCTGATCAGGGAAGAAGGCGCCGACTTCGAGACGAAGACGTTGCCGCCTACCGAAGATGTTGAGCGGTTTCGTCAGATCGTCGACCTGGAGGAGGAGCTTGGCCCCATCGTCCCCGGCGGCGCGCAGGGGGGCGTCGTCGCCAAGCATCGGCGGGAGGCGACGTGGACCTGTCCAGCTTGCACCGAAACGCTCGACGGTGTCGAGCCGTGTCCCGTTGGAGCAAAGCGTGGCGCCGCGCCGATCCCGGAAGGCGAGTGCTGCCCGGGCTGCGGAGCGCAGCGCGTTGCGCTCTCTCGACCCGGACGCTGCACGAAGTGCAACGTCTTCACTGTCTGGGCCTTTATCTGCAACGGCGTAGGGTCGTGGTACGTGTGCGTCGACTGCGCTCACCGGTGCATGACAGCCCCATGATCCTCGCCAAGGCATTCCTCTCCGGCCGCGGTCGGTGGGCGCTCCGCTGCGCCTACGACGAGCAGGTCACCGAGCAGTGCCACAAGCTACCCGGCATGCACTTCGACCGCGAGGCCCGCGCCTGGGTCGGCTACCTCGACGCCCTCAAGCCGCTCATCCGGCGCCTCGAGAAGCACCGCATCGCCAAGGTCCGCATCCTCACCCCACCAGTGCAAGCCCCGTCGTTCTTCGAGGACGACGACCGCCTGCGCCCGTACCAGAAGGAGGGCGCCGACTTCATCGTCGACCACGCCGACGAGGGGGTCCTGCTCGCCGACGACCTCGGACTCGGCAAGACCCGCACGATCCTGTGCGCGCTGTCGGAACTCGAGCTGCCCGCCGTGGTCGTCTGCCCCGCCGGCGTCAAGCGGTCGTGGGTCAGCGAAGGCGAGAAGGTCGGCGTCAAAGTCAAGATGATTAGCGGCGGCAAAGTAGAGGACTTCGACCTCGACGGTGTCGTGGTGATCAACTACGACATCCTGCCGACGTGGTTGCCCTTCCTCAAGTCGGCCCAGACGGTCGTCTTCGACGAGGCTCACTACCTCATCAACGAGCGCAGTCGACGCAGTCGACTGTGCAAGGAACTCGCCGCGGGGTGTTCGTATCGAATCGCCGCCACCGCGACGCCGTTCACGAACAAGCCGCGGAACTTGTGGAACGTAGTCGACACGATCAGCCCCGGCCGTTTCGGCAAGTTCTTCTACTTCGCGAAGCGTTACTGCGACGCGCACAACGAGACGATCGAGCTGCGGGACGGCGACACCAAGACCATCCTGAAATGCGACGGTGCGACGCACCTCAAGGAGCTGTCGAACCGCCTGAAGCAGTTCACCATCCGCCGCATGAAGGCGGACGTTCAGCTCGAGCTGCCCCCGCAAATCCGCCAGATCGTCGAGGTCGACGTGGCGAGCGACTCGCTCGCCTACGAGTGGTCCCTCAAGAACACTAAGGAGGCGCGCATCGCGCTGAGTGCGGCCGCGAAGACCAAGATCCCACACGCCGTGGAGATGGCCGACGAGGTCGTCGCCGGCGGCGGTCACGTCGTCGTCTTCTGCCACGAGAAGCGCGTGGTGCGCGAGACGGTCAGGGCGCTCGAGGAGCGCCACGTGCCGGTGTTCTGGGCGACCGGGGAGCTGTCACCCGAGCGGCGCGAGAAGGCCGCCGCCGAAGCCGCCAGGGCCCCCTCGGCGCTCGTCGTCACCACCCACTCGATGGGCGTCGGCATCAACTATCTCACCTACGCCGACCACGCCATCTTCCTCGAGTTGGACTACGAGCCGCACTGGTTGATCCAGGCTGCCGGGCGCCTGCATCGTCAGGGGCAGCGCAAGACGGTCCACGTCCGCTACCTCGTCGCCATCGGCACGATCGACGAGGCGATCCGGGACGCGGTCCTGAACAAGATGGACGTGTTCGAGCGGACGTTCGGCTCCACCGAGGCCGGCTTCGTCGACGACCTGCGCGGGGGCTCGGAGGAGGACTCCCTCGCCGCCGTGCGCGACTACCTGCACGAGATGGGCAAGACGTACTTCACCTAGACCGGAACTTGTGGGGGCGCCGGGAACGAGCGCACGACACCGGCACCGGCCTCCACCGTGGCGGTCCCGCCCGCGTCGCAGCGCGCGACCACGGAGACTTGATGACTACCAGTAGAGAGTGGATCCGAACGGAAGGTGCGCGTGAGCAGGACCTTCTTGGCGGCCGCCAGGGTCACGGTGAAGACGTCGACCGGGACGCCGTCGACGTAGATGCCGAACTGGAAGGCGGCCTGGTCGGCTTCGCCGTTCTGCACGTAGGCGCTGACGTCGATGGCCAGCGCGTAGCCGGCGGCGACCACGATGGGTGCTGTCGCGATGAAGGCGACCGCATCGGGGGTGATGTTCACCGGATCGGTGTTCTGCGCGAACCCGAGCTGCGGCGTCGGCTTCGGCTGCGGGTAGGGCACCGCGGCGATGCTTGCCAGAACATAGCGGCTCAACATGGGTGGATTGTACAGGATCTAGTCAGGAAGACTAGCGCGACACGTTCAGAGTGCTTACGGAGGATGAGACCATGACCGAATCGACCGAGACCAAGAAGCCGAAGGGGTTCGCTGCCATGACGAAGGAGCAGCGCGCCGAGATCTCTCGCAAGGGCGGCCGCGCGGCGCACGCGCGCGGTACCGCGCACGAGTTCACCGCCGAGGAGGCGCGCAGGGCGGGCCGCAAGGGGGGCCTGGCGACCCACGCGAAGCACCAGGACGGGGGCTGATGCTACGCTAGTGGCATGCCCGATCGCAGCTACTGGCAGAAGCTCGTCGACGACTACACCGAGGCGTTCAAGCGCCTCGGGCTGACCCCCACCAAGCACGCGCTGCTCCTCGCCGCCACGCCCGGCGAGTTCGAGACCAACAGCGGCAGGGCGTGGCCCGGCACGTACAACGTCGGCGCCGTGCAGGGCCGAGCGCTCACACAAGAGGAGCAGGCGAAGCTCGCCTCGGGTGAGCTGCGACCCGGCGCGCGCATCGCCGGCGACCCGGGCTACGTGCTCCAGTACGACACGAACCCGGACAAGGGCGGCGCGAAGTACCCCGTCTGGTTCGTCGCCTTTCCCACCCAGCTCGACGGCATCCTCTACTACCTGCGCGTCCTGCTCGGCAAGGCGAAGTCGGTGGTCGTCGACCCCGCCGGGACCTTGCGCCAGCTCGCGACGGCGATGTACCTCGGCGGCTACTACCAGGGCCGTCACGCCGGCGCGCGCCCCTACTACAAGCGCGCGCTGCCGCTCACGGTGCCGGAGCAGGCCAACGTCGACGACTACACCAAGGCGCTCGAGGGGGTCTACGCTCAGACCATCGAGCCCAACATGGGCCCCCTCATCCAAGAGGAGAAGTCTCCGATGCCGGATCCGACGCCCGCTCCCGCCCCCACCGCCTTCGCCAAGCGCCTCGCCGAGATCGCACTGGCCCACGCGCCGTGCTCCGCGCACGACCGACAGGACGTGTACGTCGACATCATCGTGCGCCCGAGCGACCGCACCGAGGCGCGGTTGCCGTACTACATCGGCAACAAGCCGCCCAGCACCTGCGGCCTGCTCGTCGAGGGCGCCCTACGCCTCGACGGGCTCACCGACCCCGAACTCGTCGACCCGTACAAGACCCCGCCCGGAGCCGTGGCGGACCTCCAGACGGTCGCCAAGCGGCACGGCGTCCTCGAGTACGGGACCCCTACGAAGCCGCCCTGCTGCGGAGACGCGATCATCATCGACGAGGTCCTCGTCGACAAGGACGGCAAGGAATACGACAACGCCCACGTGATCCTGTGCACCAGTGACGCGGCGGTCAGCGACGACGGGCTGACGTGGGCGTACGCGTCGGTCCAGGGGGGACAGTACAACCCCAGCGACAAGACCGGCGGGAGCAGCGCCGTCATGTCGTTCCCGACGAGCACCCTCGTCAAGAAGAACGGCAGGTGGTACGCGGGCGCCGGGACGCGGTACGTGATCGCGATCTGCCGCTTCAGCCGGCTCGACTTCCCCGTCTCGCAGCAGGTCCCCGTCGCCAAGCCGGCGGAGCCGCCCGAGGAGCCGACCAAGGAGCCGGAGCCCGCGCGCGAGCCGGCGGCCGCCCCCCAGCCGAACGACGGGGCTCCCACAGGGGGGGTGAAGAAGAACGTGGTGGGCCTGGCGGCGGGGGCGTCGCTGTTCGCGCTGGTGGCGGGGGTGGTGGCGTGGGTCTGGGAGAAGTGCTGAGGGGCCTAGACAGCAAGAGGGGTCGTGGGCATCATCGGTCCCGATGATGATTCGACGCCGCTCGGGGCGGGCTGGGTTCGGGACCCGGCACCGTTCCATCTAGCGGGTGCGACGCACGAACCAGACGCGATAGCGATGATTGACGGCGGCGGATAGCCGCGAGCGCGAAAGCACGCGAGGCGCCACCAGAAGCGGCGCGAAGCACACGGGAGGCTGCGGGCAGGGTGCCCGCGGCCTTCGGTGTTTTCACAACCCCATGGCGCTGTGCCGGACGGCCGCCTCCACCTTGGCGGCGTCGACCCCGCGGGGGTCGATCCAGAGCGACCTCGCCATGCCGAGCGTGTGACTCAGCCCGCGCCCGTGGACGACGCTCAGGTAGAGCGCCTGCGGCTTGAACCAGACCCGGATGGCCCCGTCCGGCGACGTCGCGTGCGGGACCTTCAGGTCCCGCGCGACTCGCCAGCCCTGCGCTTCGAGGTGGTTCATGACCCGCGCCTTCGCCTGCGCGAAGGTCTCGACCGGGTTCGGGAGCCCCTCGCGCAGCCGGCGCCCCTTCGCCGCCTTGTCCATCGCCTTCAGGCCCCACCAGAAGAGACCGACGGTCGCAGCGAGCGCGGCGCCGCTCCAGAAGACCGCCCCCCAGTCCGTCTTCCTCTCGATCTGCGAGCTACTCGTAGGGATCGGGCCGGTATCCGAGTAGCTCGCCCGTCGAAAAGGGCTGGAGGCCTCCGGCGTCGCCGCGAAGAGCGGCGCCAGCTCGGGCACGCCCGGCTGACGGAGGACCGTCATCTTGCCCTGGTGGCTCGCGAGCGGCGCCAGCTCCGCACTCGAGAGGACCGCCTGCAGGTCCATCGGCTGCCCGTCGACGAGGCACTGCCTGGCGACGAGGAGGCACGTCTGGCTGTAGTCGATGTGCTTGAAGTCGTGAAACCACCCGCGCCCCTGGATCACGCGCTGCTTCGCGTCCGTGACGGACGGCTCCCACGACTTGCCGCCGAGGGTCGGCCCCTCGAAGTGCCAGCCGTAGTTCTCGGCCTTGCCGGTGGCGTACCGGAGCAAGTCGTTGTCGATGCACCAGTTCTTGCCGACCGTCCTGATGATGCCCCCGGCCGGCGTGGGCGGGAGCTTCGCGAGCTGGGCGTCGATCGTCGTGCTGTGCCTGATCATCCCGGCGCTCGAGGACGTGATCGTCTGCGTGTCGGGCGGCAGCGTCGTGGCCCGCTGCTGCCAGCCGAGGTCGACGAGCTTGGGCGTGAGCAGCGAGCACCCGAGCAGGTCGGCGATCTGCTGCTCGAGGTACGCGCTGACGTCGATGCGCACGCCTTCGATCTTGAGGGCGTCAGCGAAGACCCTAAACTCGCCGTGGTGGCCGCCGGCGTCGCTGACGACCGTCCCCCACGAGACCTCAAAGTTGCCGCCCTTGATCTGGTCGAGGACGAGCGGGGCGTACGCGGCGCTCGCGGTGTCACCGGGCCATACGATGGGCATCGCTCACCTCTTGAGCTGGTTGAAGATCCCGATCGCGAGCGGGATGCCGAGCCCGATGCCCGCCACCTTGATCGCGGTGTCGCGCTGCTTGGCCGAGACGACCGCCACGCCGAGCCCGATGATGCCGGCGAGCACCAGGCCGCTGTACGCGCCGAAGACGGCGCCCTTGCCGGCGCCGCAGAGGATCCCCGACCCCTCCTTGTCGCAGCTCGGGTTGGTCAGCGCACCGAAGACGGCGCCGATGCCGAGGCTGATGCCGGTGTAGACGAGCGCCGGCTTCCAGCCGGTGCTCGCGGGCTCCCGCAGGACGATGTCGGCCATGACCTACTCCTCTTCCTCGTCGTGGGCCGCCGCCTTGTGCGGCGCGCGAGCCTTGAAGAACGCCGACGCCGCGGCGAGCGACGCGCTGAAGAGCGCCGTGCCGAGCAGCAGGAAGCTGATGATGCGCGTCGAGTTGTCGACCGCCGGCGCCGGCGTGTGCTGTACGACGGGCTGCGCGGGGACCGTCCCCGGCGGCGGGTGGTAGAGCGTCACGCCGTGACAGCCGTCGGCGGGGCACGGGACCTGCTCGCCCCTGCTGTTGTACGTGAACGCGTGGTGCTCCACGCGCCCCGCGACCGGGACGCCCTCGATCACGGTGTGGAAGATCTCGCCGTAGTGCGACATCCCGGTCTGGTGGTTGATCTCCTGCGCCCACGCCACCATGGCCGAGGACAGGTGCGACGACCCCCAGGGGGTGTAGCCGGGCGGCATGGGTCCGTCGTAGATCGCCATCAGGCGGCTCCTTCAGGAGAGAACGAAGAGGTGGGCCTGGTCGGACGAGAGGAAGGCCTGCGACACCTCCATGTCCTGCTCCGGGGTGAAGATGAGGTAGGCCTTGCCGGGGGTGGCGTCGTCGGCCGGCCACCCCGCCGGCGGGTCGGCGGTCACCTGGAGGGTGCGCAGGCCGTGTGCCGACAGGCTCTGGCTCACCGGCTCGTAGGCGACCGTCTGACCGCGCGTCAGGTCGCTGACGCCGTAGGTGAAGCCCTTGAGGAGCTGGTAGACCCTGCGGTCCGCGTCGATCGGCACGCGCTGCCAGGTCCGGCCGGCGGCGCTGGCCGTCTTCGAGGAGCCGAGGAGCCACAGCGCCCCCGCCGCGCTCGCGGCGACGACGCCGGCAGCGAGGTAGCGCCGGTCCATCAGCAGCAGTCCCAGGCCGCCTTGTCGGCCGGCGGCAGCGTCCCGGCCGGGACGATCTTCGCCGACCAACCTTCACAGCCAACGCAGCGGCTGCCGGAGCACTGGGGTGACCAGTACGACATGATCCGCTGGCACGCATCCAGCGTGTCGGTCGTGACGTAGTAGACCTCTTCGGCGAACCGATCGCTGGCGGGCGAGCCGAGGCAGAAGCCGTAGGACCATCGGATCCAGAGCGTGTACCACATGACCGGCCCCCTTCAGAAATCGCCGCCGAGGTCCAGGGCGACCTCCTGCACGAAGAGGCCGGGGACCGAGCCCTTCGCCCACTTGAGCGGCGTCGTGTTGCGGTAGTAGACGTCGAACCCCCAGAGGTTCTCGCCCGTCTGCGTCGCCGCGATGAGGAAGCCCTGGTTGGCCAGGAGCGCCGCCATGTTCTGGATCGACTGCCCCCGGCTCGGCGTCATGAGGAGGACGTAGTGCCGGAAGGGCATGAAGGTCACGCCGCCGTCGGAGTCCTCGACCGTGATCGCCTTCACCGGCAGCTTCATCGGCGCGACCGCCGGCGTCGAGGTGCACTGCCAGGCGCGCAGCACCGGGAGCGGCGACCCGTACTCCATGGAGAGGATCTGCGAGACGAGGTCGCCGAACGTCTGGTACGCCGAGATGTACTGGACGCGCAGGCGCATGGCGTCGTCGTACTTGTCGAGGTTGCGCGGCCAGTCGGTTGGCAGCGACCTGCTACGCGGGTACGCGAGCATCGAGATCCACGCGCCCTCGATCTTCAGGCCGGGAAGCGCCGCCTGGATCTCCGTCATGGCCTTGACGAACTTGTCGCCGTCGAACACGGCCTCCTTGGTCGGCGGGAGCGTGATCTCGATGCGGTAGCGGCCGGTGTTTCCGAGCGCGCTCAGGTCGTCGAGGAAGCTCCACTGCAGGCAGGTCGAATCGACCAGCGCGCCGGGTGCGGCACCCGGCGTCGCGGTCGACGTGCCTCCCGTCGTCTTCGCCGACGAACGAGTCGCGACGAACGCGACTGCGAGAGCCGCCGCGACTCCTCCTCCGATCAGCAGGGCCTTCTTCTTGGGCGTGTTCGGGTTGAGGATCGAGTCCTCGCTGAGCGATTCGTGAACGTACATGCAGAGATAGTACCAGTAGGGGTAGGTGCTGTCACGCGAACCATGTCAAGCTGGAAGGGAGGCGTTCGATGAAACTAGGACTGGTTTTTCTCACTGCGATCGTGGTGGTTTCTTGCCAAGAAAGCGTGACGACGCCGCCGCAGGGACCCGGCACGGAGTTCCCGTGCGGCTACCGCGGCGTCGACTGCGGCGACGAGACGTGCTGCTACGAGGGCGACGTCTGCGGCGGCGCACCGTTCACCGGGTGCCCGGCGGACACGTGCTGCTTCACCGGCGAGGACGCGGTCGGGTCCAAGAAGCCGTACCCGAAGGTCCGGCGGCGCCACACACAGTGACCCCCGTCGTTCGGCGCGCCGTGCAGGGGTCGAACCTGCAGCCTTCCAGCTCTAACGACTGGACGCTCTACCTTTGAGCTAACAGCGCGTGGTGGGAGGGGCTGGACTTGAACCAACGACCTCCTCGAGACGAGCCCGAGGCGCTCTGACACTGAGCTACCCTCCCGCGATCTACTTCAGCAGCGGCAACGACGCGACGTGGCGCCGCAGGACCTCCTTCCTCCTCGGATGGAGGCCCAGAGCCATGAGCTGGCCGTGGTAGGGGGGATCGGGCTCGTGGACGGCCGTCAGCGCGACGCCGGCGGCTCGCAGGCGGGCTTCCTCGCGCGCGAGCGACACCTCGTCGGGGACGGCCAGGACCACCGCGTAGGTCCCGGGACCGAGGCCGCCGGGAGAGGACTCTCCGGCGGCGTGGCAGACTTGCGCGGCTTGTATGCCCCTGGGCAGGTCCGCGCGGACGATCACGTAGTGGGTGACGGGACTAGGCGATTAGCGACATGGCGCCCCTCTGCGTCGATGGTCGTCCCCAGCGTGCGGACGATCGCCGCCGCTGTCAAGAAGAACGACGGGGCTCCACCGGTCGGCGCGCCGGGCGCCGAGGGCGGTCTCGAGGAGAGGGGCGACCCTCGACGCGGTCACGACGTCACGGCCGCGGTTCCTGGGGCTCCGAGAGGCCGTCCAGCTCCTCCTCGGTGAGGCCCTCGAGCGCCTTCACGATCGTTATCACACGAGATTTTGGACAGATGCAGATCTCGCGGCACTCGGCGTCGATGATCTTGTACCAGCCGTCCTTCACCCGATCTTCGTACGAGTCGGTGTCTCGGAGGGGCGCGGCCAAGAAGCCGGGCTCGTAGGTCCAGCGGTAGCCCGGCGGCGGCGGCCGGATCTGGATCGGTTCTCCCACGTGCTTCTGCATCGCCATGGAGACGAGCTGCGCTTCGCGAAAGCTCGGACAGATGCAGAACTCGACGAACCGCCCATCGACCTCGAGTGGCGCCGTTGCGAGGAGCACAGTGATCTTGCCCGGCGGGCTCGGGATGAAACGAAACATGGGAAAATCATGGCCTTTCTTTGTTCAGCAGCTCCCGGAGGCGCGCACCCGCCTCCGCGAGGGGCATAGCGCGCCACCTGCGGTCCTCGAGAACCGCGCACGCCTCGTCGGGTCCGAGGCCGCCCCTGCTTGCCAGGGTCTCGAGCGACTGCCCGCCGTGGTTCTTGCGCGCCTGGTCCTCGTGGGCGGCGAGGGCGGACCACGGTACGGTCAGCGGCCCGGCGTACGTGCGGCACTGCTCGTAGGTGAGGAAGATCGGAAACTCCTTGAACGGGGCAGCACCGTCTTTCTCGGCGGATATCGCTGTTCCCGCGTCACGCGCGCCATGCTCGCCGCGTTCGATGGAGTCGAGAACGCGTTGAACTTCGATGTGCAGAGAGCTGCGGTAGTATTTCAAGATTCGTCCGCGTTCGTCGGCGCGACCTTCTTCACGAAGATCTTCGATCGGAGACGACTTAGGGCGGCCCTTGTACATGGCGACCCGAAGCCGATTGCAGACCCCTCCGAGAACGGGTGGCTGCTTGAAGACCCCACGTATCAGGTTGATGTCGCAGATGGACTGATGAAGCTCTTGGACCTCTTCGTCGTCCAGCGGAATGACGATCTCCCACATTTTGGCTACTCCTTGAACGGGTGCGTTTTGCTGTACGCCGACGCGAACGACAACCGCGCCCGGGCCTTCGGGCAGCCGTCCTCGTTCTCACCACTGTAGCCACAGAGGGTCCCCGAGCGGCGGATGCTCGCCCGGGCGATGTGCAGCGCCACGCGCACGGCGAGACGGCGGTCCGCGAGCAGGTCCTTGCCGTAGTAGAGCGGGCGTCCCTTCGCCCCCCACGCGCCGACCCACCCGCCGTCCTCGGTGAGCGCGATGCCCCCGTAGGCGTGGATCTGGAAGATGGAGACGGCGATGCCCTGGTCGCAGTCGCCGGATCGCAGCGTGAGGGCCTTGCCCGCGCCCCGACGCCACTTCTCGCTGTTGCAACTCCCGTCGTCGACGTGCTGCCAGAAGTGCGACTCCCAGAAGCCGATGGCGGCGACGAGGATGGCGGTGCGCGCCTTGTTGACGTCCGTCTTCCAGATCGGCTCCTCGCCGGGCTCGCTCACGACGTCGACGATGTCGCGTGCGATCGCGTCGTAGTGAGCGATGCTGCGCCCGGGCATCGTCGCCGCCGGCGCCCAGCGCTTCATCGCGGCGAGCACGTAGGCCTCGAGCGCCTCGTTTCGCGCAGCCGGCTTGGCCGGCTTCGCGCCCATAGAAGAGGAAGGGGCGGGGACGGGGACCGGGGCCGGAGAAGCGGAGGCCTCGGCGGCGGCGGCGTCGACGGGGGCCTCCTTGGAGACGGTGGCGGGTTTGGTGCAAGCGAAGAGCACCGCGGCGATGAGCGAGAGCTTCATGAAGGTGTTCATGGTGCCGGAGCTTGCTGTCCCTGGTGGGGATGTCAAGTTGGGTCGCGTTAGAGTCCCTCCAAGAACTGTCGGAGGGCTCGCACCTGCTCGTTGTCGGTCGCGCGCCTCCTCGCCTGCGCGATGATCTCCTGCGCGAACGCCGCCTCGCGCTTGCGCGGGCCGATCGCGGCCTTGAAGACCTCGTCGATGATGTACGCCGCGGTCTTCCATGCAAAGTACATGGAGGGGACCTCCTTGACGGGCGTCGTCTCAGCGGATGTCTTCGCCTCGCGCCCACCGCTCCGCGGCGGCCGCGCACTCCGCGCAGATCTCGTCTTGCTCATGGGCCGGTCCTTGGATCTGAGCGCCCTCGTCGCCGCACGACGCGGTCTCGGAGAGCTTGTTGTGAGCCTCGTCGTAGGTGAAGACGTGGCCGAGGCCGTCGGTGCAGCGGGCGACGACGATCTTGGAGCCGCCGGCGGGCCGCGACACGACGCGGTAGTTCATCTGCCGGTACGTCTTCATCGAAGTACCTTCCGCATCGCCTCGATGCAGCCCTTGCAGCACACCTTCGGCAGGGCGAAGTCGTACTTCGGGTCGATCACGGCGACGCCCTGCTCGACGACCTTCTCGCAGATGCGGCAGGTCGCCGAGTTGGTCCTCGTGTGTGTTGCAGGATCGTAGGGCACGTACTTCACGATTTCCTCCCGTTGTCGTTGCTGGCCTTGGTGGAGCGCAGGGCGTTCAAGAGGACGCTCGCGCGCAACCGGATCTCGAGTTCGTCGCTCATCGCGACCCGAGGTGGAAGAAGAGTGAGTAGAGCAGCACCCACAGGCCCGCGGCGAACGTGAACCCGGTGACGTAGCCGACGTACCCGATGTCGTTCCAGTTCTCGATCTCCTCCTGTGCGTGCTGGGGAGGCGGCGGTGCAGCCTGCATCATCCGCACGACGAGGAACGTCGCCACGAAGGCCACGTAGGGGACGTGCAGGTGGGTCGTCGGCTCGAAGAACCAGGTCCAGACCTTGGCTATTACGAAGCCGTACCAGAGGGCGTTCGCGACGGTGAAGATCGACTGGAAGGCGGTACGGCGGAGCAGCAGTTGGTACTTGCCGACGCGCCCCGAGTACTTGTCGGTCCCGCGCACGAGGAGGGTGTCGGGCCCGCCGTCCTCGACAAACTCGCAGACGCCCTCCTCCCTGAGCTTCTCGAAGACGGTGGCGTAGGGCGAGCTACTCGTGGTGTGGACGTGCGCCTTCGGATTCTTGAGCGTCTTGCGCAGCGCCTCCTCGAACTGCTCGGGTGACGGGGGAGGGGGGATCGGAGGTGGCAGCGGGGGCGGGATCGGGGGGATCATGGTGGACGACTCCTTACAGGCCGATCATCTCGTTTGCCGCCGTTTTGCGACGCCGGCGCGAATAGGTCGCGTAGATCGCACGCTCTCGGCTCTCACGTATTTGTGCACTGTGAAGTTCCCGTCGAACCGATCGGTCGCCTCCTCCTCGGAGTAGTGCGCCTCGATATTCCCCGCCTCCGGATCGTGGGTGACCCAGATCACTTTCGGAAGTTTTAGCTTTCTCACAAACCGAGTTCCTTACTCGCCATCCTCACGCGTAAAGCTGCGCGTCTCGCCAGGCGTCGTTCCATCATCCCCGCAGCTCCCGATCGATCTGGCGCTCCATCTCAGCGACGAGCTTGTCGTACAGCGACTGACTGCGCCCCTGCAGCGTCGCGAGGTTCACCCTGGTCGGCTTCTTGTTCCACCGTTCCTCTGCGAGGAGCGCGTCCATGTAGGCGCCCAGGAGGCGCACGACCTTGGGTGACGGCTGCACTACTTCACCTTGAACCAGAGCGGCGACTCGTCCTTCGGATCCCCGTTGTAGTTGATGAAGATCTCCTCTCCCGGCTTGATGTCGTGCAGCGCGATGAACTTCATCGACTGCATCGGCACGTACCGCTCGTAGTACGCGTTGGGTGCGTACGAGTGGTTGATGAACGATCCGAGACCCATCGCGAGCGCGGCGTTCTTCGCGTCCCAGACGTACGCGTACGCGGAGACCCGCTCGGCCATCTCGCGATTCGGTAGGATCAGCACCGGGTTGATCATGAAGACGTCTCCCTTCAAGATCTCATCGACCGTGATCACCGTCCTACCGTACTTCCGGCTGCCGACCAACCGCAAGTACTTGTCAACGGACCATCGACATCCGCACCACGACGACATCTCGATCATTTCGGCACGATCTCCCGAAGCTCCTGCCTGGTGTCCTTCTCGATGCACCCGCGCGACCGCAGGTCGGCGATGAGCTGCTGCCCGTCGACGCGACCGAGCGCGCGCTCGATCGAAGCCTTCGAGAGGTTGTCGCGCTGGCTCTCGACGATGGCCAGCTCCTTGCCGTTGCTCAGCTCGATCGGACCGTTCATCTGGACCCACCGCATGATGCGCTGGCGCCGCTTCTCGAGCGCCTTGTCGAGCGCGCGGGAGATCTCGTAGACGCGGCGCACGCTCTCGCTGCTGTTCGCGTCGCTGAGGACGTCATCCATCCCCGTGGGGCCGACGATGGCGGGGCAGATCTCGTTGGCCGGGCAGTACTTGCAGTGCGCGCCGGGCCGCATCGCCGGCGTCTTGGAGTAGACCCGTACGAGCGCCTGCTTCAGGTGCCTGCGGTGCTTCGCCCACCGCTCCGCCCCGACCTCCGCGACGTCGGGCTCGATGAACTCGTCGTCGACGCGGAAGATCGCGTTCACGCTGCGCCCGTCCCGCGCGTCCCAGACGCGCGAGAGGCCGAGCGACAGCGTGTCGAGCTGCTTGTTGGTCTTGGCCTCGTAGACGCTGCTGCCCGTCTTCCAGTCCGCGGTGAACAGGAGGCTCCCCTCGTTGACGACCGCCGCCATGTCGAGCTGCCCCGGGATCTCGGTCGCCCGGCGCGCGGAGTAGTCGCGCGAGCCCGTCCCTTCGAGGAAGCGCGCCTCGTCCCTGAAGGGGTCGTAGGCGAGCTTCTTCTCGGTGACGAGCGGGATCCCATCCCAGCCGCGGTCCGCGAGGAACCCGCGCAGGAACTCCGTCGCCCTGCGGTAGTAGTCGTAGAGCCGGCCGGGCTCCACCCGGTGACCGACCGCGATCTTCTCGATGGCCGATCGCCTGAGCCTCCCGTAGGCCGCGAACCCGCCCGCCACGTGCCGCTCCATCGCGAGGTGGAACGCCACGCCGAAGCGCGGCGCGTCGGCCAGGAGCTTCGGGTCGCGGGTGCCGAGCGGGTCGTTGGGATCAGGAGGGATCTTGACGTCGGGCCCTGCCCACCACTGGCACTCGAGCAGGAGGTCCGTCTTGCTGGCGCTTGCGTGATGCCGCGGGACGGTACCCGCCACCGTTGGTTTCATCTTTCCCCTTTTGTGTGACTGCTGCGACTGCTACTGCGCGGACCCAGACGCTCGGCAGCACCTTCTCCTCCGCCGCGGCGCGCTGGATGAAGTCGGCTTCCTCGGGCGCGAAGCGGATGGAGAGGGGCTTGCCCAAGCCGTGGGCTGTGTCGTAATGCAGAGGTGGACATGCCGCGCCCCTCAGCACCCGACCGGCACGCAGCATCACCGTCTCGCGGATCCAGGCGGAGACGGTGAGCCCGTCTTGGGCAGCGCGCATGGTAACCGCGCTCAGGTCTTCAGGCTTGAACCTGATGTTCGGTTTCCAGGGGGCGGCGGGGGTGGCACTCATCTGTTGGACGGCAGTCTAGCAAGATACCGCAGCGAGGGGAAATGGATAAGGTCACACCCATCAGGCGCACCGACGGCCCCGTGATCGGCAAGTCGAAGGCGCAGATGCAGACGTCGTACGTCGAGGCTTACACAGTGGAGGGAGGGTCGCTCCTCGGGGCCTCCACCGAGTGCGAGTTCCTCGTGGCGGGGGCGCTCCCGGTCGGCAACTTGGTCCTCATGTCCGGCGAGAGTGGCGGCGGCAAGTCCTGGTGCGCCTACGACCTCGCGCGCGCGGTGGCGACGGGCACGAAGTGGCTCCACCGCAGCAAGTCGGTGCAGGGTGCACAGCGCGTCCTGATCCTCAACTACGACAACCCGACGCCCACGCTCCAATCACGCCTGGTCCGACTCGGCTTCACCGCAGAGATGCCGTTCCGTGTGATGACGCTCGGCCACACCAAGCCGATCGACGGCCTCCCGGAGATCCTCACGCTCCCGTCGAACCGCCGGCACCTGCGCCACATCGTTCACGGCTACCAACCGGCGCTCATCCTGGTCGACTCGTTCCGGCAGCTCCACGAGCTGGACGAGAACGACAGCAAGGAGATGAAGGCGATCATGTCCACCCTGAAGGAGTGGACCACGGTCAACAAGTGCGTCGTCGTGATCATCCACCACACGAGCAAGAGCGGCGGCGGTCGATGGGAAGCGCAAGCGCGCGGCTCCGGCGAGATCATCAGCTCGGCGGGCGTCGTGATCGAGGTGCGCAAGGCCGAGGCGAAGAACATCTCCGGCGTCGCCGGCACCCTGCACTGGAGCAAGCACCAGGCTTGGGCCATCGGCCAGACGCGCGAATGTGCCTTCGAGATCATCGACGAGGACGATCGCGAGGGCAGCCACACGATCGTGCGCGCGACCTCCGCGCTGCCCGGCGAGATCGACATGATCCAAGAGGAGAAGATCCACAAGGCCATCGTCGAAGCCGGACGTCCCGTCACGCGAGAGCAGCTCTACATCATCCTGAAGGGCACGCCCAAACCGGTCGTGAACCGCGCGCTCAACAAGCTACTGGCACGACAGGAGCTGGTCTACCGACACAAGCCGAGTCGAACGTACGCAGTTCGATGAGGACATGGCAGCAGCTCCTCTACGCGTCGAGATTGGAAGACATCGAGCGTCTCTCCCGCTTCGTCGGCGTGTCGCACACGACACCCAAACACGGTGAGTCCTACTCGGCCTACAAGCATCGAGTGATCCAGAAGCTCCTGCGCTTCATGTCGGCCGAACGCCGACGAGAGGCTAAACTCGAGGCATGCAAGACGCCGAAGACCCGCCCACCCACCGAGACTCCGGCTCACTCTCGGTCTTCGAGAACACCGCCGCCGAAGCGCTGACCACCCTCGAAGAGTTCTCCCTCGACGAGGAGGGCCACGAGCTGATGCACGAGGCGCGGGAGCTGGCCACCATCTTCGCCGCGTGGCGCTCGCTCCCCCCGAGCCCGGAGGACCGGACCGTCGCCATCACGCGCGTGATGACCCTGCACCGCAGCGTGGGCGAGTACGTCGTGCGGCGGCGCGCTCGACTCACCCACCAGTGACCCCCGTCGTTCGGCGGTGCCACTACGCAAATAGTTCAAGATCGGCCCCTCAAACTCGATGCAGACTGCACCGGATCACGTGCAGGCTGCACGGATGCAGCATGCACGCACGTCGCGGTTGACATGCGCGATCTCCGCGAAAATCGCGGGGTGAGCGGCTGCATGTTGCATCCATTCGCGTGCGTGATGCACGAAGAACTGGTCGAGTAACTTGAGTAAGGGTGCGATCTACTCTCATGCCTACATTTCCCCCCCAAAATTCGGGAAAAAGCATGCAGAGTGCACGACAGTGATCTCGCGTACTTAGGGCGCCAAAAAAGCGTGCACTATGCAGCACCCCATTTCTCGCGATCGGGACCCGATTCGGCTGCCCCTCGCGAGATCGTTCGACTTTTTCACTGAAGCGCAGTTCAGTGGTCGGGGTCGCGGAGGGGGGGTCCGACCCACGAAACCCACTTTTGCCCGAGAAAAGCTGGGTGCGGCAGATCGCTAAACCCGGCCCAAATGCCGCTTTTCCAGACCCCCCTGCACCCTCACCGAACCTCTTTATTTCTGCTGGATCGGTTGCCTCAAACCCTGGTGCTTCCTCACCCCCGGGCCCCCCCTATAAGGGGGCCCGTGGGAGCCCGGATGGACCACCTGGTTGCCTGGGGATGCTTTTGCTATGCCGGGCTTGACGCTGCCAACTGCGCTCTGCAACGGCGCGCTCGGTGCGACTCGGCCCCCGCGACCTCCTTCCCCTTGGTCGCGGGGGCTTCTTTCTTTGTTGGACGCCTGTCCAGCAAAGAAGGTTGACCTGCTCCGCGGTCGGGCGTAGAAGCGGGTGATGGACTCCGGGTCGCGTCCCGGATGAAAGGGGAAAACTGATGCCGTACTCGGTCGCGGACATCCGCGCTCGGCAGTTCTTGCTTCGGATGCTCCTCGTGGCGCCGCCGAAGCAGGGCAAGAGCACGTGCGCGATCTCGACGTGCCCGAAGCCCTGCTTCGTCCTGAACACGGACGGCAAGGGCGCCTTCGACTACGCCGTGCTCGCCGGCAAGGTCCAGGAGGGGGAGATGGACGTCGAGGACCTGACGAGCGTCAAGGGGTTCAAGAGAGGTCTTGCGCACGTGCGCGCGAACCCCGACAAGTACAAGACGGTGGTCCTCGACAACCTCACCTTCTTCGCCGGGATCGTGGAGGAGGAGGTGCGTCGCGAGACCAAGGGGGAGGACGGGCGCCAGGTCTACCCGAAGATCGAGCGCATCCTCCTCACCTGCCTGAACGACCTCATCTCGCTCCCGCACCACGTGATCGTGATCGGCCACGTCGATCCGAGCGAGGAGAAGAAGGCGGCCGGATCGTTCGGACACATCCTGTCCATCTCCGGCAAGGCCAAGATCAAGGTGCCCAGTCTCATGCAGGACTGGGTGTGGCTAGAGGTCTCGATCGACGAAGATACGGGTCTCGCCAAATACGAGTTCTTGCTCGCTCCAGAAGGACACTGGAAGCAGGCAGTGCGATCGATCAAGACGGATACGAAGCGAATGGCTGCGGATGTTTCCAAGTTCATTCGCCTCGCATCGAAACGCGCAGCACCGAAGGCAGCCAAAGAAGCCAATTCGAAGGAGTCGCAATGAGCTACGACGAGCACGAGGACTACACCGAGGAGATGAACTGGGACGAGGTCGGTACGGTCGTCCCAGAAGGGAAGTACACGCTCGAAGTCGAGAAGGCGTCGTACAAGCCCACCAAAGACAAGAAGCACATGGCGGTCGTACAGTTCAACATCGTCGCCGCCTACGATCCGGAGAACGAGAAGTACGTCGGCAAGAAGGTGTTCGAGAACTTCGTGTTCACGATGACCGCCGCGTTCACCGTGAAGAAGTTCATGCGCGCCGCGCAGCTCGAACAGCCGAAGGTCATCTCGAAGAAGTTTCTCGAGGACACGTGGTGTGACGAGGTCCTCGGCGTGCAGGTCGACGCGGAGCTGAAACACGAGACCTTCCAGGGCGACACGCGCGCCAAGGTCAAGCAGTACTTCCCCGCCGGCACCGCCGAGGAGGAGGTCGACGACGAGGCCGACGACGACAAGGAGAAGAAGAAGTCGAAGCCGGCCGCGCCGACTTCGACGAAGAAGAAGAAGGAGAAGGAGGAGAAGCCCGCGCCCGAGCCGGAGGACGACGAGGACGACGACGAGGAGGAGGACGACGAGGAGGACGACGAGGAGGACGACGACGAGGAGGACGACGACGAGGAGGACGACGACGAGGAGGACGACGAGGAGGAGGAGGAGCCCGCGCCGAAGGCCGCGACCAAGCCGGCGCCCAAGACCGCCAAGAAGTCGGAGGCGGCGGCGGCGGCACCGCCACCGAAGGCGGCGCCGAAGTCGTCGCCACCGAAGGCGGCGACGAAGAAGGGGGCGAAGACGACGAAGAAGGGGAAGTGAGCCATGGCGTCCGCGGCAGCCCGCTATCTCGACCTCGGTTGGAACGTGATCCCCGTCGACGGCACGACGAAGAAGCCGCTCATCGGCACCTGGAAGGAGTTCCAGACGCGCCGGGCGGCGCCGGACGAGATCGAGTCGTGGTCGCGGCGGTTCCCCAGCGGGGGGATCGCCGTCATCTGCGGCAAGATCTCCGGCCTGCTCGTGCTCGACGCCGACGGGGCCGAGGGTGTCGCCGAGGCCGAGAGACGCGGGCTGCCCAAGACGCCCATGGTCAAGACGCCGGGGGGCGGGATGCACATCTACTTCAAGCTCCCGCACGGCTTCAACTCTCCCAGCTCCTGCAAGGTCGGCGACAGCCGCAGGCTCGACGTCCGCGGCGACGGCTCGTACGTCGCCGCGCCGCACACGAAGCGGTCGGACGGCCGGCGCTACGAGTGGGTCGTCAAGCCGTCGACGAAGCTCGCCGACGCGCCAGAGTGGTGGAGGAAGCTGCTCAAGCAGCGGGACGGCGGCGAGTTGGAGAGGCGGAGGCAGAAGGTTGAAGCTCGAACGTCGGGGCTCCCACTGGTGGGGGCGGGGTTCGAGCGCCTCGACCCCGTCGTGCGGGGGTGGATCGAGAACGGGCACGACCTCGAGCGGTTCCCGAGCCGCAGCGAGTGCGACTTCGCGGCGGTGATGGCGCTGCTCGCGATCGGGATGGAGGACGACGAGATCGAGCGGGTCTTCGCGACCTACCCGATCGGGGAGCGGTACCGCGAGCCGGGGACGGGGGGACCGCGCTACCTCGAGCTGACCATCCGGACCGCGCGCCGGAAGCTCAAGGCGGTGCGCATCAAGTACGCGGACCTCACGGACTACGAGGCCGACGGCCGCAAGAGCGGGTGCCGGCGCCTGCACCTCGCGCTCGTCGTCGAGGACGGCGACGACGTCGGGCGGTGGATCAGGACGGGGATCACGGTCCCCAGCGACGGCCGGGAGGCGTGCGCGGCGCGCTGGCAGCGCCTGTTCGAGGCGCTCGGCGTGCCGCCCATCCCTCCGGGGGAGGTCACGCCGCGCAGCTTCAGCGGCCTGGTCGGACGCACGCTCGTCGTGGAGGTCGACCGCTCGCGGCAGCAGAACCAGGTGGTCGCGTTTCACAAGGGGAGGTGGCAGTGATCGACGTGGTGGTCCTCGACCCCGCCCACCGCGAGATCCTCGTGCGGGTGATGTGGCGCAAGGGCCTGCGCTTCCTCGAGCTGGCGATCTCGGGCTCCTTCCCCGAGCCGACCAAGGCGGTGTCGGAGAGCACCATCAGGGCCGCGATGGGCGGCGAGGCGATCGAAAGCCTCGCGGCGGAGAAGATCGCCTACTTCATCAAGGAGCGCGCCGAGCGGACGTAGGTTGGAGTGGAGGAAGTGGAGGGTGACGCGTGGTGTGGTGCAAGGGGCACCCACAGTGACGAGAAGAAGAAGAAGAAGGAGTGATGGAGGCCCAGCATGGGCTCGCGTCCTCGTACTGAGTTCGAGTATCGCTGGCATGGTGCGCCGGTGGTGTGGGTCGAGAGCGAGCTGACCATGGTGCACGCCGTTCCCGAGGCGCTCGCTAACGTGACGCCTCTGCGCGACGTGCACGCAATTTGCGGCAGCTTCATGCGCGGCGAGGTGTCGCTTCGGGATCGATGTTGGGGGATGCCCGTGGAGCCGTGGACGATCATGTGCTGTGGCCGGTGCGAACGAATGGTGAGGAGGAGGAAGAGATGCTGAACAGCAGCGAGATCAAGACGCTCTGCGAGGAGTCGCACCGCATCGCCGAGGAGCACGGCTGGCTCGACACGCCGCGCCCCTTCGGCACCATCATGGCGCTCCTGCACTCGGAGCTGAGCGAGGCGCTCGAGGAGTTCCGCGCCCACCGCGGGCTCGCCGAGATCTACTACGAGACTACAAAGGGTGAGTGCTCCGAGGCGGAGGCGCCGGAACGTCTCGCGCAGGGCTACAAGTTGAAGCCCTGTGGCATCCCCATCGAGCTGGCCGACTTCCTGATCCGCATCGCGCAGGAGATCGAGACGGCCGACTTCACCGGGCGCTTCTGCTCGCTCTTCAACGGGCCGTCGGGCGTGTCGGTCGGCAAGGGGCTGTACCTCGGGCAGCACGAGTTCGATGCCGGGTTCGACGCGGACCTCCTCCCGAACCTGCACCGGCTCGTGTCGAAGGCCTACGACGAGGGCAGCTTCAACGTCATCGCGGCGGCCTACCTGCATACCGCCTTCGTGCTCACGGTCCTGTACTGCGACCGCTTCGAGATCGACATCCGCCGCGCGCTCGAGATCAAGGCGGCGTACAACGAGAAGCGCCCCTACCGCCACGGCGGCAAGGCCTGCTAGCCGTGGGGCGCTGGACGCTCATCGCCGAGGCGGCCTACGAGGCGTTCTGCAAGCGCCTCGATCTAGAGCAGCACGGCCCGGGAGAGGAGTGGTCCGTCCTCCCCCCGGGCGTCCAGGCTGCCTGGGAGGCGGCGGTGGAGGCCGCCGCCGTCGCGACGAGCAAGGCCGTCCTGCCGCGTTCGAAGTCGAACGCCGTCCTCGAGCGAGCCGTCAAGCGCCTCACCATCTCGCAGCGCAACCACGTCTACGCCCTCGCCGTCCGGACCTCGTGGCACACCAGCAGTGTGCCCCGTCGTTCGACTCTGAATGCGCTGCGGCTGCTCGGCTTCGTCTACGTCCACAACGACCGCGCGATGTTGACGGCGAAGGGGAGGGCGGCGCACGAACTGCTCAAGAAGACGGATCACTACCCGTCCGTTCGCGCCAGGAGGATGGCGGGCCAGCCGATCGTCGTCGCGCAACCCGTCGCCGGCTGCGACGGGTCCGGCGAGTACTTCGACGATCCGACTCGAGAAGATGGGCGCGGGGCGAAGAGGCCGGTGCGATGCCCGGGCTGCCGCGCGTGTTCATGATCCAAGCCACGGAGGAAGCGATGGACAGCAGCAAAGACAACAGCGAACAGGCCAAGCTCGTGACCCGCCCGGTCGTGTGGGACGGTGCCGTGCGCGTCGTCATCGACGAGCACGCGCTTCAGACGTACACGGCGAGGGGGTGGGTCCTGCTCGATCGCTACGAAGCCCCCGTGACCGAGCACACGCCGGTGACCGGCGACCGCTACGGAAGCGTCAGCGTCAACGTCGTTTCGAAAACGTACTTCTTGCTCGGCCAAGATCGCGAGAGCACGATGCGGGCGCTCGCCGACGCCAACGAGGAGCTGCGCCGCGCGGCGAATGCACACAACGGTCGAGCACGCGAAGCCGAGGCGAAGCTCGCAGCCGCCGAAAAGGCGTTTCAAGAGGAAAAGGCGAGACACCACCGTCTCTTGCAAGACGCCGAGCAAGCGCGACAGATCGCCGTAGAGGAGCGCAAGCGCTCGTGCAAGATGGAACTCGATCTCGCGAAGGTGCGCGCGCACTTCGGCGAGAAGGCGATGAACGAGGCGTTGGCGGGGAAGAAGTAACGGCCATGCGCTTCATCTCCGTGGACGTCGAGACCGACGGGCCGCTCGTCGGCCGGAACTCGCTGCTCTCCGTCGGGGCCGTGGCGTTTTGCACGGAACACGGCGAACTCGCGTCGTTCAAGGTCAACCTGAAACGAGCCGGACGGCCGGATCCCGACACGATGAAGTTCTGGGCGGCGCACCCGGTCGCCTTCATTCGCGCGACGTCGGATCAGGAGGCCCCGCGGACCGCGATGAGGAAGTTCGCGGCCTGGTCGTCCCGCTTCCCCGACGCCGCGTTCGCCGCGTGGCCGGTCGCGTTCGACTACGCGTTCTGCCACGCCTACTTCCTGAAGTACCTCGGAGCCGACCCGTTCGGGTACGGCCAGCGAACGATCGACATCTCCTCGTACGCGATGGCGGTGACCGGGCTGCCTCGGTCCGAGGTCGGGGAGTGGCTCGAGAAGCTGTACCCGATGAAGAACACCCACGACGCGCTCGAGGACGCGCGCGAGCAGGGTCGGGCCTTCCTGCGCCTGCTCGAGCGCGCGAAGACGGTGGTGCGATGAACGACCTGTTCGACGAAGACGACGACCTGTACGCGACGCTCTTCGCGTTGACGTACACCCAGCACGTTGCCGGCAAGCTGCCGCTCCCCGGGCTTCGTGATCGGATGGGGCGTCTCGAGGCCGCGATCTGCGCCGATCTGCAAGAGCGCAATCGCAGAAAAGGGCTCTGTACGTGCCCCTGTCACCTGTCGCCGGGCATGAAGCACGTCGTGCCGTGCTGCGACGGCGGCGGTTTCGGTCGGCCTGGTCGTTCCAAGTAGGAGGTCATCATGGAAGAAGATCGCATGCTCAAGTGGTTCGCGGTGCCGGCGGCGCCGGAGGGTGTCCTGCCGCAGCCGTTGCTGGACCTATCGCGCACGTTCTCGACGGTCGCGCATCACCTCTGCAAGGAGATCCGGCCGGGCCCCGAGCGCACCGTCATGCTGCGCAAGCTGCTCGAGGCGAAGGACGCCGCCGTTCGTGCGATGGTGGACCCCGGATGACGTTCGAGTGCGATCACTGCGGTGGACCGGCCTACGACGGCGACCTGAGCGACGCCGTCGAGGGCGCCACGCGACCGTGCCTGTCGTGCGGGTTCCCTGGACGGCTCGTGTGGGACGCGGAGACGCCTGCCGAGTGGTCTACCAACCATGACCTGCACGCCGTCTGCTTCGACGGCGACTGCGTGCAGTGTAGACGCGACAGCGAACAGGAAGGTCCGAAGATGAAGACTCGCATCATCGACAATCTGTCCCCCGAGGACATCGCCATGGCCCAGGCGCTCTACAGCCGCAGCCCGGAGAGCGTCGACGTGCACCTCGAGAAGGTCCGCCAGACCGGCTCGGGCAAGTTCATGCAGAAGTACTACGTCGGCTACGGCCACAAGAGCATCGCCGACTGCGGTACCACGACCCTCTTCATCGAGGGGGTGAGCCTGCTCGCGGCGAAAGCCGTCCAGGACTGGCCGCTCTACTGCGGCCAGGAGACGAGCACGCGCTTCATCGACATGGCGCGGCAGCCGATCATCGACATGATCAACACACTCGACACCAGGACGATCCTCTTCGAGTGGATGCGGTTCTACGCGGGCGCACAGGAGCCGACGCGGGTCGAGATCCGGCGCCGGTACCCGCGCCGCCCCGACGAGGATCCCGACGTCTACGAGCGTGCGGTCAAGGCGCGCACGTTCGACATCCTGCGCGGCTTTTTGCCGGCGGGCATCACCACGCAGCTCTCGTGGCACACCAACCTGCGCCAGGCGGGCGACCACCTCGCGCTCCTGCGCAACCACCCGAGCCCCGAGATCGCGAGCCTGGGGGAGGGGCTCCTCCACGCAATGCGAACGCAGTATCCCTCTAGCTTCAGTCGTCCGGACAAGGCGTGGGACCGGCTCGTCGCTCAAGACTACGCGTACGACTACGAGAGCGGCGGGCGCCGCACACCCTTCATGGAGTCGACCATCGTCCACGAGGATCTCGACCCCATGGCCGATCTCTTCGCCGAGCGTGGGCGCGGGGACGAGCTTCCGCATTCGTTCACTCGCTTCGGGCAGATGACCTGGCGGTTCCCGCTCGACTTCGGCAGCTTCCGCGACCTGCAGCGGCACCGCAACGGCGTGTGCGTGATGCCCTTGCTCACGACCGATCTCGGCTTCGAGCCGTGGTATCTGGAGCAGCTCGATCCCACCAGTCGGCAGCGCGCCGCACTTCTCGTCCTGGAGCAGACGGCGCGCATCGCCGAGATCCGCGATCCTGTCATGCGGCAGTACTACTGCGCGCTCGGCTTCAGGGTCCCCTGTACGGTGTGCTACGCACTGCCGGCGACGGTGTACTTGCTCGAACTCCGATCGAGTAAGATGGTGCACCCGACGCTCCGGCGCGTGGTGCAGCGGATGGCGGACACCTTCAAGAAGGAGCTGCCGATGGTCGTGCTCCACGACGACCAGGACGAGGACGACTGGTCGGTGCGGCGCGGGACGCAGACGATCGTGGAGAAGGTCGCGACGGAGGAGGAATGAGCGCGCAGAAGAAGTGGGAAACGGTTGGCACGGACACGGAGTACGGCAAGGGGTACTCCGACGGCTTCGACGTCGCCGAGGAGTTGACAGAGAAGAAGGCGGTCGCGTGGCTCGAGGCCTGCGGCTTCCACGATCTCGCGAGGCGTGCTGAGAGCGAACTGCACAAGTTCGAAGAGCCGAAGGCTCCGGAGACCCCGAAACAGGACTGCCACTCCTGCGGTTACTACGGCATAACCATGTACATGGAGCCCTACTGCTTCGCCTTTCCACACGGCAAGACGCTCTCGCGAGGCGCCCCGAAGGAGTGCCTCGTCGACGGCGTGTACACGCTCTGGACGAAGGACACGAGGAGGTCGAAGTGAAGCTGATCGGCGTCTGCGGCATGGCGGGATCCGGCAAGGACACCTTCGCCGACTTCCTCGTCCGCGATCACGGCTGGGTCAAGATCGCCCTCGCCGACCCGCTCAAGCGGTTCTGCCAGGAGGTCTTCGACTTCTCCGACGAGCAGCTCTGGGGACCGAGCGAGAAGCGCAACGCGCCCGACCGCCGCTACGTGATCAGCAAGGGCTACGAGGAGGTCGTCAAGCGGTTCGAGGCTACAGGCGACCTCGAGCGGGCGGCGTCCTACGCCGAGCAGGCCTACCTCACGCCGCGCTACGCCCTGCAGCAGCTCGGCACGGAGTGGGGGCGCCGGTGCTATCCCGACGTCTGGGTGAAGCTCGCCCTGCGCAACGCCAGGGACCTGCTCCGGCCGGTCGACGACTCCGGCCTCAACGGCTTCGGGAACATCCAGGGCGTCGTCATCAGCGACGTCCGCTTCAAGAACGAGGTCGCCGCGATCCAGGACGCCGGCGGCACCGTGGTGCGCCTCCTGCGCGGCGCGCCGCTCCCGGGAGAGGCCGGCCGCCACCAGAGCGAGACCGAGGTGCAGGAGATCCCGGACTCGCTCTTCGACCACGTCATCGACAACCGCGAGTTCACGCTCGAGGAGCTGCGGCAGGCCGCCGGCCGACTCGTCGGGCTCTTCGCCAGGAAGAAATCTCGATGAACAACGACTGGATCCAGACGGTCGACGGCAGGGCCTTCCACTTCCTCGACCCCAGGCCCGAGGACATCGACATCGAGGTCGTCGCGCACGTCCTCTCGCGCGAGGGTCGGTGGGGCAACCACCTCAAGATGTTCTACTCGGTGGCCGAGCACTGCTACCGCGTGAGCTACGTGTGCGAGCCCCAGGACGCGCTCTGGGGCCTCCTGCACGACCTGGCGGAGGCCTACCTGCGCGACATCTCGACGCCGATCAAGCGCCACCTGCGCCACGGCGTCGACGAGGTCGTGCGGCGGCTGAAGCTCGTCATGGACCTCGATCCCGTCCTGGAGGGGATGATCCGGGGCGCCTGCAGCGACATGCTCGGCTACGACGAGATGGAGCGGCGGATCATGCGCGCGGCCTGCACGAAGTTCGGGCTGCCCGAGCAGATGCCGGAGTCGGTCGTGCGCGCCGACGCCGTGCTCCTCGTCACCGAGAAGCGCGACCTCGCCGCGCCCCCGCCGCTCCCCTGGGGACGGGCGGACGTCGAGCCGCTTCCCTACCACATCAACGATCCCTGGACGCCGAAGATGGCTCGAGAGCTGTTCCTCCGGCGCTTCGAGGAGCTGACCCGGAGGAACCCATGAATGCGATCGAGAGCCTCATCGAGCCCTGCGCCCGCGCGGCGCACGAAGTCAACCGCGCCTACTGCCTGGCACTCGGTGACACGTCCCAGGCCCCCTGGGACCACGCGCCGGCGTGGCAGAGGGAGAGCGCGCGCAGAGGCGTGCGAGGCGTCCTGCTCGACGGCAACGGGCCGGGCGCGTCGCACGCGTCGTGGCTCGCCGAGAAGACGCGGGCGGGGTGGAAGTACGCCCCGATCAAGAACGCTGCTAAGAAGGAGCACCCGTGCATGGTGCCCTTCGAGGAGCTGCCCATCGAGCAGCGGTACAAGGACGTGCTGTTCGTGGCGGTCGTCAGGCAGGTGGCCACCGCGATCCGCAAGGAGCCGATCGAGGGAGAGGCCGCCCACTACCAGAGCGAGACCGAGGGATGAACTGGAGCACCTACCAGCTCGCCTACTTCCGCGACACGGCGCAGGGCACCGGGAACACCGTGCTCGACGCCGTCGCCGGCAGCGGCAAGTCCACCACCGTGATGGCGGCGATCCCGCACATCCCGAAGGACAAGGACGCGCTCATCACCAGCTTCTCCACCGCCTGCGTCGACGACCTGAAGAAGAAAGGGAGCGGCGGCGGGTGGGCGGGGCCGGAGATCCGTACGCTCAACAGCCTCGGCTTCCGCGCGTGCCGCGACGAGTTCGGCTCGCTCGAGGTCGACACCGATCGGATCTACAAGGTGCTCGACAAGGTGACCGGCGAGTCGTCGACGGTGCCGGACTCGCGGCGCGGCGAGTTCAACGCCATGCGCTACCGGCTCAAGCTCACCGTCGACCTCGCCAAGAACCACCTCGCCGACAAGCCCGAGCAGATCGTCGAGCTGTGCGACCAGTACGAGATCGCCCAGGACGTCCCCGCGTGGGCCGAGGACGCGCTCGGTCAGAAGTACGAGGCCGAGGGCAACGAGCTGTTCGCGCGCATGGCGCTCGCCGCGATGAGGATCTGCAAGAAGCCGACGGGCGGCAAGATCGACTTCACCGACCAGATCTGGATGCCCGCCGCGCTCAAGCTCGACATGCCGAAATACGATCGCATCTTCGTCGACGAGGCGCAGGACATGTGCGCCGCGCAGGTGGAGATGGTCTTCCGATCCATCACCAAGGGCGGGCGCCTCTGCGCGATCGGCGACGATCACCAGTCCATCTACGGCTTCCGAGGCGCGGGCATCGGGATGGCGCCGTTCGTCGAGCGCGGCAAGGCGACCAAGCTCCCCCTGTCGATCAGCTATCGCTGCCCGAAGGCCGTCGTGCGAGAGGCGAAGCGGCTGGTCCGCCACATCGAGGTGGCCCCCAACGCCGCCGAGGGCCTGGTCGAGACGATCAACGTCGAGACGCTCCCGGGGCGCGTGCGGCCCGGTGACGCCATCCTCTCGCGCACCAACGCGCCGCTCGTGCGCATCTTCTTCGACTACCTGCGGCGCGGCATCCCCACCGTGATCCAGGGGCGCGACCTCGGCGGGGCCCTCCTGGCGCTGCTCAACAAGAGCCAGGCTCGGTCGATCGCGGCGCTGCTCGACTACGTCGCGGAGTGGCAGAAGAAGGAGAACGCGGAGCGCCACGCGAAGTTCCCGAACTGCCGCACCGACTCGATCGACGACCGGGCGGACACGATGCGCATCATCTGCGAGATCTCCTTGAACATCGACGACGTGCGCCGCAACATCCAGCGCCTGACGCCGCCGGCGAGGGGGGGCGAACGTCGGGGGTCACAGGTGCTTACGGGTCAGGAGGTGGTGCTGTCGAGCGTGCACCGGAGCAAGGGGCGCGAGTGGACCCGGGTGTTCCTCATCGAGTCGAGCTTCGTGACCTCGGAGCACTACTGGCGCGTGCGCACGAAGGACGGTGGTGCGTCACAGAACAGCAAGCGCTGGATCCGCGACCGGGTGGCGGAGGCGATCAGGACACCCGAGGACCGCAACATCCGCTACGTCGCGATCACTCGGAGCAAGAGCGAGCTGTACTTCGCCGCTCCGCCGGTCTGATGGTTGGAGTGATGGAGGGTGGTGGACCTGCCGCTGCCGAAGGACCTCGCCGTCGGCAAGATCCTCCCGGCGATGGGGGGCGGCGAGATCGGCGCCGCAGTGCACGTCGCTGTTCGGCAACGGCACCCACCAGGTCAACATGCTGGTCCGCGGGTATCGGGTCTCGTTCTTGCTCGACCCCGTCGGGTTCGTGCTCAAGGTCTGGGGCCCCGACAACTTCTTGCGGCTCGCGCAGGACCCCCGCATCTTCTGGCCCGGCGGGCCCCCGGCCCGCCGGCCCGACACCCAGTGACCCCCAACGTTCAAGGAAAAGGACCCATGGTAAAGACCCTGAAATCTCGTCACGAAGAAGTGCTTCGCGCTCTCGCCAAGGCCTCCGAGGCCGACCCGAAGGCGTGGATCAAGCCGTCGCAGGTCGGCGGCACCAGCGGCAGCCGCCACTCCCTCACGCTCAAGCAGTTGTGGGAGCACGAACTAGTGGCGCGCGACGGCAACGCCGGCCAGGTGCGGACGACCTACCGCTACCGCCTGCTCGCCTCGGGGCGGCGCTACCTCGCGAAGCTCCAGGCCCCCAAGAAGGCCAAGCGGTAAGAAGGAGGATCTCCATGACCGAAGAGAAGAAGAAGAAGCAGGCCCTGAACCTGCACCGCCTCGTCCCCTTCCTCGCCAGCTACAACAACTTCATCCTCACCGAGAAGCTCGTCGAGACCGAGGAGCAGACGACCGAGGCCGGCATCATCGTGCCGGTCGACAAGGACAAGGCGGTGCACACCTTCAGCCGCGTCGTGTACGTCGGCTGGAGCTGCTCGAAGCGCCTCGACCCCGGCGACATCGTCATCGCCGAGAAGGCGTTCAAGACGCACCTCACGAGCCCGCGAGGTCACGAGCTGCAGCTCGTCAGGGAGACCGACATCTGCGGCTACGTGAAGTGTGAGTTCCTCCCCGAGGACCTCATCGTCGACGACTACCTGTTCATCGACGATGGCTGACAACTCCTGGCGCTTCAAGCAGCGGCAGATGGTGGCGGAGGCCCTCGAGCGGGGCCTCCGCCGCGTCCTGCTGCTGGACACCGAGACCACGGGGCTCGACCCGGAGGACGGCGCGGTCTGCATCGAGGCGGCGTGCATCCGCTTCGACCTGCGGCACGCTCAGGTGCTCGACGCCTACTCGTCGCTCATTCACCATCCCGCCGGCAACCCGATCGAGGACGTCAACCACATCCCGAGCGAGATGGTCCGGCGCGCGCCCAAGGCCGAGGCGGTCTGGCGGCGCGTGGCGAAGATGATCCGGGGCTCGGACCTGATCGTCGCGCACCGGGTCGAGTTCGACTACCAGTTCGTCCCGGACGAGTTGCGGACGACGAGGCCGTGGTGCTGCTCGAAGTTCGACATCGAGTGGCCGCACGGCAAGAACGGCGACGACCTGCTCCACCTCGCGCTCGCCAACGGCGTGGGCGTGGTCTACGCCCACCGGGCGATGAGCGACACCGAGGTCCTGGCTCGGGTCTTCGCTCGCACGATGGAGCGCTACGACATCCTCGAGATCCTGCGCAGGGCGCTCCGGCCCAAGACGCTCGTCGTCTCGCTCGAGCCCTTCCAGCGTAAGGACCACGTCAAATCTCTCGGGTTCGCCTTCGATTCCAAGACGAAGGACTGGTACAAGTGGATGCCGATCGAGGACGTCGGCAAGCTGTCCATCAAGTACAAGGTGGTGGAATCCGGCTGAAATCGTCGACTTCCACGCGCATCGGCTCGTGTGGTACAACTGACGCATGAACCGTGCGCAAGGTAGGGTCGGTTGGGCGGCAGACACGTACCCCCAGACCGGACGCGTCGGAGGATCTTCCGGCGCGCTCGCGGCGGCAAACATCGCCGCCGCGTCGGCCCTGAACTTCGTCCCCGTCGACGGGACCTGGATCTACGTCGACTCGGTGAAGGACTACTTCTACTACGACGGCGACTCGAACCTCGTCGTCGACGGGATCACGATCATCCCCTCCTTCATGGGCGGCAACACGCGGCTCATCAGGGCTGACTACAAGGGGCATCCCTCGTGGGCGCTGCAGGCGTCGTGGGGGATCAACGGCACGACCGGCAACGACGAGAATCCCGGCTCCCTCGCCCAGCCCCTCAAGACCTGGGGCGAGTTCGAGCGGCGCGTCAAGGGCAACACGCTCGATCAGAACACGACGGTGCGCTTCCTCGATGATCAGGCGCCGAACGACCTGATTCAGGGCACGTTCCGGGTTCGTCCCGGCTTCGGGCTCGGCATCCAGGGCGGCGTCAAGCAGGTCGTGCGCACCGCGGCGATCACCAACCTCGCGGCCATCAACCGCGCCGCCAACCAGCCGCTCATCGTGTCGGACGCGACGATCGCGACGTGGGCGCCCTACGTCGGGATGCGGATCGCCGTCGCGGGTGGCCCGAACAACGGCGAGACCGGCTGGGTGCTCGTCGTCAACGGCGGCGACGCGACCACGTGCAACGTGTCGCGTCCGACCAACGTACCGACCAACCCGCTCACGCCGTGGCTCGGGGCGCTCGCCCTCGGCACGTTCACCAACGGCGACACCTACGAGGTGCAGCAGCTCGTCCAGGCGACGCTCGGCTCGATCATCGTCGAGGTCGACGGGACCGATCTCGCCGGCACGCCGTCTCTCGGCTTCGCGGACCTCACGGTCGTCGGCGCGAACGACTTCCTCTTCCTCCCGACGTGCCAGGGGCCGGTCGTCTTCTACGGCTGCTACTTCCTCGATTCGCCGCTGCAGCAGACGGCCCAGACCTCGGTCGTCTACATGCTCAACTGCGGCATGTCTGGCGGCGTCTTCGTCAGCGAGGGTCAGTTCTACGCGCAGGCCGGCTACGCGTTTCCCTTCGTGGCGGCTCCGTCGCCCGCGATCCTCGTCAACAACGCCTACGTCAACCTCGACGGCGACTTCACCGCGCAGGGCGGCGGGATCAGCATCGGCTCCGGCAAGGCGGAGATCGGCTTCGCCGCGGCCTTCGACGCGACCGCCGCGCCGGGCGACGCGGGCGGCGCGGGGCTCAACGTCGGCGGGGGGGCCACTCCTCTCGGCGGGTTCTGCACGCCGGCGACGAGCTGTTCGATGCGCACGGGCCTCTTCGGTGGCAACTCCATCTGGGGCGCCGGCAACGTCGTCGGGGTGCAGATCGGCGCGGGCTGCTTCTTCGGCTACGACGCCGACACGCTGCTCGCGATCGCGGGGGCCGGGGCGAACGACGACTGGCGCCTCGGCACGGCGGCCAACACCGTGCAGGCCATCGACGCCGGGGGCGCGGCCATCGGCCCCAACGCCGAGTCGTGGGGCAACCTCGCGGCCGCCCGGCCGGGCGGCTTCGGCGGCTTCGCCTCCAACCCCACCAACCTCGCAACCATCTGCCCGAACGCGTGAGGAGAATTGACTATGTGGTTCAAGTCCGAAGGCGTCTTCCACTTCGTCGTCGCGCGCGGGCACGCCAGGCAGCTCCACCGGACAGCCTGCGGGCTCTCTTACAACCCGGTGGCGACGAAGCTCGATCTCGACGAGCAAGACGTCGCGTGCTCGAAGTGCTCGGCGAACGAACAGGCCGCAGAGAGCCTCAAGGCGCGCGAGGAGCGCCTGCTCGCCCTGGAGGAGGCTCGACTCGAGGGACTGCACGAGCAGGCACACGAGCATGACGCGCCACAGCCGACTGGCTGATTTCGCGGCGGGTACCTACCCGCAACGAACGCCGCCCACGATCGTACCTGCAGGTACGACCGGCGCCGCATCGACCATGTCCCTGCCGCCGCTCGACGGCATGCTGATCTTCGTCGAGTCGGTGTCGGACTACTTCCGACTCGAGTTGGACAGCACCTACGTGGTCGACGGCGTCAACGTCCTCGGGTGCAGCATCCCGAACGCGCGCCTCGAGAGGCTCTACGTGCGCGACCTGCGCTGGGCCGACCAGGCGGCCTGGTACATCGATCCGGTAGGCGGTGACAACAACAATGACGGCGCTTCGCCTGCGAGCGCCCTGCAGAGCCATCAGGAACTCGAGGCGCGCCTCGATCGGATCAACCAGAGCATCACGGTTACCTACCTCAACGAACCGGCGGCGAGCGACTTCGTTCGCATCGACTTCACCCCCGACAGGCACAGCGACGGACCGTTCGACATCCCGACGGTGACGTACGTCGGGTTCCGTACGCCCCTCCTGTCGTCGACGTTCACCGCGGTCGCTGCCGCGACGCCCTCGGCGGCCGTGCCCGAGGCCACGCTCGTCACCGACGCGGCGACGGCCTCTTTCGCCGCCTACGTAGGCAAGTGCATCGTCGTGACGAGTGGTGCGGCCGCCGGCGCCATCGCTTGGATCGCCAAGGCGACGGCGGCCAACAAGGCACGCGTGTCGCCGTTCTACTTCGTCGACTTCTTTTCCCCGTCCCCGCTGCCCGCGCCGGGCGACAGCTACCAGATCTGCGACGCGATGGCGCTGCCGACGGTGACGGCGACCACGCAGCAGCTCGTCAGCTTCCAGAACTGCAGGATCGCGGGCGGGAGCCTCTTCTACGGCCCGCAGCTCGTCGCATACTTCGGCTGCGACCTCGACGACGTGGGCTTGAGTGCCGCCTTCATCGTCGGTTGTCGCGTGCACGTCACGAGCGTCGCGGTGCAGATCGCCAACACGGTCTGCACCGTCGACGGATCACTGATTGATACGACCCGGCCCTCGTTCATGAACCAGGTCAACGAGAGCGGCTTCGTCGAGATCGTCCGTTCGATCATGCAGGGGCCGGGAACGGGGACCGCAATCCTTCTTGGGCGCCCAGATCCTGGGGGTCTGCTCTCGATGACGGACGTCGGCTTCTTCGACTTCGGCACGGTGATCTCGGCGGCGGGCGGCGCCAACCTGAACCTCAACCCTGGCACCTTCCCGATCACCGGGCCCTCGATCTGGGGGGCGTCGATCGCTACGAGCGGCGTCGATCTGGACGGCAACACGCGACTGCAGCACGGCAACACGGGCCTGCCCGGCAACTTCCCGAACTTCGACGGCCCGGGGCCCGCGACGCTTCGCATCGGCGGCGTCAACACGGCGTGGGGCGCGCTGCCGCTTCAGGACCCTACTACCGGCGTGAGCGCCGTCACCTTCGCCCCATGAGCAAGCTCGATCTCTTCAAGAAGCGGACCTCGCCGGCGGCGCCTCCTACGGGCGAGCTGCTGCGACAACTCGTCGCCCGATGGTCCGACGAGCAGATCATCGCGAACTGGCCGCTGGTCGACCGCGAGGAGCTTCGACGTCTTCGGGGAGCTTGCTAGGGCCTCCGAGGACGTGCTAGACATGTGTCTAACATGTCCGACGAGCAGGTCCCCGCCGCACAGTCCACCTCCCAGCAGGAAGCCGTCGACAAGCTCGCGATGGCGTGCACCGAGGGCCTCGTCCGCGGCGGCTTCAAGCCGCACGGCGTCTTCCTCGTCGTCCAGTTCGAGATGGAGGCCTGCGGCGCCATCAACGCCCCCTCGCAGCTCTCGACGACGGCGCTGATGCGCCTCGCGGACAAGCTCGTACGCGGGGCGACGCAGATCGCGGCGAAGTGGAAGCTCGCGGTCAACACGAAGCGCAAGCCGCCGGCCAATGCGCACTGAAACCGACCTGGAGCTGCTCGACAAGCTCCTGGACAACTACGAGATGCTGCTTACAGAGAGGCAGCGGGACGCTTTCACCGAGATGCGGGAGAAGCTGCTCGAGGGGGTGCGCAAGCGCCTGTCGGAGAAGCAGCGCCGGTGGGCGGAGAAGATCCTCCAGGAGTGGGAGCCGAGGCCGGTCGCATCGTCCGAGTTCGTGCCGCGCGGCCGTGAGGTAGAGACGCCGGCGGCGCTTCGACGGGAGAACCTGCCCATGCGACCGCCGGGGAGACGATGATGCCGCCGCATGAAGGAACGACGAGGCTCCCACTGGAGCTGGAGGTGGACGGGGCGCTCGCGGAGGCGATGCGGGGGGTCGAGCGCCGGCCGCGGGCCGCGATCCTGGTCATGGTCTGGGAGGACGAGACCGAGGTGGGGCTGCACCTCCCCTACCAGCCCGAGCAGGCGGAGGAGGCGACCCGCGCCCTCGTGGCGCTGCGCCGCGGCGCTCGGGAGGCGTTCGACGCGCTGCTGAAGCCCGCCAAGAGGCAGGACGCGTGATCGGGCGCCTGCTCTCTTGGGTCGCCTCCGGCGTGGCTCGCGTCGCGAGCCTTCCGGTCTGCGCGGCGTGCGTCCGGGAGAGCGACGAGATCATCGACGAGGACAAGTTCGGCGACTACGCTGCCTGCGGTCGTTGCGGGAAACCGAAGACCTCCAAGGACGCAGTGTATTACGTCATGGAGACCAAGACATAAAAGGGGAAGACGTCATGAGCGAGTACGAGATCCAGCAGCTCCAGACGGCGAACACCAGGCTCCGCCTGCAGCTCTCCCACAAGGAGAAGGAGGTCGCCGAGCTGAAGGCGACGATCGAGACGATCACGAACGCGCGGTCCGAGCAGATCGAGATGCTCAACGAGATCTTGAACGGCAAGAGCGACGCGCTGAAGGCGGCGACCGAGGCGCTCGAGGCCGGGAACATCAAGTGGACGAGGGCCGCCAACATCCTCCGCAAGCTCGCGGAGACCGAGCTGCCCGACCCGGCCGGCGAGCTGGTCCAGCGGGCCCTCGACAGCATCACCTGATCCCCTCGTGGCCACGACGGTCGGCCACTGGAAGCGCGACGCCGACTGCGACGTGTACGTGGGGCGCCCCAGCGTATGGGGCAACCCGTACAAGGTCGGGCGCAACGGGACGCGCGAAGAGGTCCTCCAGAAGTACGAGGAGTTCCTCAAGGCTCGCCCCGCGTTCGTCGAGCGCGCGCGCCGGGAGCTGAAGGGCAAGAAGCTCGGGTGCTGGTGCAAGCCGAAGGCTTGCCACGCCGACATCCTCGCCCGGTACGTCGACGCGCCCCCTCCTCCGCTCCCCGACCACGGACCGAACTACGTCGTCTGCCCGAAGTGCCGGTGCGCCTACTACCACACGCTCTGGAAGGAGAAGGGCTGCTCGACCTGCGGGATCCCCCTCGGTGAGAGCCCCGTCGTTCGGCCGAAGAAGATCCTCGTCACCGGTGACAGGGAGTGGACCGACCGTAAGGCTGTCCTGCGCGAGCTGAGGGCCTTCCCCGAGGGGACCATCCTCGTCCACGGCGGATGCCGCGGGCTCGACACCATCGCGGCGAAGATCGGCGCCCGGCGCGGCTTCGTGGTCCGAGAGTACAAGGCGAAGTGGACCGCTCGAGGAGCGGTGGCAGGTCACGAGCGCAACGCGGAGATGCTCGCGCGCGAGCATCTTCCGGAGGAGCCGATCGACCTCGCGCTCGCCTTCCACGACGATCTGACCAGGAGCCGCGGGACCGCGGACATGGTCCGCAAGATCGCGCTCGCGCGCATCCCGCATCGGGTCGTGAAAAGTAGAGCGGGGGCCCCAGCTTCCGCCGGGGCCCCCGTTCCTTCCGTACCGAGCGTGCAGAGCGATGGAGCCCTCAAGGTACCTGCTCGTCAGCTCCCCGTCTACGATCCTCGTGCGCACGGCGCGCTCTGCGACGAATGCCCGCTGAGCGGGCGCGTCGTCGTGCCGCCGTCGCCTCCGACGGCGCCGGTCGAGGGGATCGTGGTCGGCATGAACCCCGGCGCCGAGGAGGAGCGCAGCCGACGACCCTTCTGCGGCCCCTCCGGGCGCCTGCTGGACCGGCTGCTCGACAAGAACGACCTCAGACGCGAGGCCTTCCACGTGACCAACGCGTGGCTGTGCCGTCACCGCGACGAGGTGGAGGCGTTCGAGGCGTCGCGGTGCTGCCGGCCGCGCCTGCACCGGGAGATCGACTCCTACGACAAGTCCATCCCCGTCATGACGACGGGCAAGGAGGCCTTCCAGTCCGCCTTCGGCAGGAAGGGGGCGATGACGAAGCTCCGGGGCTTCCAGTGGAAGAAGGAAGACGGGCGCGAGTTCTACCCGACCGTCCATCCCGCCTTCGTCTTGCGCGACAAGATCCAGTTCCCGCTCATCAGCCGCGACTTCCAGCGGTTCGCCAAGCGCATCCACCTCGGGCACCTGCCGCTCGAGCGAACCCACTACGTCTACCGCAAGCACACACCGCGCACGCTCCCGCGCCTCCGGCGCTTGCTGCGCCGCTTCGGCGACGGGATCGTCGCCTGCGACATCGAGACGACCGAAGAGCCGCCGACGGTCGCCGAGCTTCAGTGCGTCGGCATCAGCGACGGGCGGCGCACGATCGTCGTGCCGTGGCAACCGGAGTTCAAGGAGCCGCTAGCCGCCTTCTTCAAGGACCGGCGCGTCATCTTCCACAACGGGCTCTCCTTCGACACGATCGTACTCACGCGCTACGGCATCCCGATCAAGAAGGTCGAGGACACGCTCATCGCGCACCACACCTTCGCGAGTCACTTCAGGCAGGGACTCGACCACGTCGCGAGCTTCTACCTGGACACGATCCCGTGGAAGCTCCTGTACGGCAAGGCGGCCGGGGACGAGAAGGGCGTCGCCAAGATCCAGGACGAGCGGACCTTCTTCAAGTACAACGCCATCGACGTCCATCACACCTTCCGCGTCTGGCAGGAGATGCAGAAGGACCTCGAGCCCTTCCTGTCGCTCTACAAGCACGACAAGCGGCTCGCGGTCGTCGGCCGTCGCATGACGAGGCACGGCATCCGCGTCGACCGTCCGCGGCGCAAGGAGCTGATCAAGGCGATCACGGAGAAAGAAGAGCGACTCGTTCGTCAGATGCGCGAAGAGTGTGGTCGAGAGGATCTCGTACCGACCAAGGTGGACGACATACGCGCCATTCTGTACGAGCAGTTCGGCGCACCCGTCATCGAGCGCACGGAGAAGGACTGCAAACCCAGTACTGGTAAGAAGATCCTGCAGTCGTTCGCCGAGGCAGTAGATCGACCGTACGCGAAATTCTGTCGCGACCTGGTCGACTGGCGCACGTGCACCAAGATGAAGAAGACCTACTTGGTCAACCTGCCGATCGACAAGGACGGAAGGGTTCGACCCAGTTGGCGATCGTTCGGTGCGTACACGGGCCGCTTCGCTTGCCGCAGGCCTAACCTGATGAACTTGAAGCGCATGAACAAGCGCTACAAGGACGAGCCCGAGCAGCACATTCGTTCGATCTACATCCCGTCGAAGGGGTGCAAGTTCGTCACGTATGACATGAGCCAGGTGGAGCCTCGTGTCGCGGCGTACATCAGCAACGATGAGGCGTTCATCGCCGCAATCGAGACTGGTGATTTCCACACGAACAACGCGATCGTCTTGTTCGGAGAGTGTCCGGAACTACTCGACCTGAAACGCGCAAAGGATGGTGACGGGAAGCCCAAGCGAGATGTAGCCAAATCGTGCGGACTCGCAGTCAACTACCTCGCCGAGGCTCCGGCACTCAAAGACTTCTTGGCGTCGCAGGACTACTTCGTCAAGTTGAGCGACATCCAAGTGATGATCGATCGTCTGCGAAAGAAGTACCACGTTTACTTCAAGTTCGTGGCGAACAACATCGAGTTGGTCCAGCGTCAGGGTTGGCTGCGGATCGGTGCGCTTTCCGGTCGCATCAGGTGGCTAGGCTTCATGCCGAGCCCCTCTAGGGTCGCGGACACGCCGATCCAGGCGACAGCAGCCGACATCATGAACTATCGGCTGATCGAGATCGATCAACTCCTGCTCGATCGCGGTTACTACAGGCGCGGCGTGCGGATCGTGGCGCAGATCCACGACGCCGTCATCTTCGACGTCCCCGAACCTCTCGTGGAAGAGATCAAGCAGCTCATCAGGGAGGTGATGGGTCAGAAGGTGAAGATCGGCGGCAAGGCGCGCACGTTCCCCATCGACATGAAAGAGGGCGCGCGCTGGAGCGAACTCTGAGCGAGGTTGCTGGACAGCGGTCGAGCAGGGGTCTAGTCTCTCGAGAAAAGGGGGGATGCGACGGCCGTCTTGCTCAAAGCGGCCGAGCGGTTACGTTCGCGCGAGGAGGCGGACAATGTCTTGCGGCTGCGATCAGAAGACCAGGCGGGTGCTCGATCCCGCGGCGACCGAGGGTCCGGTGCTCGTGGTGGCGGACGGCGAGGAGGACGCGGCCTTCGCGTGCGGGTCGGAGGAGTGTGGCGCCGAGGTCGCGCCCGCCATCCGGGCGGTGCGGGTCGAGCGCGCGCGCAAGGCTGGGGACGCGTACGAGGTGACCGAACAAGAGGTCGCGCTGCCGGAGTCCTTCGGCGCAGCCTCGCAGGACAGTCCCGGCTGCCTGCCGTGGGTCCGGATCACGCACGACACCAAGCGCTACAAGGCCTGCCTCGCCGCCGCGCGGCGCATGGGGCAGATGACCGACTCGTCGCGCCTCTACGCGGTCATCAAGGATCACATGATGGCACAGGAGCAGGAATGCTTCCTGGTCATCATGGTGGACACGCAGCTCCACGTGCGCGGCGTCTCCGAGCTGACGCGTGGGGCGCGCGACCGCGTGATGGCCCCCATCCCGGACGTGCTCCGCCTGCCGCTCGTGGACGGGGCGATGGGCTTCGCCGTCGCACACAACCACCCGTCGGGCAAGAGCCAACCCAGCAACGCCGACACGGAGCTGACCAGGGCGCTGAAGGCGGCGGCCGACACCGTGGAGCTGCTCCTCCTCGATCACCTCGTGGTCGGGATCGACAGCTACTACTCCTACCGCGACAACGGTCTGCTCTGATCGATGGAAGGAACAAGACGATGAACGAGAGCGCTCAGCAGCCCAAGAAGAAGACCATGCGGGTCGTGCAGGTCCACTGCATGGACAAGTCGGTGTGGGGTCTCGGCCAGCCGATCCCGACCCGGCCGGAGACCGTCATCCGCAACATCGTCGTGGTCAACGACTGCGTCGAGGTCTTCGCGACGGACAACGCCAACGCGATGCAGGTGCCCCACGTCACGCTGTTCCCGCCGCTCGCCATGTGCGTCACCTCCGTGTGCCCGCTCGAGACCTGGCAGGAGATGATCGCCGACTACGAGCAGATGCAGTTCGCGGTGCAGCTCAACGAGGTGGCCGACCTGCACGGCAGCCAGTGGCGCGTCGGCGGGGCCGTTCCCGGATCGGAGGTGCCGCTTCGGATCGACCGCATCGTGCGCGAGCTGGGCGACGCCAGCGTCCACATCTTCGTCTCGCCGCTCCCCGGCAGCGACATGGCGCAGAAGGGGTTCGCCCTGTACTTCCGGCTCATGCCACTGACCGTGACCGCCGCCTCGACGATCCACAACCTCGCCAAGTCGCGCGAGATCATCACGATGCTCGAGGAGCTGCAGGCCGCCATCGAGGAGCCCGAGGAGGAGGACGACGACGAGGAAGAGGAGGAGGACGAGGAAGAGGAGGAGGTCGTGCAGGCCGCCGCCGCCCCTCCCGAGACCCCGCCGCTGCCGCCGCCCCCCAACGGAGCCCCCGAGGCCCCCTCCACCAACTGAGAGGATCCCATGCCCTCACCCACCACGGCCACGCTCGTCTACACGGTGACGCGCGCGAAGCCGATCAAGATCGCCGACCTCGTCACCGCCGTGGGCAACGTGGTCCTGACCACCGACGAACTCACGCAGTGCGGCGTGACGCTCAACAGCGACATCACCGCGATGGTCGATGGCGATCACGCCGCGCGCACGATCGTGTTCGATCTGTCCGCCGACTTCATCGTGCAGTTCCCCGACAACACCGACCAGGCGGCGCCGTTCCGGGGTCTGTTCACCCAGACCCTCTCCGCCGCGCTCAAGACCGTCGTGGCGGCTGCGGCGCCCGTTCTCGCGTAGGAGGCAGCATGGCCAGCCGGAAGAAGGAACCCAAGACGCCGCCCGACTTCGACGTGGATCTCGCGACCGTGACCGACAAGGTCTTCCCCGAGAGCGTCCCCAAGGAGGCGGACGGGACCGTCGCCGAGGAGGCCGTGATCTCGATCGAGACGGCGAAGAAGATCGGTGCCCTGAGCGCGGAGAGCGCGCGCGCCAACAAGGAGGCCGCGCGCGTCATCGACCAGAAGCTCGATCGAGTGACGAACGTGGCGTGGAACACGCGCGACGCGATGTCGATGTTCGACAACGTGAGGACCCTGTGCGGGACGAGCCAGATCTACGTCCACGTCCACCGCGTGGACCCGGTACCGCCCGTGCAGTTCGATCCCATCCGCATGAACAGCTTCCGGGACGCCCCGGAGCTGTACCAGTTCATCAAGAAGAACTGCCACAAGAAGCAGCGGGAGGCGAAGTACGTCCTCTACTTCCGCGAGGGCGGCAAGGAGCGCGGGCAGGCCGACCTCATCATGCCCGACACCATGGACGAGGAGCCCGGGATGTCACCACCGAACCAGCCACCGTTCTTTCCCTTCCCGCCGATCTACGGCTACCCGCCGCCCGGGTACGGTGCCCCCGGCTACGGCGGACCTCCGCCGGGCTACGGGGGCCCGCCCCCCGGCTACGGGCCGCCACCCTGGGGCCCCGCACCCTACGCCCCGCGGTCGCCGGAGCCGCCCCCCGGCGTCGCCGCACCCCCGGCACCCGCCCCGGCCCCGCCGCCCGCCCCCGTCGCGGGGCCCCCGACCGCGCCCGCCGGGCCCGCCCCGCCCGCACCCTACGGTGTGCCCCCGACGTACGACCCGGTGCACCAACACGTCGCGACGGTGTACCAGGAGCTGCAGCGGACGCAGGGTCTGCTGGGTCAGAACCAGCTCCAGCTCGAACGCGCGCTCGCGCGGCTCGAGGCCTTCGAGCAGCACCAGCAGCACCAGCCGGCCGCGGCGCCCTCGCCGCCGGCGCCGGTGGCGGCGGCGCCCCCGGCTCCGCCCGCGGGGCAGTGGATCTGGAACGCCGCCCGCGGCGCCTACGACTGGCAGGTGGCCCCGCCGCCGCCTCCTCCTCCTCCTCCCCCACCGCCTCCGCCTCCTCCGCCGCCGGCTCCCTCGTCGGCGATCTGGGACGCCGCGCGGCAGCAGTGGACCTACCCGGCCCCGCCGCCGCCTCCTCCTCCTCCCCCTCCACCGCCACCGACGCCGGTCATGACCCAGCAGGTCTGGGACCCGCATCAGCAGCGATGGGTGGCGAGCGTCGGCGTCAGCGGTCCGCCGGTGCCCCCGCCCGCTCCGCAGATGGCGCCCCCCGCGAGCTTCCTCGAGCAGGCGAAGGAGTTGGGGTCCGTCGCCCGCGCGCTGAGCAAGACCGTGCACGAGATCCGCGAGGCGACGGTGGAGATGTCGGGGTTCGACGACGACGACGAGGCGCCGCCGGCCCCACCACCGCCGCCGCCGGCGCCGCCGGAGCCCGGCGTGGCGGCGATGCCGGTCGGCGACTACCAGTACGTGTTCGATCCCAAGACCGGCAACCCCAACATCACGGGGACCATCTTCGCGAACGTGAACAAGATCCCCGACCTCCTCAGCGGGCTGGCGACCGCACTCAAGGAGGTGCAGAAGGCGGCGCAGCCGCCCCCCACGCAGCTCGTGGAGCACGTCCGCGTCGTCCACGAACCCGCTCCACTGCCGCCGCGGCCCGCGCGTCCGGCGGCCCCGCCGGCGCCTCCGCCTCCTCCTCCACCGCCGCCTGCGGCAGCGGCAGCGGCGGCCCCCGTGCCGCCCACGCCGCCTCCGGCCGCACCGGCTCCGAGCTACATGCCGTCGCTCGACGTTCTCAACGATTTCTAGCCAGATCGAGCTGCGTGGTTCGACTGGTGATACAGTCGAGCCATGTACCGCCACGTACATTCGATCGGGCTCGGCGCTTCCGAGTTCGATCAAAATCTCACGACCTATTTGACGACGAACGCTCCGCCGGAGGTCAGGCAGGCGATCTCGACGGAGGCGTCGGCCGAGCAGTTCGCCGCGCGCTCTCAAGCCACGATCGATTCGATGCGCGACATCGCCGAGGGCAAACAGCTCACGGTGGCGCAAGCAACAACGATCCTGACCACTGCCGCGAGCGCGATGGCCTTCGTCGCTGCAGGAGGCGTCGGATCGATCCTCGCTGGTGCCGGAGCCGCGGCCGCCACGACCGTCGCGCTCGGCGCCGCCGCTTCGGCCGGTGCGGTGATGGCGGCGATGGTCGCGGTGGTCATCGTCGTGGTTGCGGCCGTCGGATGGGCGCAAGGTGGGACGGGCAAGTGCGGGGACGCCTCGACGATCCCGTCCAGCCCTACCGATCCTAGGTGGGTGGAGTTCACGGAATACGGACCAATCGCACAGCCTCGAAATGACTTCGAACGCTGGGCATCTCCAGTTCTAGTTCTGAACCACGAAATGAACGACAACTGCAGAAGCAGTCTGCCGGACCTTGTGCAGACGCTAGCATCGTTGTGGAATGAGCGGCACGAGGCCACGTCGATCCTGACCTACATCGGTTACGACATCGACAAGCTTCCTACTTCAGGCCGATACAATTGGCCTGTCTACCCCAATCCACTCAACATCGTCGAGTTCGACCTGCGTGGTGGATCGACACTCGGCGCGCCGAAAAAGATCTCCGTCAATCTCGGCAAGTTCATTCCTACTACACCTGCAGAGAAGTCGTTGCTGGTTGGACAGCTCAAAAAGGTGAGCCTGGTCGAACAACTAAACCTGAGCACGCCGTCGACGCAGTCTGCACAAACATCAACCGCGTCGAAAGTGATCGCTGGAGTCGCGGTGACCGCAGCGATTTCTGCCGCGGCACTTTGGGCGTACGCCTACTACCAGAAGATCACCTTCGGGTCGGCGTTGTACAAGGTGGTGGGGCGCTTCGCGAAAGAGAACCCGATCGCCGTCGACGTTCCGCGCCGACGCACGTCGAAGGGACGCAGGCTGGCCTATCGCGTCAGACTCGATGCGTCGCCCTCGATGGAGTATGTTCAGGTCATGCCGGATGGATCAGCGATCCTGTTGCGCCACGGCCACCAGGTTGCGAAGTTCCGGCCTACGACCTACCAGCTCCCGAAGATCCATGCCGGCGACGGCGAGCTTCTGATCTTCGTCGATCAGCTCATCTGAGGAGAACGCCACGATGCCCACGCTCACGCATCCGATCTTCAGCTCGGCGTACAACTTCGTGCAGCAGCAGCCGGTAGCCGCCGTGCAGCCGCTGCCGCCGACGCAGACGGTGACGACGCCGATCCAGACGCAGTCTCCGTCACCGCCGGTGATGGCGGTGAATCCGCAGGCGCCGGTCACGGCGGCGGTCCCCAACACGAACGGCCTCACCGAGATTGCGGACCGCCTGCTCGCGATGGACCAGGCGGCAGGAGGGCCGCAGAACATCGCGCAGAACATCGCGGCGGTCCAGAGCAACACCTCCTTCGGACCCGGGAACCCTCCGGTACGCCTGCTCACGGGGCTGCAGAACACGCTCTACGGCAACCCGACCCAGAACCCGACCCAGTACAACGCCGATCAGCTCAAGGCGTCGGCGACGTACCTGCGCGACGTGGCAACGCACATGACGGCGCTCGAGGCGCAGGTGGCGACCCTGCAGCAGCAGCTCGCTGCGGCCAACGCCGTCCCCACCACCACGAACGTGACGGTGCCGCAGGCACCGGCGTCGGGGTCGAGCATCAACTGGACCACGCTCCTCGTCAGCGTGGGCGTCATCGCGGCGGTCGGCATCGGCGCTTGGTACGTGATGACGCACCGTCGGAAGCCGGCCGGAGTGCGCGAGGAGGAAGAGGAAGAGGCTCCGCCGCGCGTGATCGGCGGCGAGAACAAGCGCCTGTTCCCGCCGGCGCCGTCGCAGAAGCGGAAGAAGTGAGGAGAGGACGATGAGGAAGATCAAGGCAGCAAAGAAGATCAAACACGGCGCGTACCGCGGCTGGGAAGTGATGGTCATCGACGCGACTGGCGATGGATTCCCCGGATTGTGGTGGGCGCACGCCAAACCTGCCGGCCATGCCCAATGGGTGATCTCCACCGAGCAGCGTTCATCCGCACAAGCGTTCGCTGTCATCCACCACAAGATCGACAAGATCCTCGCGCGCGCTGGTTTCCAGAAGAACCCCGTCAGCAACACCGAGACTGCCGTCATGATCGTCCTCGGAGCGGCGGCCGTCGGGGCGCTGCTCTACGCCTTCTGGCCCAAGTCGACGGCGGCGGCACCCGCCGTCACGCCGGCACCCGCACCGACGCCCGTACCGGCTCCGGTGACCAAGCCGAGCATCCCGGTCGCGACCAACAAGACGGTGGCCGTCGGTCCCGAGGCCAACGGGCAGACCATCACCCTGAACGTAGGGGACGTCCTCATCGTCCGCCTGCCGCAGCAGTCGGACACGGGCTACGTCTGGGAGTTCGCCGTCACAGGGACCTCGGTCGCTCCCAACACGAGCTACACCGAGGGCGGTACGGGCCCCGGCGACGTCCAGACGCTGGTGTCGGTCTTCAACGTCATGAGCCCCGGTTCGACCTTCGTCTCGGCGGTCTCACGCCGCGGCGGCGCGTTCGGCCAGAGCTTCACCGTCGCAGTCAACGTCCCCTCCACCACCGGCATCGAGGTCTGATCCATGAGCGGCTTCGCCCCCGGCGTCGACAGCGCCCGCAAGAACCTGAACGGCGTCACGATCACCGAGAAGGCGTTCCCGCAGAACGCCGCGCACGGGGCGAAGTTCAGTCTGGAGGAGGTCGCCGCTCGCATCCTCAAGGGCGGCGCCGATCCGCGGATCCGCGGGTGGGCAGGCAAGGCGCTCGTCGAGGCGGGCTCGCCGAGCGACCGCCGGGAGCAGGCGCGTGCGGTGCTCAAGAAGCTGCGCTCGCAGACGGTCTACGTCGCCGATCCCGTCGGCGTCGAGTTCATCGCCGACGCGAAGTACACGCTCTGCCTCGACGAGCTGGGGCTGTGCCTTCCTGGGGCGGATTGCTTTCCGAAGGGAACGCTCCTGCTTCGCGACGACCTCGAACTCGTTCCGATCGAGGACATCCAGGTCGGCAACAAGATCTGGGGCTTGGACCAGTGGACGACCGTGCAGGCGAAGGCTTCCAAGGGCATCCTTGCGATCGATGCCCTCTTCTTGAACAACGGCTCGGTCGTCAAGCTCACCGGCGATCATCACGTCTACGTGGGTCGCTGCGAACAACATGGACATGCCTGTTCGTGCAGATGGTCCGAGCGAAAGGAACAGCGCATCCGCGTCTCCGATCTTCGAGAAGGGGACGTGCTTGCGCAGCCCGAACGTGTTCCGTTCGGAGAAACCCCCATCTGGCGGCTCGGCGGCGATGAGTGGGCGATCTCACCGAATCGGCTGAAAGAAGATCGTGCGCCCGGTCGAATGCTTCGGGTCAAAGGGATCGAACGCGCGGTGATGGAGGTTCCGTGCTTCGACATCCAGACCGAGGACCACCGCGTCTACCTGCCCGAGCACGACGTGACGGTGAGCAACTGCGACGATCTCGCGGTGGCCCTCGGCTCCGGACTGCTCGCCCTCGGCATCCCGGTGCAGGTCGTCGCCCAGTCCTTCGACAACTCGGGCATCCCGTCACACGTCCTCGTCGCCGCCGAGACGAGCCCCGACTACTGGGAGCGCGTCGATCCCTCGTCGCGCACCTACGACGTCGGTCAGTACTACCCCGCCGCTCGCGAGTGGTGGTTCGACCCTACCGGCGAGATCAAGCTCTCCGACGGCCGGCTGCGCGGCAGGTTCGTCGGCGTCGGGAACCTGCCGGACGTCTTCCCCGGCTACCCGGGCACCGGGCTCGGGCAGTACGAGAACGTCTCGTTCCAGATCCCCAACATGACGCCCGAGCCGACGGCGAAGCAGAAGGAGGCCGTCTTCCTCACCGCGACCGAGCAGCTCTACGCCGCCGTCAACGGGCTCGACCTCGCGGTGACCGGACTGGAGAAGGCCGTCGGGCAGCTCGAGAGCGTACGACAGGTCCTGCGCCCCAGCGATCCGTTCGACCCCGGTGCGGAGGTGACCAGCGTCTCGCAGTTCCCGCGCGACGGGACGTGGTCGAAGAACATGAGCGCGATCTCGCACTGGCTGATCGACACGGGCAAGCGGCTCGTGAAGGCCGGCCGCGAGGCGCTCGCCGGCGGCCGGCGCATCTTCCTCGATCAGAAGACGCAGGACGCGTACATCGAGGGCAACGACTCCGACCCCTTCCGCCTCAACACCATCTTCAAGGTGAACGACGCGGTGCTCGCGTTCGTCAACCCACTCGGCGCCGCAGTCGCCGGGCTCACCGCGAAGGAAGGTCGCGTCCTCTCCAAGGAGGAGACGGAGGCCGAGCTGCTCGCCGCGCGGTCCAGCACGAGCGCGCAGGGCATGCAGCAAGGGCTCGGCAACCCCATCATCATCGTCGTCGTCGCCGTGGTCGCCGGCGTCATCGTCACCGGCATCGTCGCGATGCTGATCGTCAAGGAGTGGTGCCACACCGCCGAGGTGACCGCGATCGAGGCCACCAGGCAGGAGATGATGAAGTGTGTCGCCGCCGGCAGGTGCACACCCGACGACGTCATCAAGATGGAAAAGCAGCAGCACGACAACCGCGTCGCCGAAGAGAAGGCCCGGTCCGAGAGCGACTTCTTCTCCAAGCTGGAGAAGATCGCGATCTACATGGCCGTCGGCGGCGCCGTCATCGCCGGTGCCTACGTCGCGGCCCCCGTCGTGAAGACCTTCGCCGAGAAGTGGAGCCACCGCACCTGACACACCCAGTGAGCCCTCAACGTTCGAACGTTGAGGCCTGCACTGGTTGGGTGCAGACTCCTGGTGTGATTTACGTCAAGGGGTCGCACATCAAGTTCGAGCTGGTCTCGGGCGAGATCCTCTCGCTGCCGAAGTCCTTCGGGATCATCCACGATCAGGAGGGCCAGGACATCCCGCGCTGCGAGGTGTACTTCGGTCCGTTCAAGGTGATCGGGCGCGACGCGGGGCTGACGCCGGCCGCACGAGCATACTTCGGCGACGCCTATCACCCCGATCGGGTGTCGGTTGACCTACCTGAAGGGTCGTGGAATCCTATCTCCGAAGTGGTGCAGATCTTCTACAGGCGTCCGTCGGGGGTCAGAGTCGCCAAGCACACCGGCAAGTACCACCACCCGTTCAAGAAGGTGGCGAGGCCGACGTTGTTGAAGGCGGCCCACGAGCGCTTCTACAAGTTCGAGATGACGAGCTTCTGCATCATCGATGACCGAGGGTTCGTCTTTCCGTGAAGCCCAAGAGCTACGTCGATGCGATGCGGAAGTTCCGGGGCGTGAGCAAACACGCCGCGGAGGGTCATCGCCGCCTCGTCGGATTGGCAGAGGGATCGACCTCAAATCCGCTGCGGGTTCCGGCCTCGTACGATCGTCAAGAGGAACTTCAACGATATTTGACCGAGAACTACGAAAGCTGTATCGTCCAGAAAACTGGTGGTGAGAGTGCTGCCGGTGCGCGCGACAAGACTCACTGCGCTAGGGTCGCGTGGAAGAGGGCTGAAGAGAGCGGGCGGTTTTCGGACTATCCAGCGTTCCACGGAGGAAGCAGGAACATGTCACGTCGCAACCTGAAGCCGCGCGCGCGGCGCCACGATCGGTGGGGTCGCTTCGCCGAGGTGATGGAGAGCAAGGCGCAGCGCAAGGCCGCCCGCAAGAAGTCGGACAAGGCCGCGCACAAGGCCAAGAAGACGAGCAAGAAGGCCGCTGCCAAGCGCTCCGCGATGCAGGTCAAGGCCTCGAAGACCGCGGCGCAGGCGGAGAAGTCGTCGGCGATCTCGCGCGGCAAGGCGGAGGCGGCCAAGAAGGCTGCCGCCACCAAGGCGGAGAAGCACGCCAAGCGCGTGGCCGCCGGCAAGAAGGCGGCCGCCGCCAAGGCGGAGAAGCACGCCAAGCGCGTGGCCGCCGCCAAGAAGGCCGCGGAGACGCGCAAGAAGAACGAAGCCGCGGCTGCCAAGCCGGCGGCGAAGAACGAAGCCGCGGCTGCCAAGCCGGCGGCGAAAAAGAAGCCGAAGAAGACGGCCGCCAAGAAGCAGGCGAAGAAGGTCAAGAAGGAGAACAAGGCCATGGCGCTGACCAACAGGCAGAAGGCGGCTCGGAAGGCCGCGAGGACGCGCGAGAAGAACCGGAAGGCCGAGGAGGAGCGCAAGGCGGCGGCCGCGCGCAAGCGTGCGCGCAAGGCCAAGGGCGGCGCCAAGAAGAGCAAGGGCACCAAGAAGAGCAAGGGCAAGAAGGGCGGCGCCAAGAAGACCGCCAAGAAGTCGAAGGGCAAGAAGGGCAAGCGCAAGGCCACCGTCGCCACCGTCCCCGGCACGCGCCGCGTGAAGGTCGGCGGGCACTCGCGCCAGGTCCCGAGCAACATCCGCATCACCATCGGCGCCCCGGTGCACGCCCGCAAGGCGGCCAAGCGTCCGGCCAAGCGCAAGGGCGCGCGCGAGGACCTCGTGCTCGAGTCGATGTCGAACCCGATCTCCGAGGAGTACGCGCTCGAGAACCCGATGACGGGCGGCGAGATGTTCCTCGCGGCGGTCACGGGCGGCCTCGGCATCCTCGCCGCGAGCGGCCTCGATCGCTACCTCGCGACGCGCGACCAGACGCCGGCGCAGGGCCAGCCCGCGCTGACCCCGGCCGAGCAGGTCGCGTCGCCGCCGGGCATCCTGCGCGTCCTCGCCCAGGGCGGCATCGCGGCGGCGGCGTTCGTCGGCGCGTACTTCGTCCCGCAACCGATGGGCCGCGCGGCGCTGCAGGGCGCCGGCCTCGGCGCGTTCTCGCACCTCGTCGGGCAGGCCTTCATGACCTACCTCGTGCCGCGGTTCTTCAAGTCCAACGACACCGCGCGCAAGATGTTCCCCGCCGAGATCGCGGTCTACGAGCGCCTCAACCCGCCGCAGGCCACGACCACCGGGCAGCAGGGCCTGCCGATGGGCGTCGGCGGGTACCTGCCGCGCCACGGCATGGGCGTCGACCCCGCCGCCGCCATGATCGTGCGGCCGCAGAACCTCGACTACATGGGTCCGGCGCTGACGCGCAACCCGGTCGCGCCCCCGGCGCCGGCCGCGAACGGCGGCGGCGGATGTGGCCCGTGCGGCGGGTGCGGGGACCGCATCGAGCAGGGCGTCCCCAACGCGATCGAGAACGTCGCCAACGCCGCCAACGCGCCTGCCTCCACGTCCGAGACCCTCTCGAGCGTGATGAGCGCGACGCGCGACGCGGTCTGCAACCCCGGCCTCGCCGGCACGAGCCGCTGGTACAACGCCGTCACCTTCGCGCCGGAGCACTGAAGGAATTTCCAACGGCTTGCGTCTTGACTGATGTCGGCAGGCCAGAAGGAAGAGGGAACGAAAGATGAACCCGTCGAACCAGATCAACGTCAAGTCCGCATCGAAGTTCTACCGCGAGATGGGCCTCGGGCAGCCGCCCGACGCCTACGTCTCCGGCCCGCGCACCGCCGACGGCCAGCTCGCCGGCCCCGTGGGCATCGGCGACATGATGGACGCCGTCAAGAAGGCGCTCGAGGTCAACTTCCTGCAGGTCCCGGTCATCGAGTACGTGGCGTGGACCACGACCGTGCCGCTGACCGACGCGCAGGTGACCAGCACCTTCGGCGACACCATCAACCCGCTCGGCGGGGCGGCGCAGGTGCCCGGCATCCTGAGCGTCGACAGCTCGTTCGTCATCAACGGGCTGCTGCAGGTGGACATGATCTGCCTCGGGTTCGGGGTGCACATCTTCGGCGAGCCGCTGGCCTTCACGGTGCCCGGCAACTCGATCGAGCCGGCGCCGGCGAACGGCACCGCGCCGCTGGTCAGCCCCGACGTGTTCACCCAGAACGACCTCGCCAACGGCGCGCTCGGCGCCACGAGCGGGATCAACCCCGCCACGATGGAGTGGGGCGTCGCCGACTGGAACGCCGCCTGGCACATGGCCAACGGCTACGAGTTCCAGTGGCTCTACCAGCAGCGCCACCTGCTCGTGAAGGAGCTGGCCGCCGACGTCTGCTACTTCGGCCCGTACGCCGAGGCGCTCGCCGCCGGCACCAGCGACATCGAGGTGCAGCAGTACATCCGGCAGGTGAACGACACCTACCGGACCCAGGGCGGCGGCGGCATCTTCGCCCCCATCAACTGGCGCCGCGTCGGGTCGGCCACGGTCAACCAGAACAACGTCGGCATCTTCCGCGCGACGCGCGACTTCGACCAGGCCAACTGCACCTGGGGCGGCATCCGCAACCAGGGCGCGACCGGCTGCTGCAACCCGTTCCGGCGCCTGTCGCGCCCGGTCCTCCTCGAGAAGGGCATCCCCATCGGGATGCAGCTCGTGGCCAAGGACCAGTACCACCAGGCGCAGATGCAGCGCTACCTCTCGATCAGCGAGAGCCAGGGCGGCAACCTCGCGACGGTCGCGTACGACCAGAGCGTCGGCGCCGGTGGCCTCGCGGGCACCGGCGTCTCGCCGGTCGGCCTCGAGCTGACGCTCGACGCGAACCCGGTCCCCGTGCCGCAGCGGGTCCAGACCAACCGCGTGCTCTACAAGGGCGGCACCATCAAGGTGGCCATCCTGATCAAGGGCTACGAGGTGACCGGCGAGTGGAAGCAGCTCGTCGCGAGCTACCCCGGCGTCCTCAACGTCGGGGGCGTTCAGGGCATGAGCGGCGTGGGAGCGGCGGCCCTGCACCGCTGATCGAACCGCTCCGCGCTCGTTGAGAGGGTGCCGGCGGCCCGAGAGGGGGCACCGGCACCCTTTCTTCTAGAGGGAAAGGAAAGGCCATGGAGCCCACGTCGATCGATCTCCAGCGACTCGCTCTGTACGACCCCATCGCGGCGTACGGGATCTTGCTCGGCCTCAAGCGGGTGCCGTTCCACATCCCGATCAGTGCCACGTTCTCCTCGTTCACCGTGCCGCAGCAGGCGATCCAGGGCAACCAGACCGTCACGCTCGCGCAGCGGACGTGGATCGAGAAGATCAACTACAGCCTCGCGCTGCCGAACTGCTTCGCCGGCAACATCTTCAAGCCGCAGTTCGACGCCTACCTCAAGATGCACCCCGGCATCAGCGTCCAGCTCGCGGTGCTCAGCGGGCCGCGCTACCTCACGTCGCCGGTCTTCGTCGCGCTCGAGAACATGGCCGACATGTTCAACTCGAGCTGGCCGGCCGGCTGGCCGCTCGACAAGCTGCAGGCGCTGCAGATGACCTTCCAGCTCACGCAGGCGCCCGCGACCGCGCCCAACGTGCCGCCGTACAACGTCGAGGTCGTCTTCACGTGCTGGCAGTTCCTCGACCAGACGATCGACAACGTCAGCGAGGAGGAGGCGCGCGAGGCGCTCCGCAGGGCCGGGCTCTGCACCCCGCTGGTGTGCCGAAAGGACTGACCGATGCGCGGACGCCGCTTCGAGGTCTCGACGTACGGGTTCGACGCTGATCTGCAGCTCCTCAGCTCGGATCCGTACGGCGGCGCCGCCTCGCTCGGTCTCGCCGTACCCGCGACGCTGCCCACCGACCCGGCGCAGCGCTACCTCTTCCTCCTCGCGCAAGCGGAGTTCGGGCCGAACGTGAAGGGGCGCGTCGTCGGCCTGCGGCAGTACCTCGAGATCGGGACCTACGTGGACAACCAGGGCGGCTGCTCGTACCCGCTGTCTCTCGAGGTGACGTCGCCGAGGTGGCGCTTCATCGACGGCAACGTGTCGTGGCACCTCACGCGGGTCGACCCGACCCTGTACCGCAACGAGCACCCGAACGACGCAGAGGGGCTGCAGTTCGCCGACTCCACGACGCCGGCGCTGATCTTCCAGGTCCCGCCCGCCGACTACCACGGACCGAACGGCGGCAGACCGTACGGGACCGCCGTCGACCCGCAGCTCTCGTGCTTCTACGACCTGCGCTACCCGTGGAACAACGACGACGCGCAGTACCTCGACGACGAGTTCGAGGGGCCGTGCCGGATCGCGTTCTGGGCGAGCGTCCTGCAGACCGACCCGAACGCGCGCTGCACGCTCGCCCTGCCGGGCAACGTCACCACGCTCATGATCCCGCCGGAGGACGCGTTCGTCGTGAACTTCCCGAACAGCGTCTACACGCGGGTGGCGGGGAGCATCATCTTCGAGACGGAGAACATGATCGAGCTGCCGCGCGATCTCGTCGAGCAGCGCGCCAAGTTCGATCGCTGCGGGCGCCCCGATCCGCGGATGCCCAGGTGAAAGGGACGAGGGACACCATGACGACCTATCGAGTGGGCATCGGGGAGACTCCGGAGAGCATCGCGCGGCGGTTCGGCGGCACGACGAAGGCGCTGCTGAACGCGAACCCGCAGGCTCACCGCGTGCGCGACGGCAAGATGACCTTCCTGGGCTTCGGGGCGGGGCAGCAGATCAAGCTGCCGGCGCAGTGGAGCCGCCGACGCCAGGGCCCCGGCGCCCCCTCCTTCAAGGTGGTCGCCGGCGGGGTCTTCGTCGACCCGCAGATCGCGCTGGCGGTGTGCCAGGGCGGGTGGAGCGGCGTGCCCTCGAGCTGGCCGTCTGCGATCACACAGCAAGCTGTCCTGATCAACGGTCAGGCGAGCACCGGCGACATCAACTACGTCTACTACGACGGCAAGCTCTACGAGTTCACCTCGGGTGGCGGCAACACGTGGATCAGCCGCGTGTGCTCGAGCCCCGTCGCCTCCAAGATCCCCGGCGCGGGGCAGCAGATCAAGCTGCCGGCGCAGTGGAGCCGCCGACGCCAGGGCCTCGGCGCCCCCTCCTTCAAGGTGGTCGCCGGCGGGGTCTTCGTCGACCCGCAGATCGCGCTGGCGGTGTGCCAGGGCGGGTGGAGCGGCGTGCCCTCGAGCTGGCCGTCGCCCATGACCGACCAGGCCCGCGCCATCAACGGGCAGGCCTCGGACGGCGACATCAACTACGTCTACTACGACGGCAAGCTCTACGAGTTCACCAGCCGCTCCGGCGGCGGCTTCTCCATGAACACGTGGATCAGCCGCGTGTGCTCGAGCCCCGTCGCCTCCAAGATCCCCGGCGTCGTCCTCTCCAGCACCGGGCCCAACCCCACCACCCCAGTGACCCCCGTCGTTCTGCCAGTCAACTACAAGATCCCCGGCTCGACGACCACGCCGACGACGACGACCTCCCCTTCGTCGTCGAACGCGGTGCCGATCGCGATCGGCATCGCGGCGCTCGCCGCGGGCGTCGGGCTCGCGTACCTCGTCTCTAGGAAGAAGAAGGAAGAGGAGATGGGGGTGGTCCCGGCGACGGTGCCGGCGACGGAGGAGTGCGGAGCCTGCGCCGAGTCGTACGAGAACCCGGTGCTGACGTTGCAATGGAGTCGTGCCACCGGAAGTGACAACGTGTGGCGCGGCACCGGAAGGGTGAGTGCTACGACATACGTATACGTTGTCACGGAATGGCAGGGTGGGTTCTATGTGACACGGTACGACGATGAGTACGACGATGAGTACCCAGTGGGTACGCGTTTCGCGAGTTTGGTGGCGGCGCAACAAGCGGCCGAAGCCGATTTTCAGCATCTGCGTCGCAGGGTCGCGGCCATAAAGGGAGCCCATGCTCGACGCGCAGCTCGTCGTCACTGAAGGAGATCCATCATGGCCGATACCGTCGTCGTTCAGCCGCCGCAGAAGGAGAGCAGCGCGATCCCCTTCATCCTCGTCGGGGTCGCCGGGGCCGTCGCCGGCGCGTTCCTCTACGCGATGGCGATGAAGAAGCGCCACACGTCGCTCCTCGGCTTCGAGCCCGTACTCGAGGAGCGCCGCCACGCCAAGCGGCTCACCGCCGCGCAGCGCCGGAACCTCCCGCGCTCGGCGTTCGCGCTGCCCGACCGCGATCCGCCGGACCTCCCGCTCGACAAGTGCAGCCGCGTCGCGAACGCGCCCGCGCGGCTCTCGATGATGAGGCACAAGCATCACGTGACCAAGCGCGAGTACCAACAGGCCGCGCGCCGCATCCTGCACGCCTCGCGCCGGTGCGGCATCCACAGCCAGTTCGAAGGGCGGTTCTGAGTCGTGGCCACCACCACCACCACGACCACCGCCGTCGCGCCCGCAGCGTCGTCGAGCCCCTCGCTCGTGCGGTGCGCGGACGGGTCCCTCGTCGCTCCGGGGCAGCCGTGCCCGGAGAAGAGGAGCTGGATGCCGTGGATCGTGGGGGCGGTGGCCGTGGTGGCAGGAGTCGGCGCCGCCTACTGGATCGCGCGGCAGAAGGGTCTCGTGGCGCGCGAAGCGGCCGAGCCGACTCGAGTGCTGAGGTGGCTCCCGGGGCGCCAGGGCGTCGTCGCCCACAGCGAGGTCGGGACCTACCGGATCACGGGCCAGGACGAGGGCGGTGGCCCCTACGAGCTTCACCTCGGCTCGACGTCTCTCGGCAACCACCGGAAGTACAAGGACGCGAAGGACGCCGCCAAGGCGGACTACGACAGGAGAACGCGATGAGCCTCGCCGTCGACAGCGCGCGCTGTGTCGAACTCGCTCAGGCGGCGATCGAGTCGCTCGCCGAGCGGATGAAGAAGTCACAGCGGCTGCAGAACCAGTACAAGCGGATCATGTCGCGCCTCGACGCGGCCGAACGCAAGAAGAACGAGGCGGAGAGCAGGATGCTCGAGGAGCAGCGCGCCCTCGCGGCCTTCTTCGGCGTCTCGAAGAAGGCGACGGCCGAGGAGCTGACCACCATCGCAAGGGCGCTGCGCAGCGCCATGAAGGGTCGGTGATCCATGAGCAACATCAGGCAGTATGCGGCGCCGTTCATCCCGACCGTCTCCAATACGCGGGGCGAATCAGCCTACTCGGCCGCCACGAACGTCGGCGATCGACTCAGCGACGCGCAGGTCGGGCCCAACAGCCCGATCTCGTTCCAGTTGGGGACGGCGCTGACCTCGCGGACGGGCGGGCGCTTTCGCATCTCGGCCACCATCTCCGGCACCACCTCGGTCGCCGGCGACGCCGTCTCCGTGCAGCTCGCACATACCATCCAAGGCGTCGGACCCACGCTCTTCGGACCGGTCGTGACCGTGAAATCTGGTGCGGCGACGGGCGAGTGGTCGGCGACGATCGAGGCGCTGACCCCCGCGGTCACCGCCGGGCAGACACTCCTGCCGGTAGTGGTTGTCACGGAACTCGGTGCCGGCACCGTGACTTCCCCCGCGGGAGCCGCGTACATCATGGCCGAAGAACTGCCTGCCTAAAGGAAGGGAAGGATCATGCCCGTTCAGTGCCCCCAAGGAGTTCCGCAGGCCGCGTGCGACACGCTCGGCGGCCTCCTGCAGGCTCAGGGCGTCAACCCGCAGGGGTGGGACGCCTCGAACGTCGCGACGACGCTCCAGCAGTGGTACGCCACGATGTCGAAGCAGAACCCCAACGTCCCGCCGGCGCTACCCCCCAACGCCGCCGACTACGCCCTGCCCCCCTTCGCGAGCGTGCTGCCGTCGGTCCTGTCGTACTGGACCAACGTCGGCTACCGCAACCCGGGGATCATGGGCAACGTCAACCCCGCCGCGTGGACCTTCCCGTGGCAGTACGTGAGCCCCCAAGCCACGGACTGGAAGCAGGCGACCGTCACCGCGCTCGGATCGATGCTCGGTGACCCGAACGCGCTACCCGGCCTGCTCAAGGGTCAGCTCCCGCCGTTCGATCCGACCAAGATCAACTGGCAGCAGTTCGGCATCGCGCCGATCGCGAGCGACCCGAACACGTTCGCGAACACCGCCAACGGCGTCGGGCAGCTCACGCCCGTCATGCAGGACTTCTTGACGAGGGCTGCGGCGTGCAACCTCCTGCAGAAGTCCGCGACCGAGGTGCAGCAGGCCTGGTCCGACTTCGTGTCCTTCGGCAAGGACCCCTGCGCGACCGCGCAGCCTCAGCAGCAGCTCCCGCCGGTCATCATCCAGCCGATCCCGGTCCCGCCCCCGACGGCCCCGCCGACGACGACCACGACGCCGGCGACGTCGAACGGCGCCCTCATCGTGGTCGGCGTGGTGGGGCTCGGCGCCGTCGGCGTGCTCCTCTACATGCTCGCCAAGAGCAGGCCCACCGCCGCCGCCGTCCCCCGCCCCGCCGAGGCCTCCGAGGAGGAAGACGCGCACCAGCACTCGTTCTGGCGCGGCTGGAACATCGTCGTCGAGCCCCGCGGCCGAGGCGCGTGGCACGCGTACGCGATGCGCCCGCAGACCAACAAGACCTTCAAGGCCACCGCGCGTTCGAGCTACGATGCGGTGGAGGCGGTCAAGCACAAGATCGCCCACCACTACAGGAGCTGAGCGATGAAGACCGAGAAGATCACCCTCATGTGCCAGGGCAAGTGCCCGCGCTGCCCCGAGATCACGATCCGCGAGGACGGATCGGCCGTCATCGAGGACAACGACGTCGATCCGCCGCAGCGCATCGAACTCAAGGACCGGGAGCAGGTCGTGCTGCTCAGGGACTTCCTCATCAAGAAGACCACGTAGGAAGGAGACCATCATGGGCAGGGAACGACAGATCTTCATCCCGCAGCCGGGCGCCGACCCCACCACGCGCGGGAACGCGGCCTTCACCGCGGGCGCCAACAACGGAGAGGCGATCAACGCCGCGCAGATCGGCCCCGCCGCGCCGGCGGTGCAGACGGGCGCCGTGACGCTCACGCCGCGCGTGAGCGGCAAGTTCCGCCTGACGGCCTCGGTCTCTGGCGTCACCGCCGCCGACGCGGACGTGACCGGCACGTTCCGCGCGAACGCCGCCGCGCTCAACAACACGATGCCGCCGCTGGCGGTCGTGACGTCGGGCGGCGCGACGCACCGCTTCGCCCTCGACATGGAGGTGATCACGAGGGCGTACGCGCTCGGGACGCCGGTCGCCTTCGATCTCAACATCGCCTCGACGCAGAACATCACCATCGCGATCGGGCAGGCGACCTTCACCGCCGAAGAGCTGCCGGCCTGAAAGGAGCTGCATCATGGGAAGCAAGGTGCAGCAGTTCGTTCCGCAACCGGAACAGCCGACCACGCGCGGGTCCTCGGCGTTCGCCGCCGCCGCCAACAACGGGCAGGCCATCAACGCGGCCCCGATCGGGCCCGCGGCCGCGGTCCAGACGGGCGCCGTGGTGGTCACGCCGCACGTCAGCGGCAAGTTCCGCCTGACCGTCAACATCACCGGCGTCACCGACGCCGACGACCTGGTCTCCGGCGCCTTCGCCGCCGACGGCAACCCGATCAACACGGTCACGCCCCCCGGCGCCGTCGTGCAGTCGGGCGGCGTCGCGCATCGCTTCGGCTTGAACGCCGAGGCGATCACCGCGGCCTACGCCGTCGGGACGCCGGTCTCGTTCGACTACCGCTTCGACACGTCGGTCGGCATCGGCTCGAACATCACCGTCGGGATCGGCCAGTCCGTCCTCACCGTCGAAGAGCTGCCGGGCTGATCATGATCGTGGCGTTCGACATCCTCGCGCTGTCGTGCGCCACGATCATCTTCACCTGGGGCTCGCTCTTCGAGCGCCTCCGCGCCCTCTACCCCAAGATGCTCAACTGCCCGCTCTGCTGCGGGTTCTGGATCGGCCTCGGCGGCCACGTCCTGCGCTACAAGATGCAGACCGTCGTCGTCGACGCCTTCTACAGCGCCTGCGTGACGAGCGTGCTGGCGCTCGGGCTGTCGCTCGTCTTCGATCGACTGGTCGTCAAGTCATGAGCGACGACTACAACTACATCCTCGGTGCCGTGCTCGCGATGGGGGGAGCGCCGCCAGAAGGGCGAGAGCTGCCGTTCGACACGCTCGTACTCTGCGCGCTGGAGCACCAGCCTCCTTCGCTCTGGTTCCCGAACACCCGCGTGATGCGGGTCATGCTCGACGACTCCGGGCCGCCCCCGACGCAGACCGAGATCCTGGCGGCAGTCGCCATGGGACGAGAGGTCGCGCGACAGCTCCGGCACGGACGACGCGTGCTCGTGACGTGCTGGAAGGGGAGGAACCGATCGGGTCTCGTGACCGGCATCGCCCTACTCGAGCTGGGTCTGTCGTGCCGCGCAGCGTTCTTCAACATCCGCTACGCGCGCGGTCTGAAGGCGCTCAACAACGAGCATTTCGTAGAGGTTCTGAGGCGCTACCGACCACATTCTGCGCTAGAGTTGGTCAATGACCGTCCTCGACACCATCCGTGAGTACGCCGGCTACCTGGGGGTGGCCGGTGGCGGTGTCGCAGCGGAGATCTACAGGCGGTTTCGGCGCGCAGAGGCCCTCGCCAAGCAGGCGAACAAGAAGGCCGGCGACGCGATCGACAAGGCGAACGAGGCGATCACGTCGACTAAAACTCTAGCCGTAACGTTCGATCAACTACGACACGGTTTCCGACTCGAAGTTACGCAGTTCAAAGACGAGATCGAGAACCGCATCAACGCGATCGTGCGCGGCAGTCGTCCTGATCAGATCTTTGATCAGAGGCAAATCGATGAACTAGGAAAAGACATCGAGAAGCTTCACAAGATCTGCGACGAACTGAAGCAGGACATGCTCCGCGAACGCGGTCAACGCCACGCGCTACAAAAGGACATTCAGGAGCGTAGCCAAAAGGAAGCAGAATCATGGAGACACCTCGAAAGGACTCTTGGAAGGATCGAGACGACGATCGAGATGCTCAAGACGCATCCACCGACGAGATGAACGAATCGGACGTCTACGACAAGCTCAAGATGTGCGAGTCGGCGCGCGCCAGTGCGCTCTCGAAAGCGAACGCACTTCTCGACGTGACCATCACTGCGGCAGCAAAGGAGTGAGCGGCATGGACGACATCAAGCAGTACCTCGTGGACGACAAGAAGCTCGCCATCTTCATCGGGGCGCTCGTCATCGGGATGGTCGTGCGCCTGCTCAAGAGCGACGTGAAGGGACCCTCGATCGACCCGCGCTGGCGCATGCTCGCGGTGTGGATCCTCGGCGTCGGGCAGATGGTCCTGAACTACGGCCTGCACATGTCGTGGAAGCAGGCCGCCGAGTACGCGGTGGTCTCCGCGCTGATGGCGGTGGCGGGACACGAGACCATCATCGAGTGGTGGCGCGACGGCAAGGAGCTGCCCCTACCGGGCCTGATGGTCGCGCCATCGAACGACAACGCGACGCCGACCAACAGCGTCGACGCGAAGAAGGATCCGCCCCCGCAAGACTCGAACAAGGCGGCATGAACGACGAGGGGCACAGGAGGTCGTGATGAGCGAGAAGAAGGTGGGCGAGATGGTGGCGGGAGCCCTGGTGGGCGTGCTGCGCGACGTAGCGGTGAAGGCGGTGGGGGCGGCAGTCGAGAGCGTGCTCGAGGACGTGTCCAAGGGGCTGCAGTCGACCGACGAGAAGGTCGCGCGCACGCGCCGCAAGGTGGCGAAGACCACGCGCCGCCGCAAGGTCATCGACGTCGAGGTCGTCGACGCCGGCGAGAAGAGGCACTGATGCGCCGGCGCCCCAAGGTCCGGCACATGTCGGAGCCCGCGGTCTTGCGGCGGGTGACCTACTTCTACCCGCGCGCCGACGCGGGCGGTGTCCTGCACGGCGAGGCGCTCGCGATGCCGCAGGGGACGCAGCTCGTGATCATCGAGCAGCGCGGTCACCGCTACCTCGCCATGACGGAGCGCGCGCACCAGAAGTGGTGGGCGTGGCTCGAGGTGGACGCGTTCAGGACCGAGTTCCCGAACCCCATCTCGCGCCCGCTCGGGGCGGCGCTCGTGTTCGGCGCCGGCGTCGGAGCCGGCGTCCTGCTCACGATGATCCTCAACAGCGCGACGAAGGCGCAGGCGCCTTCGACGGCCGTCACCGTTCGGAGCTGACCATGCCGCTCTCCATCGATCGTTCGTACCCACGCTGGCGCCGGATGGAGCGCGACCTGACGCGCTACTACGAGGAGTGCGCGTCGAGCGCGCCGGCGAGGTTCCGCGGCAAGCGGCGCAAGAGCTACTGCGCCGGCGTGGCGTGGAAGCGCCTCAAGATGGCGGGGCGCTACCGCGACTACCCGGGCTTCGGGCGCGCGGCGGCCGAAGGCCGCGAGAACCCCCTCCCCTCCAAGACCAAGGACGCGCTCATCGCGACCGCGGTCATCGCCGGGGGCTTCGGCCTGATCCTCTACATGATCTCGAAGCTGCCGAAGAAGGCGCCGGCTCCGCCGCAGCCCTCTCCTCTTCCCGCGACGACGCCCACGGGCATCCCGGTCGTCCTCACCGAGCCGACCTACTACGTGCACCAGCGCCTCATCGACAGCCTCGACACGCAGGCGATGCGGTGCACCCTCCCCATGTTCGTATTCGCCGGGCCGAAGTCCGCGGCCGACGCCCTCGCGCGCCAGCTCACGACGCGCGCGCCGATCGGGGGGAGCGGCATGGTCGCCGTCTCGGTCGCCTCGCCGGCCGTCGAGCCGACGTGCAACTGGCGCCGGGTCTGCCTCGCCGACGGCTCGTGCGTCGGCGCGGTCGGTCTCGGCTGAAGGAGGTCCTCGTGGTCGGCAAGGTCGTCGCGGCAGCAGCGATCGGGGGCGTCACCGGGTGGCTGCTCGAGAACCTGCTGTTCGGGCGGCGCAACTCGAACCTGTTCGGCGGCCGGGAGGTGCCCTTCCTGCCGGTCTACGCCGTGGGGGCGGCCGCGGTCGTCGCCGCCGCCCCGCACCTGCGCGAGCTGCCCGCGGTCGCGCGCGCGGGCGTCTACGCGGGCGGCCTCTCGCTCCTCGAACTCGCGGCCTGCGGCGCGGACCGCGAGCTTGGCCCCGCGTCCTGGGACTACGGCAACGGGGGCTGCGTAGACGTCCCCCACGCCATCACCTGGGGCGCGCTCGGCCTCGCCCTCGACGCCCTCACGACCAGTGAGCCTCGACGTTAGGAGAATCCATGGATCCGATTCAGCAGACGAATCAGACGGCCGAAGAGGCGTTGTTCCTGGCACAGATGATGATGGCGCGCCTGTCGGGACGATCGGGCTCGAAGCTCTTCGTCTACCGCCCCGGCGGAGCGACGCTGCGAGACCAGAACGTCTTCGCCGACTGGAACGACCTCGAAGAGGTCCGGTCGCAGACCGTCGGTCCGAAGATCGTCCAGATCGACGACACCATCGTGTCGCCGGCAGTGATTCCTGTCGGCGTCTACGACATGGAGTCGACGACCCTCGTCGGCGACCTCGAGCGCGTGCACGCCGGCGTCAACGTGCTCTGCGACATCTCCGACGGCGCTCGTCTCGAGAACCTCGGCGACGTCGCGAACGGGCTCACCCTCACGTCGCACAGCACGACGGTGCCGGTGCACACGATGTCGGCAAACGACTTGCTCATCGTCGAGCGCGGAGCGGTCGTCCAGAACGCGCCGGGGTCGACGGTGTTCTTCAAGCTGCCGAACGGTGCGCAGGCGATCATCGTCTCGTACCTCGGCGGTCAGCTCGGCGGTGGGACGGGCGTCCCCTTCCTCAGCATCGACGCGGGCGGCGTCGCCACCGTCCTCCTCCTTCTCGGTGCTCGCCAACAACGTCATCGTGGGCGGTGGCACGGCCGGCATCATCGTGACGTCGCAGAGCGCGTTCGTTCAGACGCCGTTCCCGATCGTGCAGGGAGGGATCGCCGCACTCACCACGACGATCTACAGCTTCGCCAACTACACCGGCTTCCAGGGGCTGAACGCGGCTCCGTGGACGGCGCCGCCCCCGACGAACGTCGAAGACGCGATCAATCGCATGGCGGCGCTGCTTCAGGTCTTGAACGGTGGCGCGACCATTCCGTGATAGGATTCGATCATGAAGAAACTCATCGCGATCGTGTTCACCTCCGTCCTCGTGTTCGCTCAGGGTTGTACCAAGGAGCAACTCACGAAGGCCGAGCAGACCGTCTACGACATGCGGGCCGACCAGTTCGCCTGCGTCCTCGTCGCGAACCTCACGAGCGAGGACGACGTCATGAAGTTCTGCCAGCTCGAGGAGCGCCTGCGGCCGCAGGTGCATCAGGTCTTCGTCGGCAAGGCGGCCGCCCGGCACGCCGAGGAGGCCGCGGCGGCGGCGCACAAGGGGCAGTGATGGGACGCCGCGGGTTCGGACTCAAGCTGGAGGCGCCGGTAGGGTTGCCGCTGCGGCCGCACCTCGGCGCCGCCGGCGATCCGATTCCGTCATCGGCCTCCATCGAAGACCTCGTCGACAAGGTCCGCGATCAGGGTCCGACCGAGGCGTGCGTGGCCTTCTGGCTCGGCGGCTCCCTCGAGATCGAGGCGCGCGCGCAGGGCATCGACCTCGGCGGCGAGATCTCGCGCCGCGGCCTGTACACGATGGCGCGCGAAGAGGAGGGGCTCTCCATCGTCGACACGGGGAGTCTCCCCTCGCTCGCCGTCTTTTCGGCGCAGAAGCGCGGCATCGTCTCCGAGCTGCGCTGGCCGTGGTCGGTGGCCGACATCAACGAGCTTTTGCCCTGGGACGTCTTCCAGCACGCGGTGAGGGTGACCGGCATCTACCGCGCCGAGGATCTCGGCGCCGTGCAGCTCGCGATCGTCAAGCGCCGCCCCGTCGGCTTCGACATGGTCGTGGACGAGTCCTACTACCACTACACGGGCGGCCTCTACGTGCCCGGCGGCAGGGTCCTCGGGCGGCACATGCAGACGATCGTCGGCTACGAGCCCGGTCGCTACCGCGTGCTCGGGTCCTGGGGGCCCGACTTCGGTGAGAAGGGGTACGCCTGGGTTCCGGAGAGCATCGTCGACATCGCGACGAGCCGCTACGTCGTGAGCATCGCTCCGCAGGGGGTCGAATGAAGACGATCGTTCTCGTCCTGCTCCTCGTCGTCGCTTGCGCGCCGTCGCCGGCCCCTCCGCCGCCGCTCGTACTCAGTGGGACGCCCTGCGAGCGGGCCTGCACGAACCTGCGCGCCGCGGGCTGCCCCGAGGGCGACGAGGTCAAGGGGCGCACGTGCGAGACCGTCTGCGAGGAGAACGCGACGCTGCTCAACGTGAGCTGCATCGCGAGCGTCGAGCCGAAGCCGGAGAAGATCCGCGCCTGCGGGCGTGTTCGCTGCATGAAGTGACCCCATGACCTGGACCAAGCTCACCCCCGAGGCGCCCATCTCGACGTTCGAGGGACCGATGTACCCGCTCGTGATGGGGCGCACCTACCGTGGCACACTCACGCTTCCCGAGTTCAGGAGCGGGGTGCCGCAAACCTACGAGCCGTACCTGATCTCGGCCCTGACGGCGGCCTTCGCCGCGTACGGCAACCCGACGCTCTGGCAGGCCGATCAGCAGCCCAAGGACTGGCCGGCGGAAGACGACGTGCCGACGACGGCGTCCGTCATCCGGTTCCAGCTCGTGACGTTCCGAGATGGGGTCTTGCGAGGGCGCCTCCCGATCCCGCTCCCCAACACGCAGCCGGCACGGATCAACTACCTCTGGCGCCTCGACGAGACGACGCCCGTGACGCCGGCGCCGACTGCGCCCGCGACGCCGACCACGCCGCCAGCGACGCCGGTGAAGGGCTCGGGCGGGTGGGGCGCACTCTTCGCGCTCGCCGCGGTCGTCGCCGGGACCGGGGCGGTGGTGATGTACGTTCGATCTCAGCGACGTCTTCGACCCGCGTGATGTCAGGTTCCGCCTTGACAGTCGTCGAATAAGGCATAGGGTCAACACGATGGCACTGAGCTGGCGCTCCCACAAACAGACCTCGTTGCTTCCAGCGACGACGTCGACGTATGCCGGCCAGGATTTCAACCCGGAGACCGGATAGGGAGCGGCAGAGCGCCCACGCGAGGCCGCTCCCGGGAGACCGAGAGCGGCCTTCGACGTTTCTGGAGCGTGACCAGGGCATGGAGCCCAAGCCGGCTGTAACCCGGTGGCCGATGGCGAGTGGTTCGAATCCACCACGCTCCACGAGGAAAGAACGATGGGACTCAAACGCAAGCTCGTGCCGGCGAGGGCCGGCATGCAGACCAAGGAGGACTCCTAGCTCAATCGGCAGAGCAACCGGCTTTTACCCGGGAGGTTGCGGGATCGTTGCCCGCGGGGTCCACGCAGATGGATCCGTGGCGCAGTTGGTAGCGCAGCCGGCTCTTACCCGGAAGGTTGAGGGTTCGACCCCCTCCGGATCCACTATTCCGGCCTCGTTCAATGGCAGGACGGCAGCTTCTGAAGCTGCTCATCGGGGTTCGATTCCCCGGGCCGGGACCAAGCACTTCGTTCGTTGACAACCTGACGGGACCTGGCGCGGCGTCGCGCCTCTCTCGAGATCCATCAGGCGCGCCGCCGTCGTGGCGGCGCGCGTTCGTTCCGGGGTAGCACAATGGTCGTGCGTGCGTCTGTTCAACGCGAAGATGGGGGTTCGATTCCCTCCTCCGGAGCTTGGTGACGAAGCTCAATGGCCGAGCAAGGGCCTGTTAGACCCGAGGAAGAAGGTCCGATTCCTTCCGTCACCGCTCTCGCCGACGACCCCATGGCGGGACCTCGCCTCGTAAGCGGGACCGATCGCGTTCGATTCGCGACGTCGGCTCTCAGTAAATGTCCTCGTCTTCTAGTGGTCCAGGACGCTAGGTTTTCACCCTGGCAACGCGGGTTCGATTCCCGCCGAGGACACTCATCATGCCCCCATCGACTTCTGGTGAGGTCGTCGGCCTCTCAAGCCGACCAGGCTCGGTTCGATTCCGACTGGGGGTACTGTCAGTAAACGCATGGAGAGCAAGTCTGGTGATTGCGGTTGGCTGAAAACCGACAGAACTCGGTTCGATCCCGAGTCCATGCACCGTCTGGATCGAGACGCTTGCGACTCGTGCAACTCTTTCGAGAGTTGCTCTAGACGATCCTACGGGGTGTAGCCCAGTGGAAAGGCGCCTGCTTCGGGAGCAGGAGATGCGCGAGTTCGATTCTCGCCGCCCCGACCAAAAACAGCGTGTAGCGCAACGGTAGCGCGCTTCGTTGGGGACGAAGAGGCAGCGGGTTCGATTCCCGCCACGCTGACTGACGTGTTCGGCCGAGGAGATCCTACACGCTGGCGCAAGCCATCCTCTTTGGAATGAGACCTCGCGGTCTCCTCACTCGAACGCGTTTCTCGGGGAGTAGCACAGATGGAAGTGCACGAGCTTTGGGTGCTCGTCGTCGCGGGTTCGAATCCCGTCTCCCCGACCAGGCGTGGTGCGCCAATCCGGATCGGCCTACTCGGACGCGAGTAGGTTGGTGGCGCACCATGCCTCCGTACATGGTGAACGAAGGTATCTGGTGATGCCGGCAGGTCGTGACCTTAGGCGGGTTCGATCCCCGTCGTTCACCCTGGGTAGCTGCGAACCCGATGAGAGACCGAACGCCGAAGTTGCCTGATCAGCCCTTCGCTCGGGGCGACCCTCGGTTGCGACCTCGCAAGTAGCAGCGCCCTCCCCTCTTCCTCCGGGTCCGGGTGGACTGTTCCCGGCTCGCGTCTCCTAAGCGCGCTGCGAAGGGTTCGATTCCCTTCCCGGAGACTTCAACTGCCTCGTGATGCGACCGGTGTCGCAGTTCCGCTGTCTACGGAGTGAGACGGGTTCGATTCCCGTACGAGGCGCCACAGGTCCGCGCACTGGGTGCAACACGGTTTCCAAGTCCGTGGAAGAGGGTTCGAATCCTTCCGGATCTGCGGGGGCGTCGTCCAACGGGAGGACTGCTGCCTTGCAAGCAGCAAATGCCAGTTCGATTCTGGCCGTCTCCACCATCTGCCGGCTTCTTCTGGCGAGGCGTCGTCCTTGGTATGGACGCACGAGGCGAATTCAACTCTCGCAGCCGGCTCCAGTGCCAGTTTTGTCTTGGAGACGAGGCGGTTTTGTACCTCGTCTGAGCGCGTTCGACTCGCGCACTTGGCTCCACGCGAGCATGGTGTATTGGTGCATGCAGGTCTTCAAACCTTGCGGTGCCCGTTCGAATCGGGTTGCTCGCTCCAGAGTTCGATATTATCGTTCGCTCCATGGGCTACGATGACAAAGAAAAACAACGTGCATATCAGTTGGCCTGGCTGCAAAGACGCCGTCTGAAGTGGCTAGAACAAAACGGCCCGTGCACTGTGTGCGGTTCGACAAAGGATCTTGAAGTAGATCACATCAACCCCAATACGAAGGTCGATCATAAGGTATGGGGCTGGTCCGAGAAACGACGTTCAAAGGAGTTGGCTAAATGCCAAGTTCTTTGTGCCGAATGCCACCAGAAAAAGACGTCGGCCCATGCACGTAGTCTGGTGCGACACGGGACATCTACTATGTACGACAGAATCGGTTGTAGATGCTTCAAATGTCGAGCGTACAAATCGGCGGTGAACAAACGACGATACGAGCCCGAACCATCCGGTGATGGGCGCGGTCTGCAAAACCGCGAGCGATCGGTTCGACACCGATCGGGCTCTCCAGCTCGAGGTCTTCTTGAGCAACTGCGGAGGACGTCCGCCGGGAAGGCTGCGTAACCCCGTTACTGCGTGCAGCGCCCAGCGTCTCGGGTGAGCGGAGACGCTGATCGAAGCAAGGCCGGGCTTCGGAAGGTTCGATCCCTTCCTCGATCATCTGCCCCCGCTAGTGGATGGGTGGCGGTCCTCTAAACCGCACAACGCAGGTTCGACTCCTGCCGGGGGCGCCGAGTTGACAGGAGGTCTGTCAGCTCACAGCGGGTGTCGAGAAGTTGACCGGCTGCTGGAGCCGTACCCGCACCAGCACTCTTCTCTGTCCGGGCGGACTCCCGGCGCGAGCCTCCGAAGCTCGCCGTTGCGGTTCGACTCCGCACAGAGAGACTTCTTCTCCCCACCAGCGGACCTGGCGCCGAGGCTACGAACCTTGGTTGCGGTGGTTCAACTCCATCTGGGGAGACCGCGGGAAGGGTCGTCCTAGCTCCCAACGAAGGCTCATAACCTTCGCCAGGCCGGTGCAACACGGCTCCCGCAACGCACGTGTGGCGAAAGGCATACGCAGACGGTCTCAAAAACCGTTGCCGAAAGGCGCTCGCGCGGCTCGCCGTCTGGTGACGGCACCGGCGTGACACGCCGGCGAGGCGGGTTCGATCCCCGCGCTGCGCACCGGGGGCTCGAAGACAGTAAGTCCTTTTCGGCATCCTCTTCGCGTCCCCCGACCACGAAGCGGTAAGGGCTGGTCGCCCTACGGCGTCTGATAAGCGCCGCGCTCAGGTTCGATTCCTGCCGCTTCGACCCCATCCATGCTACGAAAGCGAAGACCATGAACTGCCTCGTCCTCCTGCCGTGGATGGCCCCTCACCGCTCGATCGACTGGACCGAGGCGGTGACGCTCGTCTTCCTCGGCAAGGCGGACGTGCTCGAGGAGTACGAGGCGACCGTCAGCTCGCCGTCGACGACGATCCGACTCCCCGCGGTCCTGCAACTGAAGAAGCACGTCGTCCGCAACAAGAAGGACGTGAAGTTCTCGCGCGCGAACGTCTACCAGCGCGACGACCACCGCTGCCAGTACTGTGGGACGCGCAAGCCGGTCTCGGGGCTCAACTACGACCACGTCCTGCCGCGCTCGCGCGGCGGCAAGACGACGTGGGAGAACATCGCCACCTCGTGCGTCGCGTGCAACCTGAAGAAGGACAACCGCACGCCGGAGGAGGCGGGGATGAGGCTCCTGCGCAAGCCGACCAAGCCCCGGTCCCTGCCGCTCGTGAGCGTCTTCGCGCTCCCGAAGCACGTGCCCGAGCAGTGGCTCCCGTACTTGAACGCGACCACGGAGGCTGTCGGATGACGAAAATCCTGTCCCGAACGTCATTTCGCCTCTCGAAGTACGCCATCATCGGCGTCGACCCCTCCGTCGCCGCCCCCGACACCACCCACACGTGGACCCTCGTCGTTCTTGGCCGATCGCGAGAGGTCGCCGCGAGCAACGACCGCGAAGCGATCGAAGCCGCATGGCGCTTGATGAATGTCGGAGAGTGAACCGCGCGGGCGGACCTGCTTGGAACGCAGCGTGGCGCCGCAAGGCGCTCCGGATCGAGACCGGCTCTCTCCTCTCGCTTGACTTGGAGGGTTGGCCGAGCGGCAAGGCTCCGGCGTTGAATACCGGTGACGACGCGCGAGCGTCGCGGGGGTTCGATCCACCCACCCTCCTCTCTCTTGGAAGACGAACCGGTCAGGCGACCGGACCTGTTTCGAAAACAGAGTGCGCCCGCAAGGGCGCGGGGATCGAGACCTCCGTCTTCCTCCCGTGGAAGCTGAACTCGCGATGGAGCGAGGCCTCCCTGCTAAGGAGTGCGCGGGTAACACCGTGCGGATCGTGACCGCCAGCTTCCTCTACGCCGGGGTAGTTCAGTCGGCAGAACGCGAGCCTTTGAAGCTCGATGTCGCCGGTTCGAGTCCGGCACCCGGTACCTAGACGCGGCGCAGGTGGCTCGCGCGATGAGATCTCGGAGTGCGCGGCTTCTTGCGAGCCACAGCGTCCTTCTCCTCCTCGACGTACGCCGCCTTGTCGAGCACCGACGCGATGGTCGTGAGGCTGTCCCTGATCGTCTGGATCGACGGCCCGTCGTCCGGGATGCGCAGCCACTTGAGGAACTTCTTCGACATGTGGACGTCGAAGGTGTCCTCGGACGAGCTGGTGATGCTGAACAAGATCTCGTCGGCCATGGGGGCGAAACGTAACCAGCGTCGAACGCCGAGCAAGCGCTGAACGACGAGGGGCACAGGTGGCGGCGGGGCTCGGCTAGGAGGGGACGTCTGCCGGTCGGTACCCGGCCGCGATGAGGGCGTCGATGCGGGCCCACATTTTCTGGAGCGCCTCGTTCTCCGTGGTTCCGGTTGTCTCGATCTTTTCCTTCGTGCCGTTTGGGCTAAAGCCGTACGTGAACACTCTCGGAGGTTCGTCCTGCCCGGACCACGAAGTGGTCGCGTACCACCCGCGGTACTTGTACCCCCCGAACAGGCCCGGGAGCGGATCCTTCGACCAGCGGTAAAATTCGAGCGTGATCCATACGAGCGCGATCCCGGCACCCACCCTGACCAGCGTCTTGGGGTTCATGCCGCCCTCGCGAGGATCTTGTCGATGTGGTTCTTGGCGCCGACGACGGCGCGCTCGCGCGTCCTGTCGCAGATGGCCGTGGCCGCCGGCCGGAAGCGCGAGAGGCGCAGGACCCCGCCGTAGTCGGCGCAGAACCCGCCGTCGGTCTGGTGGACGTGGATGGGGACCCCGCGGTGGGTGACCGTGGAGTCGTACTTGACCGGGTTCGTGACCTCGTACGCCGGCCGGGCGTAGGCCGAGCGCGGCCTGGTCATGAGCCAGACGAGCCCGACGATCGCCGTTGCCGCGGCCACCGCGAGCAGGAGCGTCCCGCCGCCGCCGGCGCTCGCCGGCGGCGCGGGCTCCGGAGGGGGCTGCGCGGGGCCGGCGGGGCTGTACCAGACCGCCAGCGGCCCGTACATGAGCGTCCCGTCGTAGTCGGGCAGCGTGGCCGGCTTGGCGTCCTTCCAGTTGGCGATGACCTTCAGGGCGATCGGCGGCGTCGGCGCGTTCTGGAGGGTCCCCAGCTTCGCCGCGAGCCCGGCGACCGCGGTCGCCATCTCGGGCGGCGGCGCGCCGGTGCTCACGACCTGCCAGCCACGCTGCTCGAGGTAGGCCTGCACCCACACGTCGTTGGTCTTGACCCCTCCCACCTCGCCCGGCGCGACGAGCGCGAAGAGGTAGCGGCCGCCGGGCGTGAGCGCGCGCGAGGCGAGGGGGGACCAGTAGGGTTCGAGGCTTGCCATGTAGCAAGCCTACATCAGTGCTTTGAGCAAATCCAACCCGCAGCGGTTTGGCGCCATCCTCGATAGATCGCCAGCTCCGAATTGAACTCGCCGTGTTTGGGCGGAAGTCGTTCGGTGTGTTTGCACTGAGCGCAAACGATCTCGTCGTCGATGCCGCGGAGACGGCGGTTCTGCACGAACAGCTCCGTGCACCGCGCCTGCGTGTGGGTCAGGTTCTCGAGCGCGGCCGCCTCACCGTTGAGCGCGACGCGCAGCGCGCGCTTGATGGCGTCGAGCTGGTCGAGGACCTCGATCTGGCGCGCGTGCGCCTCGGACAAGGCCTTCTCGAGCCGCTCGCGCGCGGTGGCGGCGACGGCGAGGGCCTCCTCGAGCCGCGAGACGTGGCCGCCGACCTCGTTCACGGCTTCGGTCGCTCCACGTCGATGCCGAGCCGGAAGGAGGCCTCGCGGACGCGCTGGTCGTCGCGGTAGGTCTCGCCGTAGACGACCCGCTTGACGCCGGCGTTCGCCAGCATCTTGAAGCACGCCCAGCACGGGAAGTGCGTCACGTACGCCGTGGCCCCCTCGACGCGGTTGCCGACGCGCGCGGCGGCGACGACCGCGTTCACCTCGGCGTGGATGGTGCGCACGCAGTGGTTGTCGACGACGTCGTGGCCCACGACGTCGCAGTGCGGCTCGCCCCGGATGCTGCCGTTGTAGCCCGTCGCCACGATGCTGTGGGTGTCCGGCTGGACCAGGACGCACCCGACGTGGGCGCGGTCGCAGGTCGCGCGCGAGGACACCTCGTGCGCGATCTTCAGGAAGTACTCGTCCCAGCTCGCTCGCTTCTCCATCCCCCTCACTCCTCGACTTCCTCTTCTTCTTCCTCTTCGGCCTCCTCCTCCTCCTCCTCCTCCTCCTCCTCCTCCTCCTCCTCCTCCTCGGCCCCCTCTTCGGCGGCGCCCTCCTCCTCCTCCTCCTCCTCTTCCTCTTCTTCCGGCGCCGACGCCTCGGCCCAGCGCTTCGGCAGCTCACCGCCGTCCTTGAGGTGCTTGTCGAGGTCGAGGACGAGCTGCGCCAGCTCCGCGCAGTCGTCGGGATCCAGCTCCTCCTCGCTGAGGATGTGGCGCGCGAAGTGGCGCTGCAGGCGGAGGTTGCGATCGGGGGTCAGCTCTGGGTTTCGTCGACTCATTGTTGGACGAGTGTACAGCAAGAGCGTGCGGGAGCCCAATGGTAGACTGAGCGCATGAAGCTCTGTCCCGCAGGAGCGACCGTCGAGGGCATCGACGTCTCCGTGTACCAAGGGAAAATCGACTGGTCGGCGGTCCGGCGCTCGGGGCGCGCGTTCGCCTTCATCCGCGTGAGCGACGGCCTGCACCATCTCGACGCGCTGTTCGAGCAGAACTGGAAGGGGGCGAGGGACGCCGGCCTGCTTGTCGGGGCCTACCAATTCTTCCGTCCGAGCCAGGACGGCGCCGCGCAGGCGAAGCTCCTGCTTGACAGGGTCGGGCGGGTGGGCGGGCCCGACCTGCCGAGCGTGCTCGACGCGGAGGAGGGCGACGGGCGCCCCGGCATCGAGATCGTCACCGCCTGCAGGGCGTGGCTCGACGTGGTCGCGGCGGCCGAGCACCGGACGCCGATCGTCTACA